GGAATGGTTCAGTGTGGACAGCAACTAAGTATGATTCAAACAGGGTTCTGCCGAACTTTGATGACTTCACGTTCAGCCTGCCGGGAGTTACTACCATTCAAAGCGGCTATAATTTGACAATCAATGCTACAGCCGAGGCTGCTAAGAGTATGCTAAACGGTATTGCGTCGTATGCTTCTGAGGGCAATGTGATTGACCCCGATAGCGTCAACGCCTATGTTCTTGTCGCTGGCGGAGACAAGCAGGACTGCGTTGCTCTGAATGGTTGGCCTGACCCTGTTACGGCTTACGTCAGAGCAAAGGTCACGAAGACCACCGGCGACCTGACCATTGCCAAGACCTCTGAGGATGGCAAGGTCAGTGGCGTGAGCTTCACCGTGACCGGTCCCAACGGTTTCAATAAAACCGTGACGACTGCTGCCAACGGCAAAATCACCATTGCTGACCTGCAGCCCGGTACGTACACCGTGACAGAGAAGATGTCGGATAACTACATTCCGACGACGTCTCAGACCGTGACCATCGCAATCGGAGACGTCAAGACAGTGAGCTTCAACAACGTTCTGAAGAAGGGCACTGTCAAGATTACAAAGATGTCTGAGGATGGTCAGGTTGCCGGTCATACCTTCCGGCTGTCCGGCACTTCCGCCGCCGGTACGTCCGTGAACATGACCGCTACTACCGATGCGAACGGCGTTGCCACTTTCAACAACGTTCCCATTGGTAAGAACTACAAACTTGAGGAAATCAATACCGCTGCAAAGTATGTGGTTCCTGAAGTTCAGGCTGGTGTTGTCGTTGAGTACAACGCCGCCACTGAAGCCAAGTTCGAGAATAAGCTGGCTCGCGGTAATCTGAAAATCACGAAGACTTCCGAGGATGGCTTCGTGTCCGGTATGACTTTCCGCCTGTCCGGTACTTCCATCTCCGGTGCGGCTGTCAACGAGACAGCTACCACCGATGAGAACGGTGTGATTCTGTTCAAGGATATCCTTATCGGTAACAACTACACCGTGCAGGAAATCAATACCGCTGAGAGATACGTCGTTCCTGCCATTCAGGAGGGTGTGACCATTTCTCTGAACAAGACGACAAGCCTGCAGTTCGAGAATAAGCTGGCTCGCGGCGCCGTTGAGGTCAAGAAGACCTCTGAGGACGGCAAGACCGCTGGTATCACGTTCCGGCTGTACGGCACGGCCATCAATGGTGAGACCGTTGATATGACCGCTGTTACTGACGCAAACGGTATTGCTACTTTCAATAACGTTCTGATTGGCAACAATTACAGCGTTGAAGAAGTCAACACCGCTGCGAAGTACGTTGTTCCTGAGGTAAAGGCTGGCGTCAAGGTAACGCTGGGCAACACCACTGATGTGGAAGTCTACAACAAGCTCAAGCGCGGCGACCTGCGCGTGACCAAGACATCCGAGGATGGTTTAGTCGAGGGCATTACTTTCCGTCTGTACGGCACTGCCATTTCCGGCGATGCTGTGGATATGACCGCTACCACCAACGCTGACGGCGTTGCCATCTTCAAGGATGTCCTGATTGGCAACAACTACACGCTGGAAGAGGTCGATACCGCTGTGAAGTACGTCATCCCCGCTGTTCAGGAAGGTCTTGTGGTCGAGTACCAGAAGACGACCGATACGGCTGTGAGCAACGTACTGAAGAAGTGGAAGGTCACTGTCAAGAAGACCGACTCCGAGACCGTTGACATTCCTCGCGGCGATGGCGTTTTCGAGGGTGCTGTGTATGGTCTGTATAAGGGCGACGAGCTGGTGAAGGAGTACGTCATCGGTAAGGACGGCACGTTCACGACCGACGAGTACATCTGCGGCTACGATTACACCATCCGTGAAATCAAGGCTCCTACCGGCTATCAGATTGACGAGACCGTGTATCCCGTTGGTACTGAGCCTGAGAACTACACCATTGAGCACAACTCTGCTCCTCTGATTACCTCTGTTGAGGTCATCAACCGTGGTACGTTCGCTATCACCAAGTTCATCTCCGATGGCACTTCCGGCCCCGCTAAGTTCGAGGGCGGCGCTGAGTTCATCTACTGGCTGCAGTCTGCTGGCTCCTATGAGAACGCCAAGGAGGACGAGCGTGGTACGCTGACCACCAATGAGCTGGGTTACAGCGGCAAGTCCATCGAGCTGCCTTACGGCACCTATGTGGGGCGTCAGACCAAGGCCGGCGACAAGGGCGCAGGCCTCGCACCTGAGTTCACCGTTCTGGTTGGCGAAGTTGACCGTGACCATCATGATTTGGCTGTCAACAACGGCCCCATCACTGCGTATCTGCGCGTTGTGAAGGTCGATGAGCTTGACGGCGAGGTCATTCCTTGGGGCGGCGCGAAGTTCCAGATTTACGACCCTGACGGGAACAAGGTGTCCCAGAAGGTCACTTACCCCACGGTAACTTATATTGATACATTCGAGACCAATGATGAGGGTTATTTTGTGACCCCGCTGGTTCTGCCTTACGGCGAGAACTATCATCTGGTCGAAATCGTACCCCCGAAGGGTTATGAGCTGATGGATACCCCGATTACCTTCAGCGTTACGCCCGATACCATTTCTCTGGATGCCGAGACCGGTCTGGTGACTGTGAATATCATCGCCGAGGACGAGGCGGTGACTCCCAAGGTCAAGACTACTGCAACCGACAAGGAAGGCAACAAGGAAATCGTTCCGTCCACCACCGTCACTATCGTCGATAAGGTGGAATGCACCGACGTTATCCCCAACAAGACCTATACGGTCGAGGGATATCTGGTGGTTAAGTCCACCGGCGAGCCTCTGCTGGACGCCGAGGGTAATCGCATTACCGCCTCTAAGACCTTCAAGGCTGAGGCCGACTTCACTGGCTTTGTGGAGCTGGAGTTCACCTTTGATGCGTCTCTGCTGGGTGGCGAGTCCATCGTTGTTTTCGAGGACCTGAAGCGCGGCAACCGTGTCGTTGCTACCCATGCTGACATCAACGATGTTGACCAGACCGTTGTAATCCTGAACCCCAAGATTGGCACCACGGCCAAGAACGCTGTTGGCGGCAAGGAGTTCATGCCTCTGGCTGATGTGGTTCTGGTGGATACCATCTCCTACGAGAATATGCCCGTGGGTAAGGAGTTCATCGCTATCGGTACGCTGATGGATAAGTCCACCGGCAAGCCCGTTACCGATGCCAACGGCGACCCCGTTACCTCTTACAAGGTGTTCACTCCCGAAGCTGCCACTGGTACGGTGGATGTGAAGTTCGTCTTTGACGCTTCCAAGCTGGCCGGCAAGTCTCTGGTGGTATTCGAGCGTGTGTATCTGGGCAACGAGATTGTTCCCGGCGACTCCAATAAACCCGTGTTTGTGAGTCACGAGGATATCAACGATGAGGGGCAGACCGTCACCATCGGCGTTCCCGAAATCGGTACAAAGGCCGTGAACAACGCCACCAACGGCAAGACCCTCGACCCCGAAGCCCGCGCTGAAATCAAGGATACCGTGTCCTATAAGGGCCTGATTGCTGGCGAGAAGTACACTGTTTCCGGTAAGCTGATGAACAAGGCTACCAACGAGCCCCTGAAGGATAAGGACGGAAAGGAAATTACCTCCTCCGTTACTTTCACCGCTGAGGCGTCCAATGGCACTGTTGACGTGTTCTTCGTGCTCGATGCATCTCTGCTGCGGGGCCAGTCCATCGTTGTGTTCGAGTCCCTGCAGTACAAGGACATTGAAATCGCAGTTCACGCCGACATCGACGATGTTGACCAGACTGTGACTGTCAACAGCCCTGAAATCAAGACCACCGCTAAGAACGCTGCTGATGGCAAGAAGGAATTCTGGGCCTACAGCAAGGTCGAGCTGGTCGATACCGTGTCCTATAAGGGCCTGATTGCCGGCAATAAGTACACCGTAATTGGTAAGCTGATGGACAAGGCGACGGGTGAGCCTATTCTGGGCCGCAACAACAAGGAAATCACCGCCACTACCGAGTTCGAGGCCAAGTCCTCTGACGGTACTGTGGATGTGAGCTTCGTGTTCGATGCCTCCATTCTGGGTGGCAAGACGCTGGTCGTGTTCGAGACTCTGACCCGCAATGGCACTACGGTCGCTACGCACACCGACATCAACGATGTTGACCAGACCGTGACTATCAAGCGCATCCCGACCTATTCCGGTCCGAGCATCTCTACGACTGCCACCTTCGACGGCAAGGACAAGAAGAACTCCGTGGCTGGCAAGAACGTGAAAATCGTGGACACCGTCAACTACACCGGCCTGACTGTGGGCAAGACCTACGTGCTGGTTGGTACGCTGATGGATAAGGATTCCGGTGTTGCCCTCAAGGACAATAAGGGGAATCTGGTAACGGCTACCACGACCTTTACGCCCAAGTCCTCCAACGGGGCTGTGAATGTTACGTTCAAGTTCGACGCATCCAAGCTGAAGGACCATGCGCTCGTGGTGTTCGAGACTCTGTATGAGGGTCGTGCTGAGGCGGGTAATGTCATTGCTACCCACAACGACCTGATGGACGGTGCTCAGACTGTGTACTTCCGCGATAGCGTCCAGACCGGCGATGAAGGCATCGGCCTGTGGGCTATGCTGAGTACGTTCAGTGCCATCGCTTGCTGCGCTACGGCGATGTTCATGTTCCGTCGCAAGAAGGAGCAGTTCGCCGAGTAAGCACATCCCCACCTGAGCAATCACTCAAAGTGAATTCAGGGGCGCAGACCTTGTGCCTGCGCCCCTGATTTTGCAAAAATAAAAAAGCAGGGGAGCAGACCTCCCCAGAAAGAGAGAACAGAACTATGGATTTTTCTTTTGGTGTGAACGGAAGTGACGCTATTGTCAACGGCGTTGAGTCTTTTTCCACGGGAACTTTGCTTGCACTGACCGGATGGCTTATTGTTTTGGCAATCGTCTTATACCTCGTCCTCTGCGTAGGCGCGGTATTCTCCATTATTGGTCTGGTGCGAGGCATTAAGGCAAACAACAAAACTGCCATTATCCTTGGCGGCGTAGGTGCTGGCTGCTGTGTAATTGGAGCCCTTGGTGTGCTCATGCCAATCTTTGCCATCGGAGGATTGGTCTGCGGAATTATTTCATTCAAGAAGAGTAAAAACACCACTGAAAAGCCTCAGAAGGAGAGCAAAGAGCATGAAGTATTGTAACAACTGAGGCAAGGAAGTTCTGGATAATGCCATTATTTGCCCTTTCTGCGGCTGCGCCGTGGCGAGCAAGAATGTTGAGGTGGACACGCCTTCTACCGGCCTGAACATCCTGTCTTTCCTCATCCCTCTGGTCGGCCTGATTCTGTTCCTGTCATGGCAGAATACCACGCCTATTAAGGCCAAGGCGGTCGGCAAGTGGGCACTGATTGGCTTCTGCGTGGCTGTCGGTCTGAGCATTATCGGAGCCATCGTATCCGGTGCGCTGCTTTCCAGCGTTGTTGGTGGATGGTACAACTGATACAAGCGAATAAATTTCAGCAGGGGAGAAGGATAGCTTTCTCTCCTGCTTTCATAAGTAGGTGAACTATATGAACGAATACATTGATACAGAAAAAGACTGTGAAGAAAGCGAAAGGCGATTTCGACGTTTTTTGCTTATTACGGTCGTTGCCATTGGATGTCTACTGTTAATAATACTTTTGCTTTTTGCCGACCGTTACAACTGGTTAGATTTTCTTGCTATCCCTCTAAAAGATATGGCAAGGTTTGTTCGCCGTAATTTGTCGTATATTGTAATAGGCTTTTTCTGTGCAGCGGCTCTTTTTGCTCTATTTGCTTGCGACATTGCAAGTACGAAATATGCAAACAAAAAACGTGCAGACATTGAACGCAATGTGTCTGGGAGTATCCCTATACCCCTTAATGATTTTATTTACGACTGGAATTCGCTCCCATCAAATTACAAAAAGAATGCACTGTATGACCTTTCTCAATACGGTTACAAGTACGTCTATTTATCTGGTATATACGTCATTGCGGAACGTAATGATGAGGCACAAAGTCTTGTTCCAATTTTCGTAGGCTCTTCGTTCGTAGGTGCCTGCTGCTCCCGTGCTTATGCACGGCTTTCTGGGTTCACAGACAAAACTCCTTATGGTCGTTCACCAGTTGCATCAGACAAGGACATCTATATTATATTCATTCCATGCCAAAAAGAATTCGCATCTGAAGTGAAAGCTGATATTGTTTCATACCTTGCTGAAGCATACACTCATATTCCGGATAGCGGTAAATAGTTCTGGAAATATGTTCGATTTTGTAGTACAATGGAGATGCGAGAAAATAAAAGGGGACTATTCACAATGGCAATGGATGCAGATTACACCCTCGTAAAAAAGTGGCGCAACTGGTTCGACCGGAAATACGGCGACGGTTATGGGCCAGCAAACCTATTACAGCGGAGGACTATGAATACTGCGGTCGTCACTGTGAGTACACTGCAAAATATTCCTTTTGCTGAGTTATCTTCTTCGCTGTACTTCTTTTGTAGTGATATAGAGAGCAAGGAGTTCTCTCGTCTGTATGAGTCTCAGGTGGAGTTGGCCGGTGCCAACCCTGACAAGTTCATCAAGGGCCTTCATAGCTTTTTCAATACCACGGCCAAAAGAATCAAAAACGAATCCGAATACGCCCTGTTCTTTGATTTTCTCATGGCTGCATCTCGCCTTCTTTTTACCGCAAAGGAAGAAAAGCAATCTAACATCAACATTGATGTGGTGTACTGTTACTTCAGTATCCTCCTTCAGCAGACGGAATACCTGCGTCCAGATAAGTTCGACTTAACCAAAGTCGTCTGCGGTTTGAAAACGACCGGCGAACTGTTGGTCATGGAAGATACCTACCCCTTCTTGGATAAGCCTGCTTTTGAGTTGGAGCGCCGGCATCTTGATGGAAAGGTTCATTCTCCTATGGAACTGGACGCCCAAATCAAGGAAATCTATGGTAAATGGGGATATGACTACATCCAAAGCACAGATGATTTGGAACTCTATACGCAAGTAGACAGAATTTTTTCCAATCAGATTGCGGGCATGGCTGCGCTCATCAACGAATACACCTTCGACATACTCCCACAACACCGCTTTTCTGCTATCGCAAATAAGTTCTTTTCTATTGTTGCGCTGCCCGTGATGATGCCTGATGAGATGCATGAGCTGCTGCGGACGAAACGAAGTTCGACGCTTCCTGCCAACGGCGCAGTTTTTGAATTTGCAAGCGAGAAGGATATCATCCGGAAAGTCTTGCTCAAGGAAACTCTATACGGCGATTCCATCTATATGCTTTACCGTCTGGACACCTGTGAGGGAGACTTGAGCGGGTACTATGATACTAAGACAGGGTTCTTCTTTTCGGTTTTCCTCGATTCAGAGGACAGAGTCATCTACGGGAACATAAGGCGGCTCGTTTTAACTCTCTATGCCTGTGCCGTAACACGTAAGGGCCCAGAACTGCTGGCGAGCCTGAGTGAACACATCAAGTACCTGTCCCTCGACGAAAAGGGTATTCGAAAGTTTGAGGATGTGTCCATAAGCTACTACGGTCGCGGAGGACGCCTCAGGAACGTCTACGACGGCACGGAAGCGACGGGGAAGGGTGGATATGCCCGCAAGGGCGACGAAGCCTATGAGGAGTCCCCCAGAGCCATTCAGGGCTTTATCCGCAAGGTGGGGGAGGGGAGGACACCCTCCCGCGAAGCTGTAGAGTATGCGGAGGCGCTTGGCTACTCTCTTGCGCCTGATGAGACTTATGTCCGCCCATTCATCCGGCGTGTTTTGCGTTTGCGGCAGAAGCCTGATAGAGAGGATACGATAACAATAAAATGAAACAAGGAGAGCAATCCGGTCGGGTTGCTCTCCTTTATTTTGAAAACAATGTATTCATATAATATATCACATTATTAAGTTGTTAAAAAAAAGGTCAATCGTCTTTTTCGTATACGATTACACCGATACTTGAGATATCCTGAGCGAAGTTCGCGTATTCGTTCTGGATGTACGTTTCAGCCTTCTGGCGAGACCAGTTGAACTCGTTGCAGACATCCGTCACAAAGTCAGCACGATTGAGGTAAATCCGGCTAATCGGAGTGACGACGAGATTCTTGCGGCGAAAATCCCACATAAGCAGGATTTCTCTTGCGGAGAAGGGCCGCCCAATCCCTTCCTCCTCAGGTGTGAGTTTATGCTTTGAGCTCACGCCATAAATCTCTTGGTTCTTGGTTAGTGTCTTTAACCGGAGTTCAATCATATCAAGAAGACGTTTGACTTCTTCGGGGTCTTCATCGGTGGAAAACTCAATCACGGACAGGCCAATGTCCATGAGGGAAAGAGAGTCTTTCACGGATGCTTTGATTGACTCGCGTACAGCCGGCTCGTCCGACCCAGTAAATTTAGCGAGGTCATCGACGAGCGCATCGTGGGGTGCATCGCTTGAATGTTTTCCGTTGTTTGCTTGGTGTCGCGGGGTTCCATGTCCGTTGTTCATACTGCTGTTATTCTGCGCCATCTTAATTCCAACCTCCTCCTGCAATTCATGTGTCAGCGCGTTTGTTCCTCTCTACCCAATACCGATGCCACACATTTGAAATGCGGACATTCGAACTCCAAATCTGTCTGCTGGAAGATTTGGTGAAATATTAAAAACAGTGCTGGTACGGCCTTGTTTTCTCTGCCGCAAAAAGAATCCGTTCAGTGTCTCGGTGCATCTGCGGCAGGAAAAGCGGCCTGCCAACACTGTTTTTTGTTCTCGCACACTATACCACAATGCAATAATAATGTCAAGCCTTTACGCACAAAAATGTTGTGAAATTCAACAATTACGCCTTGTCGTTTTGACGAATAAACGTGAGATTTTATTGTGCAGAATGACGTTAAATTGTGCGGGCCCCCGTCATTTCAAGCCGCTTTTTCCTCCACTTTTCCCCACTTTTTTACTAATTTTGCTACAAAAAAATATTTTTCATTTTCGGCTGCTCGTACCTTTGTTTTGTCTTGTGTGTTGTTTTTCCTTACCCACTATATATTGATATGCCGTCTCAATAACTTGACATTTTTTTACACTCATGCTAATATAGAGTTACAGATAGCGATAGAAGGCGAAAAAAGTCGTCACATTTATGGAAAGGTCGTGTTCTCACATTAAACTAATACTGGCTGAGAAGAAACAGCTTGGTGATTTGATTGCTCAAGCTATCCCCGGCACGGCACGTTCCGACCGTGGCGCTACCGTAAAAGGTGAGTATGTCATCGTGTGTTCTCAGGGACACCTATTGTCTTTGAAAGAACCTGAAGATTACGATGCCGCTTTTGGTAAGTGGGATTTGTCTGCACTGCCCATATACTTTCCCAACTGGCAGGCCAAAATCAAAGAATATAATGGCAGGGGAGTGAACCCCAATGAGCGCGTTGCCCGCATTGGCGAGCTGCTAAAACAGTGTAGCTGTGTTATACACGCTGGCGACCCTGACGAAGAGGGACAGCTCCTTATTGATGAACTGCTTCGCTGGCATCACTATCGAGGGCCTGTCTACCGTCTGGCGACAGGTGACACATCCATTCCTGCGTTGCAGCGTGCGCTCAATAACCTCAAAGATAACCGTTCCTTTGAGAACATGGGGTGGTCTGCCTATGCCCGCAGCGTTGCGGACCTGATGGTTGGCGTCAATATGAGCCGCTATTATTCTTTGGTCAATAATGCTTCGCTGACGGTTGGCCGTGTGCAGTCCCCGACGCTGGGGCTCGTGGTAGAGCGTGATAAGCTCATTGAGAACCACGTAAAGACGAAATACTATGAAGTCATGGCAAACACCTCCGTTGCGGGTAAAGTCATTGAAGCGAAGTACAAGCCAAAGAAGGATGACCCTCATCTGGCCGACGGGCTTATCTTGGATAAGCCTTACGCAGAGAGTAAGGCTGCGATGGTTGCGGGAAAGCAGTTCTCTGGAGCGACTATCACGAAGAAGGTCTCCAAAGAGCAGCCGCCGCTGCCGTTCGATATGTTGGAATTGCAGGGCTACTGTCTGAAGAACTTCGGCTATAAGCTGGATGACACAATGGAAATCACACAGTCCTTGCGTGATAACTATAATGCCATTACCTACAACAGAACTCAGGTGCGCTACCTCCCCGAAAACTACTTTGCGGAAGCACCTGCCACGTCCCGTACTGTCATCGCAAACATCAACACGGTAGGGAAGGGCAACTTCAATCCCATTCAGGGCATGGACTTCAAGACGAAGGGCCGCTGCTTCGATGACTCTAAAATCGAAGCCCATTTTGGAATCATCCCTCAGAATGTAAGCCTCGACCTCAATAAGATGACGGAGCGGGAACGGAACGTATATCTTGCAATCTGCAAGTATTACCTTATCCAGTTCTTCCCGCCTGCCGAGAAGGAAACTACAAAGCTGGCCGTTCCCCTGCCGGACGGCGCCACATTGGAGGCTTCCAGCACTGGCGTCCTGAAGCCCGGTTATCTGGTGATGATGCGCGAGGGTGTTGATACACCTACGGCATTGAGTATGATACCTGCCGGCAGCTACGACGCCTTTGTTTCTGATGCTCAGGTTTTGGAGAAGGAGACCAATCCGCCTCCGCGTTATACCCAGTACACGCTGGCGAAGGACATGAGCCGTATCGCCAAATATGTGACCGACCCTTTCATCAAAAGCACGCTTCTCAAGAAAGATGCTGACGTGGAGGAGAATAACGGTGCCATCGGAACCAGTGCGACCCGCGACCAGATAATCTCCGGACTTATCTCCAGAGGTTTTTTACAGGAAAAAGGGAAGTCCCTTATCTCGACACCTCTCGGACGCGAGCTGTATCGCATTCTTCCTGACGCTCTTCGTGGTCCTGACCTTACCGCTTTGTGGTGGGTCATTCAGGAAGAGATACATGAGGGGAAGGCAACACCGGAAAAGCTGGAACAGAACGTTCTCGCTATGCTCAAGGATTTCTTGCAGCAGCCGCATCCGAAAGTTGACCCCAGCATTATCCCGACTCGAAAGGGCTATACACCGATTGGTGTGTGTCCCCGCTGTGGCGGGAACATCATCGAAGGAAAGATTGGCTTCGGTTGCTCCAACTGGAAAAACGGTTGTAAGTTTACCATCTGGAAGAAGCCCAAACCTTCACTGTTCCAGCACATTACCTTTACCGAGAAGGATGTCAAGAACTTTCTCGACGGCAAGCCCGTCCACAAGACGAAGCTGACCAAGAAGGACGGCGGCACGTTCGCCGCAGACCTCGTGATGGATGATAGCCAGCGCAGCGATTGGGGACCGAACTTCACGCTTCAGTTCAACAATACCAAGCCTGCAGGTACGTCCTCGCGTTCTGGCAGCGGCAGCCGTTCCGGTAGCCGCAGCACATCGCGCAGCAGCTCTCGTGGCCGGCGTTCCGGTCGTAGGTAATCTGCGTTCCTATCAATGCTGTATCGTCATATCGTGATTGACATTCTATCATACTTTGTGGTATAGTACAAGTGTTCCAATTAACAAAAATTCACCAGAACATTTGTTCAAGATGCTTGTTATTTTCCTGCAATTTTCGATAGGAATAACAAGATTCTTGTTATTGTGCTGTACCCCGTCCTCTTTTATAGGAGGTGAACTATGGACGGGCGAACCCATACTTTTGCCGGTTACACGGCTGGCCTGCTGCTTGTGCAGGCACAAATCAACGGATTGTTCGAGCTTCCGGCGCCGGAGGGGTTACTTCCGGCCCTCGGAGTGGTCGGGCTGTCCATGGCAGGCTCTCTCGCGCCTGACATCGACCTTCCGTGCAGCAAGGCGGGGCGTAAGAATAAACCCGTCTCCGCTGCCGTAAACGCCCTCTTTGGGCATAGGGGTATCACTCATGCTCCTTTCATTTGGGCGGCCTTGTACGCAGCCCTGAGGCTGTTTCTGGGCATTGAATGGCTGCCCTATATCCTCGCGTTTGTAATTGGTGGAGCAACTCATATCTTGCTCGACCTTTTCAACAAAGCCGGCGTTCCTCTTCTTTGGCCGATTTCCCACCGCTTCTGGATTTTCGGCATCAAGACCGATGGTGCATCTGGACATACTTTCTCGTTCATTTTGGCGTGTGTTGCCATTCTCTGTACTGTCAGTTTTGTCTACGAGTCCGGCGATTTTTTCAAGGAGGCGATTAGATTTGTGTGAGTCAACAAATGATACACGTAAGTCAGAAAACGTGCAGTGGGGCGAGCGCATGGCGACCTATGTAGGTCTTATGAGGTGGAACGGCTACTCTGTTCAGGAGATTGCCGAAAATCTCAACATCTCTCGCCAGCAGGTGTATCTGCACCTGCAGAAAATTCCCTTTCCCAACGAGAAGGCAAGGCGGTATCCCCGTCCTGTTCTGGATGAGGAGCAGGTACGTGCTGTCATCAGTTACTTTGCCACCAACAAAGATTCATCTGTCACCGCTGCTGCGGAGGCAACTGGAATTTCCCTGTCCGATGTTACGATGCTCTGCAACAACATTCGTGGCGCACACTCATGGTATTTCAGCGAAGGGTATCCCCTCATTGCGGATTATCTGAACAAGGAGGGAGTCACGCTGGATTATCTGGAGCAGCTTGCAGGCGTGCAGGGCCTTGCTCAGTATTTGTTCTCCACATACCCCTATAAGGAGATGCCCCAGTCCCGTGCAAAGGCAGTTGCGGCGGTTATCGACGTTCCTGTGGAGAAGATGATGGCAGTCGCATTTGCATCCTGCAACATGGCAAATGGAATGGCTACTCCTGAGGAAATGGCCTTGGTTATTGGTTCCGTGACTGGTCGTGAAGCGAATACTCGTCTGTTCTATCGCGGACGCCGCATCGCACCCTCGCGGTCTCGTATTGGAGGTGATGCATAATGTCCGACAAAAACTCCGTGTGCAATTATGACGAGCACCTCGACGAAGAACACCCTTATCCCGCAGCTCTGCAGCAGATGACGACCAAAGGCCTGTTGATGGCTGGAGCTATTGCAGTCATTCTGATTGCGACCCTCGTACTTCAGAAAACACATTTTGCATCCATGATTCCTTTTGCCTGTGCCATTCTTCTGCTGGCCGCATATGTGGTCTACACTGCACTGCACCTGCGGACAGAATGGGAGAACGGTGATATCATCTGCCATGTGGCTACGTGCCGTTCTGTACGGTCGCGGAATTGGCCGCGTGACAGCAAGGAAGTCATCTTTGTGACTGGAGAGGACGAGGAACAGGAAGCTCATGTGTTCAATCTTCCTGACCGGAAGAACAAAGACCTGTTCCCCGGCTTCAAATATACCATCTACGTCCGCGCCAAAGATGCTACGCGCCTTCTGGCCTATCAGGAAATTTACGTTCCTGCGGATGCCAAGGATACCGAGGAAGTCAAAGCGGAACTGAACTCTCGTGACAACTAAACAGCCGGCCCTAAAGGGCCGGCTTTCTTCAAGCATATAAAAGAAAAGCCCCCGCCGATAGGCGAGGGCTTCCGATTTGGCTTAATACAGTGTGTAGGGATTGGCGTTTTCGGGAGTCTCTGTAGGTTCATCGGCTTCCGCGATTTCCTCTGCGGATTCGCCGTCAGCGGTATCGTCCTCATCGGCATCGGAAGCCTCAGCGGTGTCCTCGACGGGTTCTGCTGCGGAAGTACCAACGCCCCAGTTGAGGATGGCTTCATCCTCGTCAGAAAGGGCGATACGCTGCTTTTCGGCGGTGTCACGAATTTTCTTGACCATCTTATCGCGGTAAGCCTTAATAGCGCCCTGAATACGGGTAGCAGCCTGTTCATCAACGACGATTGCGGGCTTCTTGCGGCTCTTTGCGGATACTGTAAAGGCGTTATCCTTTGCGGCAATATCCAGCATAGTATTGATGTCGGAAACGGCTTTCAGGCCGTCCGTGACCTGCTGGAGCGCCTGCTGCTGCTTAGAATCACTGATAATAGCGGGCATATTTGCTCTCCTTTCTCTTTTACGTCGCAGGAACTGTGGTGTCAACAGCACCGTCGGCGTTTTCGATGACCTCGCTCATATCGGCGAGGAAGTAGATGTCATTCTCAGCATCATAGTCGATGTGGGCAACGACTGTTCCCAGCTCTTCGCCAGTAACCTTATCGCAGACCTTGATGGTCAGCGTTTCAGAACCGGAGTCGCCATCCACAAGACTGGAGTCCTGCCATGCCACCCCGTAGTTGTCTACGTCGTGATAGACGGCATCCACACCCATGATGTCTTCATACCACTGGAAAGCAGCGATGCTGTTGGTATCCATGGCGGGGAAGTCGGCCAGCTTAACAGTGGCGAGTTCCATCGGGGTAGAATACTGAGGGAACATCATGCGCTCGGCTTCGATATAGAAAACCGCGCCGTTGGGGTTGGAACAGGTGGGGTTCAGGTAGACGGCGTTGGAGCCTGCGTCCTTGTCGCCCATGCCCAGCGTGACCTCGTAGCCAGACTGCAGGGTGCAGGTCAGCTTCACGTCGTTGCGGTACTTTCCATCACCGATATAGCCCTTGGTATCCTCCATACCATCGGGAATAGGTTCGGGATTTTCCAGATTGTACTTCGGGTCGTCAGCGGGATTGTCTCCGTTCTTCTTTCCGCAGCCGGCGATAGTCAGCAGCATCAGCGCAGCCAGCACCAAGACAAGATACTTTTTCATGTTTTTGTCCTCCTCAAAACTTTTACTGCACAGGGTCAGTGTTCTGTACGGTGTTATCTCCGCAGAGGATACGGTCTACGAACTGGCAGATGTTGAGCTGTGCGGCACGTTCGGGAGTGTTGGCTTCCAGTTCCTCCAGCAGCTCCACGGTCGTTACTGTGCCGCTGGTGAGCGTCACATCAGCGCCCGTGACCATTGCTGCATCATACACGGTGGCAGCCTTCTCTGTCATACGGAAGCGTACGATGGTGGGAACCATCTTTGCAACACTGACATGGTTCTTCACATACTGGCTCAGTTCGCCCTGCGGGATAGCACCCAACTTGGCGTATACATCATACAACAGGGTGCCGTCGGAGTTCAAGAGGTCACTGACAACAGCTTTCAGCTTGATGGTCTCATGCCGACGATTATGCTCGTCTTTCTCGCTGATGGTGTACTCGATAGTGGGGTCATCTGCATACAGCTCCTCGCGGAGAGCGGCGTTGTTATCGTCCACAGTGCGGGTGATAGTGATGACCGCCTCACGACCGAACATCAGGAAACTGGTATCATCTTCCCACAGGTAATCGCGGACATCCTCGCCATCCTCAGCCAGCCAAGGATTTGCAGCAACGGAAGCTCCTGTAGTGCTGTTGACGCTGAACTGGTCGATACGAAGGATTTGACCGGCGCCGATATACTCGGTGGCATACTTCCCGACGACTGTGTTCGCCATTTCAACGTTGCACAACTTGGAGCCGATAGCTACAGCACAGTTGTAGACGTCAGCGGGAATGGTAGCCACGGCCAGATTGTCCTTGGAGAACTGCGTCCCCGGCAGGACATCGTCCGTGACCTGAATGACCTGAACACTGTCGCCGTGTACGTAAGACGTGGTAACAGTCGTACCATCGGAACGCTGAAGCACTGTGGGGTACTGATAGCCGATAGGCGTAGACCGGTTTGCCAAAATGGAATATACACAGAAAGCGATAGCTCCACAGGCGACTACAGCCACGACGGGCAGGACAACCTTCTTCATAAAACGCTTGAACGGGCTTACAGGCACCATACTGGTTCCAGCAGCATCACTGGCGGATACGGTAGGCTTACGCTTTTTCTTCTCCTCACGTTCCCGCTGCTTCTCGGCTTTCAGACGCTCCTCCTCCTGCCGCTTCAGCTCACGCCAGTCAGGGGCGTCAGCCGTACCTGAGGAGGGAGGCGTCGGTTCAGACTTCGGAGGTTCAGGCTTCTTTGCGGGCTCTTTCTTGGGAGGTTCCTTCTTTTCAGGGGGAGCAGGGGGAGGGTCATCTCCTCCATTGGTTGCGGGTACAACGATGGTCGTCTGCTTCTTTGCGCTGCCGACACGTCCGGTCAGCTTACCGTTATCGTCGCACTCATAGAAGCGACTGTTGGCATCATCGAAATATCCGGTGCAGACGTTGCCGGCGCCCAGCTTGAACTGACGTTTGGGCAACTTGGTGATTTGTGCGACTTCCTCTGCAGTGAAAGTCCACGTGTTATCTCGTGCCACGGGTATCTACTTCCTTTCTTTCTGGTTTTACATATTCTGACCGCCGTTGCTTCCAGCGGAGGGAAGAGGATTTTTCCGGAACGGGTCAGGGCCGGGGTAGGGGCCTTTGTACTCTGTGGGGTCAAAAGCCAAAATCGCATAGACGATAGCAGGGAACAGAGCCATCCAGAGTACCATTTTCGGCCTGTGGTAGCTGGTAAACCCCTGATAGTCCACACCAAACATGGATACGAACTTCACCCACGTTACGATGGTCAGGACGATGTTTACGATAGGCACCAGCATCAGCCACACGTAACGGGTATGTCCATAAGTGGAATAGAACAGGCAGAAGATATTGTAAATCGGCGTAAAGCCGGCCCAGATGGGATACCCTGCCTTCTTCAAAATGAATGCGTTGAGGAGGTAGATAACGATGATGTTACCTACGGTCCACACCGTTTTGAATTTTTCATAGCTGCTCATAGTAATTGTCCTTTCAATAGTTGGTTAAGTTTAGAATAGCGTGGTGAGCCAGCCGATGATTGTGTAGAAAATGTTGGGTACGAGGAAATACAGACCAGCCAGCACTGCAACGATGGTCAGCGCAATAGACAGTCCCTTCCTGACGACCTTACGTGCCACATACAGAGCGGCAATCAGTACCAGCAGGCTCACAATTTGCGAAGGTGTAAGTGACAAAACCCAGTCTCTTACAATTTCAAATTTTTTGACAAGTTTTTCAAGCATAAATAAGCACCTCCGCTTGCAGGTATCTTTAAGGACAACATTCCCCAAATGCCCTTATTACCTGCATTTATTACATATTCTATATTACCACATTCGAACATATTGTCAAGCAATTTAGCCTGAGTTGACTTGACATTTTTTTATATTCGTGTTATAGTAGAATCATAAAAACACCTCTTGCAGAAAGGACGAATTAGGACATTATGGCTAAGAAACCAAAGAAGAAACAGACAAACATGAATGTCGTTCGCGGCTTGCTCGCCTTCTTGGTAGCAATCGCAGTGTTCTATGGTGCGAAGCTGATTCCTCAGCTTACGAACACTGCCAATCCCGATACCAACCCTCCGTATAGCGATACGCAAGGGAGTACCCAGACAGGGTATTCGACGGAGTTCTCGTTGGACGACATAGAGCCATTCAGCGGAGAGCCGTACACCGTTGTGAACGGTGATGTACCGTACTTCACCGAGGACGACATCACTACCGAGCCTTTCGAGCTGTTTACTGACTTGGACGACCTCGGACGCTGCGGACCGGCCTACGCAAATGTGTGCCAAGAGCTGATGCCTACGGAAGAACGCGGGTCTATCGGTTCCGTGAAGCCGTCAGGCTGGCACCTGAACAAATACGACTGCGTGGATGGCAAGTACCTCTACAATCGTTGTCATCTGCTGGGCTATCAGCTTACCGGCGAGAACGCCAACGTCAAGAACCTCATCACCGGAACCCGCTACCTCAATGTAACTGGTATGCTGCCGTTTGAAAACGAGATTGCTGATTATGTTCACGAGACAAACAACCACGTTCTGTATCGTGTGACTCCCGTTTTTGAAGGCGACAACCTTGTGGCAAACGGCGTCTTGATGGAAGCTCTCTCCGTTGAGGATGATACCATCGAGTTCTGTGTGTTTTGCTACAACGTGCAGCCCGGTGTCAAGATTGATTACGGCACCGGCCTCAACTGGGCGGACGCGGAATACTCCGCTGAAAACTGACTATAAAGAACAAAGGAGAAAGAACTATGTTTGACCTGCTCTTTGGGAACAAGGCTGTTCTCGTTCCCGCAATTATCGTGATTGCGGTCCTCATCATCTGTATTCTGGGGTACATCAAGGCACCGCCCGATATGGCGTATATTATCTCTGGTCTCCGCAAGAAGCCCAAAATCCTCATTGGTCGTGCTGGTGTCCGTGTTCCGTTTCTGGAGCGCGTCGATAAGCTGATTGTCCGTCAGATTTCCGTGGATATCAAATCCGATGGCTACATTCCCACACTGGACTTCATCGGCGTTGATGTGGATGCCGTTGCCAAGGTCCGTGTTCGGACGGATGATGAAGGCATTAAGCTGGCTATGCGGAATTTCCTGAACATCACTGATGCCCGTGGCTTTGAGCAGGCGATTTCGGACTCTCTTCAGGGAAACATGAGAGAGATTATCGGTACTATAACGCTCAAGGAAATCTGCAATGACCGCAAGAAATTCGGTGATGAAATCCAGTCAAAGGCGCAGGTTGACATGAATGCGTTGGGTATCGAGATTATCTCCTGTAACATCCAGCGTGTAACCGACGAGAAGGGTCTTATCAATGCTCTGGGTCAGGACAATATGAGTCAAATCCAGAAAAATGCTTCTATCGCCAAAGCCGAAGCGGAGCGCGATATTCAGATTGCTCAGGCGGAAGCGGCTCGTCAGGCGAACGAGGCGCAGGTTGCATCCGATACACAGATTTCTATTCGGAAGACCGAGCTGGCTATGAAGCAGGCCGAGCTGAAGGAGACCTCCGACATCAAGAAGGCTGCTGCCGATGCTGCCTATAAGATTGAGGAGCAGAAGCAGCGCCGGAGCCTCGATATTGCTTCTACCGATGCCGACATTGCGAAGCGCGAGAAGGAAGCAGAGCTGGCCGAGCGCGAAATCACGCTGCAGGAGCGTCGGCTGGATGCTGATATTCGCAAGAAGGCAGATGCCGATAAGTACGCTGCCGAAAAGAAGGCCGAAGCAGAGCTGTACGCTCGCAAGCAGGAAGCCGAGGCCAAGCGCTTCGAGCAGGAGCAGATTGCCGAAGGTATCAAGGCCGTTGGTGCCGCAGAAGCCGAGGCTATCAAGGCCAAGGCTCTGGCCGAAGCGGAGGGTATCGACCGTAAGGCTGAGGCCATGAAGAAGTATGGTGAGGCCGCAGTGGTCGAGATGATTATGAACGCGCTTCCCGAAATCGCCAAGAACGTGGCTGCACCTCTCACTAATGTGGATTCTATTACCATGTACGGCGAGGGCAACAGCACCAAGCTGATTGAGGACATCGTTTCTTCTACCACTCAGGTCTCCAACGGTATGCTGAATGGTCTGGGTATCGACCTGCGGAGCCTGCTGGCCGGCTTTGTCGGTGGTAAGGTCGCAGTTCCCGCATCTGCTTCCAGTGTTGAGCCTACTGCCGTTACTGAGGGCGACACCGAGTAAGTATAATATCCCGCCGTAGGCACTCCCTGCGGCGGGTCATACGGAGAGATGGCTGAGTGGTCGAAAGCACCGGCCTTGAAATCCGGCGATGTCAAAAGCATCCGTGGGTTCGAATCCCACTCTCTCCGCCAAAGAAAATAAGTACGGACGGTATAACCGGAATTTACGTCTGTGGAGACAAAATCTGTCGCTGAAGCAGGAACTTGCCATGGCTGAACACCGCGTGAGAGGCGGTACAGCACCGAGGCAGGAGTGCCGTGGGGGAACATGAGCAAGCGTACAAAAATCGGTGGAATGGCAGGTGACTTATGAATGGCAGACTATTTCAAAGTTGTATATTCGCGGGAGCTTTCCTCAGAATATTGACCATGCTTGCCCCGGCTTTACGGAGAAGCACCCTTCTTGGATGGTAGACCTGTCAGAATGGAAGCTCGTCGAAGATGTCCATAGCCTCCATTCCCGCAATGTATCGAAATTTGTGAGATGGTATGCTCAGAAGGAGGCGTCCTAAATGGAAGCTACACCTGCCATAACCTCACGGTTGCCTTATAGACATTGTGCCAAGTGCGTCAACCGTATCGTACTTCACGCATTCTCCGAAAGCCATTGTCTCGAATGCGGCAAAGTCATCATCTGCTTTAATACCCCTGCAGACTCGCTTTGTCCTGAATGTGCCATCAAACTGAACCGCTGCATCCATTGCGGCGTTGAACTGGATAAGGAGGATTAAATCGTGCGTAACATTGTCATCATTAAGCACCCCAAGTGCCCGCAGACATTCCTGTTTTCCGTCCCTGACGGATGTGAGCTCCATACCGGAGATTTCGTGACAGTGGACACAAAGAAGGGTAAGACCGTTGGCATCTGCGCCTCGGACAGCTTCTCCGTTCCTGAGAGTGCTTTGAAGCACATCGTTACTGCTTTTGGCGGTTCTGAGCCCCTGCGTACAGTTGTCGGTATGTTGGAGGAGCGCCCGCTGGTCAGCGCTGTTAAGGAGGCATCTTAATGGCCGCCGGCAAACAGCGTGCAGGCGCCGACCGACGCTATATCGTCTTCTGTACCGCTTGCGGGCAGGTTGCCCCACTGACCGATAAGGTGGATGTGGATGGACACCTCATGTACGACTGGCACCGTCCTTGTCCTCGCTGCGGCAAGGAGGAGTGGGCGACACGATTCATCAACCCCATCGGCACCACAACCAAAAAATAAGCAAAGGCGGCTCTGCATCTGGCAGAGCCGTTTTTCCACTTCTTCCACACAGCTTTCCACAATATATTGTATGTATGCCATTTCTCTACACAATATGCTATATATTCCCATTTCCCACACCCGTTTGCAGTTTGCGAACACGGAATGTAAAGTGCAAATGTGAGTTTGCGTATCTCTTTGCTTATTTGCCCAATCTCTTAGCTTTTTCCTTGCAATTTAGTTTGGTTTGTCGCAAGTTGGTTGCAACCTTGAAAAATAAGCAAAAAGCACCTCTCAAAAGAGAGGTGCTTTTGTGTTTAGAATTTGAGTTGCTCTTCAGTTATTTTTGCGATTTGCGGCAACTTGCGAGCTTCTTCGGTACGGAGCTGGAACATATCCAACTCATAATTACCGAGCCGGACGCGGTCAAGCCCATCAGCGTCTTTGAAAATATCAAAGAGTGTTTTGACGCGCAGCGCATCCTGCCTATCCCTCCAGTGTTCCGAGATGAAGTCGTAGCCTTCCTTATCGGGGCGGCAGTGATACTCCATCAGAAACAGTGTGATGGGGTCTGTATCAGGATATGCTTCCTGCAGCATCCTTGCGCTCTCGCCACCGTGTGTATTATCCTCGGAATCGCTACGTCTGCCTGTGTCGTGATACAGTGCAGCCTCAATCAGAATTTCCTTGTCTTCCAAGTCCAGACCCTTCATATATGCCAACAGCATACACATGAACAGGACACGGCCAGCATGAGCCTTTCCGTGTAGTTTGCTTGCCATTTGGAAAGGAACGGCATCATAGTCGGCAGTCCTCTGATAGAGCCAGAAGTCATCTATCGCGCCGTCATCCACGGCCTCATTGAGCCAGTCGATACCATAGAGGGGAAAGTCTTCAACCTCCTTGATGTCATCAGGAGATACGATAATTTCAGCCTCCACGCCTTCGAAATACTCAATGACAGAGGCTTTTTCGACTGTAGCCCGAAATACCTTCGCATTGTCAGACGGGAAGCGTGTGGCGAAGAACACGGCCACGGCAGGGTCCAGCGTCCAAGAGAATGCCTCCTCCAGACTTGCGCTTTCATCGCCGGCGCCACGGTAGACCGTCAGGGTGTCGGGATACTTCTTGAGTCCCTCCTCCGTTGCCTGAATCTGTTCCGGTGTTTTCATGCTCTTGAGCTTCAGTATGCCGTCCCGTCCAAGTGCGGAGCATCCGTAATCGGAAAAAGGGTAGACATCATAGAACAGTTTGTAAGCGCCATCAAAGCCCTCATCAACGAGCTTCTTCAGATACTCTATCCGCATCCGGTCGTTGAGTGCCGTGATGATGAAGCTACAGTTGCCTGAAGCAATTTTCTCCTTCAGTTGCTCAACAGCCCCTCGGATTTCAGGTGTTTTATCCTCGCCGTCGGCTGCCATTGTGAGACTGTGGCAGGGGAATATGACCTTATCCTTATCCCAGTAATAGAACGGGGTGAAGCCGCAGCCATAGTAGAGGTTCTTAATGATGTCGTCGGTCAGATGAAACTTCTTCCGCAGTTCATCGGCTGTATAGAGCGCCATATAGCCGTTCCGACTGGCAATCGCCTTTGCTTTCTCTGATGTGACAGACGCAGCAGGGAGGAGGTTGCTGAACGATTCGACATTGCGGGATTTCATCACCACATCAGCGATGTTCAAACTTTTCAACCTCCTTCAACAATTTCTCTATCACTTCGGCAGCATCAGCTTCAAGGCTGTTAATGTTGCAGGCCCCGTCCACATCTCGGTATTTGCATCGCTTATCGCCGCAACCGAAGTTGTCTTCAGCGTCCGTGCCGTAGCAGCGGAGTCTTTTGACAACTCTCAGCGCGTCGCTTTTTAGCTTTGCCGTCATCGCGTTTTCTCCTTTCTTTTTTGGTCAAGCTCGAATGTATCGTGCCTTTTTGGACATTCCGATACGTTTAATGCTTCCTTCCTTCACCATGTGTCCCAGCACAGCTTCCACAGTGGACGGGCTGACATCAGGATGAATGGCACATATCTCTGCTTTGGAAATTGGCATCAGGCTGCCAAGTACCGTAGCTTCGATTCGCGTCATCTTCGTGATTTTCTTCCCATTGACGACTGCAAACCGCTTATCCAACTCCTTATAGCACTGATACAGTATGGACAAGAAGTTTTGAATAAATGGCGCATAGTCGTTGTTGTTCTCCATCCAGCCCTTCGAGGATTGCTCCAGTGCGTCGTAATAATACGCCTTGTGCTGGTTGATTTGTTCCTCGAAAGAAATGTACTTTCCTACATCGAAGCCGTTTTTGTAGAGCAGCAGAAGTGAGAGCAACCTCGACATTCTGCCGTTGCCGTCACGGAATGGATGGATACAAAGGAAGTCCAAAATAACGCAGGGAATAAGAAGAAGCTGGTTGATATTAGAGTTGGAACAGGCATCCAAATAGGCCAGTTCCAGTTGCTCCATAGTAGCCGGTGTCTCTGCCGCAGGTGTGGGACGAAACCTCACACGCCGCGTGCCATCCGCCGCGACTTCCAGAATCACATTGTCATCCGTTTTGTACTGCCCACCGTTCTCGTCGCCTGCGACTGCCATCATGGTTTCATGGAGCCGCAGAATGTCAGGAACGCCGAAAGACAGGTACTCATATCCTGAATGCACAGCGTTGAGTGCATCTCTGTATCCGGCAATTTCCGCCTCATCATGGTTCAGAGGCGCACTGCTGTGGTTTACGATTTCCGCAATGCGCTTGTCGCTGGTCACAATGCCCTCAATGGCGTTGGAGCTCTTTACTGACTGAACTCGCGCAATGGATTCCAGTTCAGTGAAGACTTTTCCAAACTCCTGCTTACGGAAGCCGGCTTCAGTACGAAGAGAGTAGATTTTGCTCGTGATGTTCACAAGGCTTGCAGGAAGCAGCCCGTTATCGAGGAAAGAATAATCAAACTTTCTCATAACACCAGCTCCTTTCTGCACATTATTATACATCATTATATGCAGAAAATCAACTCCTTCCTGCAGCAAATGGGCTTAAAGAACAACATCAGCAAGAACTTCCTTGGAAACCGTGTTGTTCCACATCCGCACACTTTTCCTGATACTGCTGGCATAGATTTTTGTGCCGGCATAGGTCTTCAGGTTTGCGTGGAACGGAAACCCCTTTTTGCAACTCTGACATACAGCCTTACAATCGGGCTTGCCACAGTGGGAATACAGCTTGATTTTGCCACCACACACAGGGCAGGGAGCAATGTAACCTAAATCCATAGTATTATCTCCTTTCAAGAAGAGCCACCCCGAAGGGTGGCTCTTTAGTTGTAGTTAGACCTTCAGCCGTTTCTTGACGATTTTGACCATTGCCTTGGGGAAGGTGGACAGGTCAGTAATGTCAAGGAACTGGTCGCCGTAAATCTTCTTGAGGTACGCTTTGTCGTCGCCGATAGCTGCTGCAACAATCTCAACACCGCGCCGGCGATTGCGGGCTACGATGTCTTTGATGTCCTTCGCCGCAGAATCTCCACCATAGGAATCATCATTCGGCTTGCCGTCCGAGATGATAATGAGGAGCTTCGTGCGCTCAGGTCTCGCATTCAGCAGGTTCGCAACGACCTCCAGAGCTGCACCGTCACGGTTACAACCTCCGGTGGAGAGCTTGGCAAGGCGATACTTGTCACGCTTACCAGCCTTCAGGAAGTCCGTATAGACGAACAGGTTGACCCTACCATGCATGGTCACGTTGTGGCCGTACACAGCGACAGGAACATGAACACGCTCTGCATAGTCATGCAGGAGCATGGTGGCCTTCATAGCGGCGCCCATGCGCTGTCCGCACATGGAGCCGGACTGGTCAACGAGAACAGCCACGGCCATGTCAGGCAGGTCCTGCGGCAGCTTGGTGTCGCTGAAGTACCGGCAGTCGGGACGCCACATATCATTGGCTACGATATCTCTACCGTACATCCGATTTCTGCGGACATCGCCATCTTGCAGGTCTTTCAGTTCCTGCTGCATCAGCTTCGCCAAACGCTTGGAATACTGTTTCACATCCTCCATCATTTCTCCGTAGAGCTTGATGTTTGCGGGTGTTACTTCAACCTCGCGTTTGACGTCGATTTTATGACCCTTGTGCGTGGAGCTGCGGTCCATGATGTCAACATCAGCGATGATTTGGGACTTCAAATCCTGTTCCATCTGAGCTTCGGCCATGTCACCGGCAACGGAGGAAATGATGGTCTGCAGAACATTTGCCAACATATTGTCAGCCTGCTCCTGCTTCTCATTCTTATCCTTTCCATCGCCGTTCTTACCAGCCACAGCAGCGGGAACGTTGCCCTTATTGGCATCATTACCGCCGGAACCGCTGCCGCCCTTTTTGCCCTTTTTCTTACCAGCAGACTGAGCATCCTTGGTAGCTTGCTTGGCTACGTTGGAAGCCTTCTGGTTCTTGGGCATCTGAGAGCCGCCGCCATTCTGTGCGGCCTGAGCGATTTGCTGGAGCACCTGCTGAATGGCATTTGCGCTGGGCTGGGAGACACCTCCGCCGCCCTGCTGGTTCTGGCTGTTTTGACCGCCGCCGGAGTTGCCGCCGGAAGAGGACTGGCCCTGCTGCCCCCCCTGACCGTTCTGGTCGGAGCCGGACTGCTGACCTTGCCCCTGCTGGCCTTGGCCTGCCTGAGCATTCTGCTGCTTGTCACACTTATCTATTGCATCCTTGATGTAAGGCCACATAAAGAGAAGCATCACATTGATTTGAGCATACAGCTCTTTAGGGTTATCCGTGTTGGTGGCAAGCTCAATGGCCTGTGAGATGTCTGTCAGCTTCTTGGCGTACTCATTGGTATAGAGCGTCTGCTCATCCGCAACGAGAATTTCACCGAAGCGTGCGAACTGGAGAACGAGGCTTGTCATGATAGACAGCGGCTCATTCTTGTTATTCGTATAGCCTTCCAGCGTGTGAAGCTGTCCCTGAAGGGAAGATGCTGCCATCTCAATACCACGTGCAACAATGCCGCCGTAGTAGTCGCTCATACGCTCCTCGTCGTGTGCGTCGATGATGCAGTTGACGAGTTCGTCCCGCAGCGACTTGAACACCTTGCGGTATTCAGGATGCTTCAGCGCCTCCTTCATCTCATCCAGTTCTGTCTCGTCGTCCGGTTCAGGCATCCGTCCGTAGAGTGTGCCGTTCTCTTCCAATTCCTTGTCTGCCAACGCATCGGCGCGGAAGTCGTGGAATCGGATGTGGGCCAACTCATGATAGACGATACCCATAACCGTTGCGAATCGTGAGGAGGGGAGCTTATACCACGTGATGACACTATTCGCCGTATTCTGATAAAGATTATTCCCATCAGTACAGGCGGTGATGTCTGAGTTTGGGTTATGCATCAGAGAAACGGAGATGTGCTTGTCAAGGTCCTTCGTCATCGAATCGACTGTCGCCTGCACATGACTCCGAAACGCTTCACTGGTGTAGATGTCAGCATCCGTGAGCTTCTCGCTCATTTCATTGGCACCCACACGGATTTGCCTCCAGATAGATTTCTGGTCCATGCGTCATTTCTCCTTTCTAAATTCACTTGTGCCGGTTCTTGAAAATCTCAACGGTAAACTCAAGGCAGAAATCTGCCACCTGCAAACGGTCTTTAGGATTGCCAGTGAACACGGGGTCAATACCGTTGGCGACAGCCATTCGGTTGAGAATGCCGCATCCAGCCATAGCTGCCTCGTGTGCCGACCGGCGTCCCGCGTCGATAGTCTGCAGCGTGTCGATGAGGTCTTCGCCTTCGAGACGATTATGGGCGATGATGATGCGAGTTTCGCTCATATCAACGGTCGTCACATAGTCGAGGAAAGCACCGGCGCAGCGCCGTTCGATGTTGTCGAGCATCTTATCAGCGTACTGGACGCCGTTTTTGATGCACTCACCGACCTTAGCGCAAAGCGCCTTATAGCTCTCGTGATTAAAGAACTTGGCGTTCTCATAGTTGTGAGTCATGATGTTTTCTCCTTTCTTGCTTTCGGTCCTGAAAGCAAGAAAAGAGGCTCCATGCCTCTCTTCTCCTTTCAGGACAAGCCTATGCCACCTTGCTGATGACCTGCGCCGCATTGGAACGAATCTCGTTCTGCTCGACGGGGTCATTCGTGCATTTGGCGATGAGGCACGTGTCAATGTAATCTTCCAAATGAGCCATGTATCTGTCGTCACACTGCACGCAGCAGACGAGAGACTCCAGCTCGCAAATAGTGCAGGAACCTTCCGTGATTTCCTTGTCGGCGCAGTAGCTCCGAATCTGCTCAAACACGTCGTACAGAGCGTTCAGCGTCTTGTCGTCACGGCTCCAGCCGGTGTTGTACTTGATGCGCTCCAGCATAGCCTGCTTTTCGATTTCAGTGCTGTCGAAAATCATCCGGCAACGCCGAATAACAGACTGGTCGATGGGGCGGCAGGAAGCATAGCCGACGTTATCCGTGAATACCACAACGGCATCCTTCTGACGATACGTGAAACCGCCGTCCACCAGCGGAATCATAGCACCCGGCAGGTCGTACTGGTTCAGTGCGACCATAACGCCGGAGTCCTTGATACGGCTGATTTCCTGAATCTCGCAGATGTAACCGCGAGAAACGGCTTTCACGAAAGCGGACTCGACCACCTTCACAGGGGAAGTGCAGCCGGCGCGGGCAACCAACAGCTCAGAATACTTTGCGAAGCATTCCTCAGATGTGATGCCCGTGCCATCCTCGCCCGTCATGGTCGTCCACGCGGATTCGGGGTCGAAGGAAATCTCATCGAACGTGGGAAGTTCTCCACGCGCCGCATCCACGGGATTGCAGGGGACGAACTCAGAAATCAGGTCCTTCGCCAGCATATCGGTATGGCAGGTCAGCTCCAGCCGAGGAGTGTGCAGGATGCACGCCAGAACCTTCGTGCCGGTAGACTTACCGTAACCGGTAATGCCGCGCCACAGGAAGTTGCGGAAGGGTACGCGCATATTGGACGTAGCGACGATTTTGTCGGCCATCTCGATAACCTCAGGCTGAACCTTGAAGTCATCATCGAAGGTGGGAATCAGCAGTTCCTCGTCGGGCGTCCACGGGTGTGCGTCAGCCCACGCTGCGTATCTGAGCTTGGCAGCCTTCACGGTCATGCCCTTGGTAGAGCTTGAGGTGCTGTTGGCGGCCATTGTGCCACCGATGATGGTAGGTGTGCCGACAATGATGGTGCCGTTGAAAGCGCCGTTGTTGACCTTCTGCCGCGTCAACGTATCCATGTTCCCGTTCTGGACGTTCAGCGGGACTTTGCCCGTCTCACAGCCATAGTAGAACATATCACTGAAGATATACAGATAGTTGAAGGCGGTAGATGCTTCCACCATGTGAGCGCCCCAATCAGCGGGGTACTTGGCGCACAGGGCGAGAATCTCGTCACGGACGGTCTTGAGTTCCGAGTTGTCATCCACGACAGCCAACTCCGGTGCCTCGTAGTAGAGGGACAGGACTTGGGGTGTCATTGCCAGCATAGCGCCGCTGAGGTCGATGTCGTCAGACTCAGAACCGATAGACGGAGTACCCGCCCACTGGCCGGAAGGCATCGTCACGGCGGCACCCAGTTTACCGACAGAAGGCGCATTGGTCTGGAACACCGTTTTATAGGTGAACAGCAACGTCTTCACGGTCGTGCCGGTAGAGTTGTCGCGGAACTCAGCGCTCCACAGATTGTCAGAGACCTGCAGCAGAGCATAGTCCTCAACAAAGCCGGGGATACCCAGATATGCCAGAAATGCTCTGGTTGCATAGGCGTGCAGCGTAGATTGCCCCTTCATAGACGGTCTCTGCGGCGCATTCCACTTGGAGAACGTCGTCGTGCTGCGGTTAGGCATTTGGTTCAGCCCGAAGGGGAGGGTACTGATGTCGAACCCTTTCTTACTTCTGAAGAGTACACAATTTGCCATGGTCTTTTTCTCCTTTCTCCCTGCCTGTAATAAGGACTTACGGGAATCCAAAAAATGTTATATATAGAAAAAGACAGTCACTTCCCAGAAAAGGGAAGTAACTGTCTTGATTCTTTGTGGTGACTTGAAAACGGAGATAATCTCCTTTATAAAAATAGCTTCGTAATTATAATTCTATACTACCACAGTTTGATATTTTGTCAATCGCTTTTGCTGTAAAAAAAAGAAGCTCCCGAAGGAGCTTCTTTTGAAAAAATGTGGTTTGTCTTGAAGCGAAAGAATCAAAGGATTTTTGCTCGGACGGGGGTATTTAAGATTTGATGTGTTTTCCCACAAAACTTAATTTTCAGGCAGGGATAAAAACCATGCCAACATTCTTTGCGAGAAGCGCACATCTCTTTGTTAAAACCCTTGCTCCTTTCGTAGAATTGTAATAGTTCGGTGTACCATTGTTCCGTCCTGATGAGCCCTGAAAGACGCCAACAGCCCCATCAAAATCCATCACCGCACCCGGCATGATACGAGCCATGTCCTTGTACTGGGGCGAGTGGGGCCTTACGGTGAGCTGCGATACCGCAGCGTCGCCGTAAGCCTCGCGGAACTCCTCCAGACTATCGGACTTTTGCTCAATGGCCTTATGCCGGTTTGCTGCAACGACCTTGCCATCCAGAAGGTACTTCCGGTCAACCATTTGGCGGATGCAGGATTGCCGGTCGTGCCGACGGAACTGCTTCAGCTTAAAGGGTTCGACAGGTGTGGAGACCGTCGTATCCGCATCCAAAATGGAACACGCAACACAGTAGGCATCCGTGTAATGTTCTTTCGGCACGTTCTTGGCAATACGGAAGCCCTTGGTGGACTTACCATCCGTGGCATAGACATCGTAGGGAGTCTCTTCACCGAGGTACTCCATCAGGAACGGGATAATCTGATTTAACACACTCAGGGCGTGGTACTTTTTATTCATACCGCCCTTGCTTGTGACCAGCTTCTCCGCCCACGCCTTGTCCTTGTGGACGAGGGCGTGATGCCTCTCGCAAAGCCCGCACCGGTTTGCCAGCGTCTCGCTTCCACCCTTATGGCGTGGAACAACGTGGTGATAATGGTCAATGGGCTTCTTGCAGAACAGGCAATGTCCGTCCTGCTGTGCGTACACCGCATCCTCCACGGAACCCAGTCCGCACAGCGGACCCTGCTGGTATTCCCACCGACGGATATTGGGATTATCCATCGCCATGAAAGCAAAGCGGTTTAGCTCCACTACCACCTTTGTGATGGGTAGAACCTTTGCAATCTTCGCAATCAGGTTAATGTGGGTCTGCAGCAGGTGATTTGCTGTAGGTGTCAACCAACCCGCAGGGCGGCTGCGGTTGTTGAACCGCGCCTCCTTATTGCGGATATGGTGGCACACAATGGGTGTACTGTATCCGGGGAGCAATCTCTCGACAGAACCCTCGGCGATAGTGGTTCCTGCAGCCTTCGCACGACGCTGACGCTTCCTGCGCCGGTCCAGCGTACGATGGTTTCTCCGAAACGCAGCACGCTTCTTCATCAAGAGAGGTACTTCCTTGTTGCGAGTCTCCAGATGTGCGGAGAACACGCACTGGCCGTCCTCCTTGACGACAGCAACGCCGATATTCGTCCTGCCGGGGTCGATGCCAAGAATCAGGTCTTGGGTAACATCAGGGGTATCATAGTTCAACTGGATGGTAAACGGGGTAGTGCAAACAACTCGTGCTTTCTTCTCCTTCAGGAGAAGGCGCACATAGCAATAGCGAGTTGTCGGCATCAAAGGTTTACCGTCTTTGTTTTGCACATAGACCATTGTCATGTGCGCTCATCTCCTTTCAGTAGTGTCTCACCTCCAGAGGAGGCGGTAGTGTCTCCCTTACCTCGGCGTATGCTTGGCAGAGCTGCGAGCTGGGAAAACCCGCAGGTGCATCCGTACCCTCTATCTGAGGGACTTACATACGTCGGTGTGGCTGTGACTATTAGACTTTTGTGGGGTTCCACATCAAATCTTAAATAGCCCTCGGACGGTATAGGTGAACGGAGCTACCCCATCATCCGAACTCTTATCCCACGATTCCTTGATTTCGTTGATGGGTACACCTGCCACACGACGCCAAGCGACGTCATCGGCGAAACCATCAATCATCGGGATGTCCTCCAGAAGCGCATCAAGCGCACCGCCTTGGCGCAAGTCAATGTACTTCGGATTGAGCATAACTGCTCCCTCAGAGAGCAGCATACGCGCCCAGAGCTGGTATTCCAGCGACCAACGGGACGTTTCCGTCGGCAGGTCGCCATACAGCTCATCCAGTTTCCGCAGGATGGAAGCGCAAATCACACAACCTTCAGGATGTCCGTGATGCGTACCGAGATACGGCAGCTTTGCAAAGAACAGAGGATTCCCAGAATACTCATCTTCCGCATAGGCGTAAAACGTCAGCTTCATGTCAGCCGCCGCGAAGAACCGGTCAGGAAGGATGTCCTTCACTTTGCAGTTGCTCCAGACGACATCATCCGAAAGGAATCTGAAGCCGAGAGGCTCCGTTCTTTCCGGTGTGAGGTACTTCCACGCCATATGGCGAACGAGGGCAACGAGCCCCAGCTCATGCCGCAGCGTCGGCACATCGTCAAAGATTCTGCGGATGTTTGCCCGCAGCTTCTCTTCGCTTCGTTCCACGCACTCGAAAAAGAGCTTACAGGACGACCCGTTCGTGAACACAACGCTCAGTGTCACGAGCCAAGGTGCGAAATCATCAGGCTTCAGAACATACTCTTTCTGCCCAGTACAGGCGACCGGCACAAACCAACCACCCGCACGAGTTTCGCTATACGAAGCGTCCTCCGCAGCATAGGCGGTTGTTCTGAAGGCATCGTCGGTGTCCTTATCAGGAATATCAATGGTATCGCCCTTGCAGATATACTTGAAGGGGACATACATTTCCACCTCTCTAATGCCGTCGCCATCTGCATCATCCGTATCACGGCAGTAACGCACGATATGGACCAATACGTTCTCGTCGCAGTGCAGCTTTCGCTTATTCGAAATCAGATTATCCATGTTTTCTCCTTTCACCTTCAGCCAGTTACGATGCAGGTAAAAGCCTCATCGCCGGACTCACTCATGTCATTCTCCCACGCCTCGGCGATTACGCTGATAGGTGTTTTGACAGCCTTTGCCCACGCAATACCGTCACCGCTGTCTTTCAGCATTTTATTACCGAATGCCAGCGTTATGAATTCGTAGGAGCAGTCGGGGAGGTCGAGGTGCTTCGGATTCAGCATGACCGCACCTTCTGCCAGCAGCATACGAGCCCAAAGTTGATACTCCAGTGCCCATTTTTCTGTGTCTTCAGGCAGGTCGCCGTACATCTCGTCCAGCTTCTGCAGCAGTTCTGCGATTGCAGCACGTCCCTCAGGCTTGTTGTACCGTTCGCCCAAATCGGGCAGTTTGGCAAAGAACAGTGGGGACGCTGAATACTCGCCGTCGGAATAGGCGAAGAACGTCAGCTCCATGGCAGGGGAATTGAAGAACTTCTCAGAAAGAATGTCCTTCACACCGCACTGGGTGAAGTTTACGCTGTCCGAAATGAGGCGGAAGCCGAACTGCTCCGTCCACTCGCGGGTAAGGTCTCTCTTTGCCATGGCTGCAACTATGCCGGAATGCCGTCCGCAGGTGTTTTTCGGCTCAACACGCGGCTCAAATCTCGCCCGCATATTGTTGACGATAGCTTCAGTATCGTTGAGGACACTCTCAAAAAGCAGCCGGCAGCCGCGCCACGCTCCTTCGTCGGTGACGGAAAGGCTGATGATGTAGGGGGCAAAATCGGCGGGATGGAGAACCATTACCGTCTTGCCGCCGTCCTCAGTGACCTTCACAGACCAACCGCACTCGTTCCCGTATCGCTCGTTCTTCTTGAACGAAGCATTTGTGAGAACGGAAAAGTGCAGCTCGTGACCATCGCTGAAGACGCTCACAGAATCGCTCTTGCGGATGTCCTTGAAAGGAACGAAGGTGGTCTCGAATCTGTCGTACTTAGGGTTGTGGCGGTAGACCTTAACCAACGTGTTCTCGTTGCAGAAGGATGCAGCGGCTCTGATAGATGTATTACCCATAATTTTTCTCCTTTCTTTTTGAAAAAAAACAGCTCAGATTTTGTCGAAATCATCGACGCCCGGAACGAGCGACAGCGTGCGTCCATTATCCCAACGCATATGAATCTGGCCGTTATCGTCCACATAAGTGACTTTACCGGTCGTGCCGTCTGCCACAGGAAACTTGCTTTCGTCCATGTGTTTCAGTCTGATTCTTGTGCCTTCGGGATACTCTGTCCTGATGGATGCGATTTCCGCAGTGCTGTATGCCATTTGAAATTCTCCTTTCTTTTTTGTGAAAGCAGGGGAGAGGCAGAGTGCCTCTCCCGCAGGCTTTGATTTAACCGGTTATGACCGCTACAATAACCAAAACAATGGTGAGCGCAATAGTACCAAAGGCAGCCGGAAGCATTTCTGGCTGGTCTGATTTTTTTGCGGCTATGACTGAGACGACCATTGCGGCGATGATAAGAACGACATAGGCTATAAACAAGGGGTTCGTCAGCATTTTGAACACGTCCTTCTCACCTCCGTTAATACCACCGAACAAGTGCGAACAGTTCCACCATAATAACGCCCACAGAAACGCTGCAGATGATTGGCGGTAAGAGGTCCTGTGTGTCCAGTCTCCTTATGCCAAGGAATATGCCGCACATCACGAGAATGGTCAGTGCAAAGTAAAGAATAATCGACATTAGAGTTACTCCACCTCGCTCTTTTCCAGCTCGGAAAGGTTGTCGCATTCAAATCCGCAGGTCATGCAGTGATATGAACCGTAGGGGTCAGACGACTCGTAGATGTTAGATTCGATTTCGTCGTTGATATTTCCGAGGAAATCTCCCGTTTCGATGTCAACCAACACATCAATGTGGAGGACCTGATGACCGGAGAAGGATACGCCGCCACAGTTGGGGCAGCAGCGGGTATATGCCTTCTGCTCCCGCTCTGATGTACCAGATTCGATGTCTTCAAACGCTTCGGCAAGCGTGAGAAGCATCTCGTCGATTTCCTTAGCGTCATCGACAAGAATCGACAGCTTCGGAACGCCGGACTCACCTCTCATAGAAGCCTCTGCGAACAGTCCAACGTGTTCGTCGATGTCAAAGTCATCGTAGACACGGCGCACCGCAGCAGCCACACCGTCGCTGAAGTCATCGTCGGCGTACAGGTCGAAGGAATAGTCCTCGCCGGCAGGCGACCCCTGCCTGAAGGTGAATACTCCGCAAACCTTGTTCTCGTCGATGACCCAGCCCAGTGCTTCTGCCTTTTCGCGGTAGTTGGACGGAATCAGGTCAGGAACGCTGGTCTCGACCTCCGCAGCGTTTTTTTGGTTATTCTCCATGATTTGTTCTCCTTTCTTTTTTTCGTTAGGCTTCGACACCGAACACCTTTTTGCAGATGGAATGAATAGCCACGAACTGTTCCTGAAGCTGTGCCGGCACGAGGGAGACGGAGAGACCGGCATCGCGCCATACACTTTGGCCTGCGAATGCTTTGTCCCACAGTTCTCCGCGTTCATGCTGTGCCTCCATCAGCCGTTCGTTCTGCTCTTCCTCTGTGCGCCCAGAAACAATATATTCCTGTGTGAACGCATCAAAAGACGAAGTGCTCATTTCCGTCTGGTCGGTGTACTCAAAGCGGGGATATGTGGAGTCGATGAAACGGGCTGTCTCTCTGGTGAGATTGAACCCTTTCATGTAGGTACTGCCATTATCGCCCTTGAGGAACAGCAATGATGCCTGCCAATCACGGGAGACGATTTCGTAGATTTCAGTGATAACGTCGAGCAGATTTCTCTTCTGCTCTACTGTCAATGAAATCTTCCGTTTCTGTGCCTCATTCTGCAGAATCTGTTCCGCAGAGCTTTTGGCGTTATCCGTCATCGTGAAAGATGGCGTCCAATCGTACATCAAAACGCACTTGTGAACGACGTTCGCGGCGATTGACGCAAAAACAGGCCTGAGTTCCTCGACATTCTCTACAGACTTTTTGGCGAAGATGATAGCGAGCTGGCAGAAATCGAGCGAGTTGTAGACAGCGTCCACGAAGGACTTCTGCTGCACTTCCCGAATCTCATTGCCGAGCTTGACCAACTCCCCGATGTCGGTAGAGTTGATACGCCAAGCGTCAAAGATTTTTGTACTCATTTCAGGCACCCGCCTTCCTTGAGAGTGTCCATGACCTTCTCCAGCACGGTCAACGGGGCGTTGAAGCCGAAGTCGCCAACGGTTCTGCGAAGAGCTATGAGCAATTCCGCCTGATGGTGATAGTCCTTGGCAGCCTGTTCCGTCTGATACAGCCGGTAATCTGTACTCCAGTACATGGAGTTCTGCTGGAAGTAGGGATTTCTGTTCGCATCTTCGGAAGGAGCCTTGTAGTATCGACAGTCTCTATTGTCTGTCAGCCACTTGGTTCCAACCTTGACCGTGACCTCATCCACCACCTTTCCGTGCCGCCGTTCGGCATTACTACCGATAATAGGCACGCGGTAGAGTCTCATCTCAACAGCCATTGTTCTTGCTCCTTTCTTCGTCCGTCAACCCGCCATCCACAGCCATGTCCGTCAGCGTATTGATGACGCTGGTAAGGCGCTGTGCGAACGGGGTGTAGGGATTCGATAACTCACTGCGGCGTTCCATCAGAATCGCCATAGCGAACTGAGCGTCATTGACGTTCTTCAGTTCCTCGATAGTCCAACGATGCTTACTCACTTCTGCTCACCTCTCTTCTTCATTGCTGCCGCATATGCGACACCCAGTGCGAACTCCATGGACGTAATCACCTCGGCGACAGTGGGCGCGGGCTTGCTCAAATCACGGGCATAGCCACGCCGGTCGTTCAGGTGGGTGGTCAGGGTATCGCGCACCTTACCGCAGACCTCCGGTAGCTCCAGTAGCTTGCTCAGTGCGTCGTTGACCTCACGGGCAGGCATCTTGTTGGAAGGGTTGAACAGCAGCTCGTTCCGATACGTGGACAGAGTGCAGTCGATGAAATGCAGCGTAGATGTATTCATAATAATTTCTCCTTTCTTTTGAAGTCGATTGCATCAGCAGCCATCAGCAGGGTAGGGCGGGATGGTAACGGACAGGTTGTAGATGTGGTTGCCGCAGCGAACACACTCGGCATCCTTGTCCCACAACCCACGTTCCTTCATGCCGCGCACGCTGCCCGTACAGTGAATGGACGGGTGCGTGTCTCGCTCATGTTTGGTGAGCTTCTTGTACTTCATGGTGTTTCTCCTTTCTTTGTTGTCGAAAAATGCAATAAATATATAAAAAAAGACAGCTACCCCAAGATTGGGATAACTGTCTGAATTTATGTGGTGACTTGGAAAACGGAGATAATCTCCTTTATAAAAATAGCTTCGTAATTATAATTCTATACTACCACAGTTTGATATTTTGTCAATCGTTTTAGGTATCAAATTGCGTTTACTCTATTTGCACTGTTTTTTGATTTTAGTCGGGATTTCCGAATTTTCAAATTGCAATTTTAGTCGGGAAATCAGAGTTTTAAGAACTAAACTTTAGTCGGGAAAAACCGAATAAAAATTTGAGATTTTAGTCGGGAGAACAGGAACAAACATAGTCCATGAAAACCGCATAACCAAGCCATTTTCGAGCGTTTTCTTTCTTTCAAATTCAGCGAAAATTGAGAAAAAAAGAAAAGCCCCCGAAGGAGCTTTTCTTAGTGGAAAAATCAGTGCTTTGCTGTGAAAAGTTTTCAGGAAAGATGCTCACCCATGAACTTGGCAAAATCATCCCAGAATCCGAAAAAACGATTGCGGATAAGAGTGGGGCGATTGCCGGCAGTGATATGTCCATCGGTTTCTTCGGCATTCAAGATGCCCCAGAGCTTAACAAGCAGCAGCTTGTACTCAGCGCTCTTTAGAACGATGTGCTGGTCCTCAACCATATTGTCCCAAAGAGTCCGCAACATCTCACGGTCCTTTGCCTTGGCAAAATCAGCCGTTCGGCAGTACAGCCAAATGGTCTTGAAGTCCCAGAAGGCTTCACTTTCCGATGACTCCTCCTTGGAGGTATTCTTGCCGCCAGTGACTTCCTGCTTCTTGCCATCGACATCAATGACAACGCCAGTATCGGAGTTACGTGCAATAGCATGGATACGCAAGTCCTCGATGAGATTGGTCAGCGCCAAATTCAGGAGCACGTTCCAGTAGCCGTTCATGCTCATGGAAGAAAACCGACTAAAGTCTCTGTCATGGATGATTTCAGGGATAGCTTCGACGAGGCAGTGCAGATTCCCCAGCCGCGAAGAGACGCGGTTGAAATCCGCAACGTCCATGGCAAACAGGTCGCCCTCGTAACCGAGTGCCTTCGCCAGACCGCCAGAGACCTCGTAGTGCTTCTCCACGTGGATGAGGTCGTCCCCATCGTCATCCTCGCCGGCACTGTCATCCGTGCCTAAATCGGTGAAGAAAGCAACGACTCCCTCAGGAGTCCACGAGTGTGTCGCATCCTCCCGAAGCGCGTTGAATACCCGAACAGCCAGATTGTTGTTGCCCTCACACACGGCGAGAATCTCGTTCCATGTGTACGAGGCAAACGGTGCCACGCTGCAGTCCTTTCCGGTGATGTAGCAGACCAAATCAGGGAAGGTCGCCGCATTGTAGACATTGATGTAGCCGTTCAGCCACTTTCCGTCTTTACCAAACGGCTTACCATCCTTTTTACTGCAGATGCCCATGACCAGCAGGAGGTGAAGCTCCAGCATAGACAACGGAATGAGCTTCTCTTTGGTCTGATGCAGCCGTTCACGGATATAGAGCTCCGCCAGTTCCGTGGCAGTCACATTCACGACAGAGCCCTTCTCAGCCTCGGCAAAGAAAACGTCGCTCGCCCCGGAAGTAGGCAGCACGTAGCAGCGTTCTTTTACATAGGCCCGAAAAACGTTGTCATAAATCTTGATGCCCTTCTTCTTTTTTTCGTCGCTCTCAACCGGAACGAACCGGCAGGACATTTGCCCGAAAACATCATTCTGCATGATGTCCTCGTAAGCCTTTGCGAAGTCGATGAGGTCGCCATCCACCACGATACGGTGGTCGCCTTCCATCTTTTCCAGTCCCTTTTCAGGAAATCCAAATAGGGAGTTGTAGCAAAACTGATTCATTCTTTTTTTCTCCTTTCGATTTTTCAATAGAACACGCCGACTTTCAGCGCCTCAATAGGCAGGGAAAACTCCGGGCCCGCCTCACCGTTGGAATCTGTGGCATACAGCCACGCCGCCGCAACGCCGTTTTCATCGACGCCGGTACGTACCACAGTGACGACCTCGCCATCACAGCAGCAAAGCATACCTTCGCTGTTGAATAGCTCATAGTAAGTCGGTTCGCTGCCGTCAGGGAAGGTCTCAACTTCCAGCTTATTGGGCGCTACGCTCATATTGCAGTCATTGATGACCTTCAACGAGATACCGATGCGCTCGCCGGCCTTGATGGTCCATTCACTGCAGGAAGTGGGTTCGCCGGAAAGTGAAAACCGCTTTGTTTTCCCTTTCGTTTGGAAACCCTTCTCGGCTTCATCCACCTTCTTGCGGATGGCACTGAACATGGCATTGACCTGTTCTTCTGTGTAGTATCCGCTATAACGGGTAGACAGGCACTCCAGCATATTCAGACTCTCCAAAACACGCTCGACACGCTTTTCGGCGGTTCTGATGAACATATCCCGTTTTGCCTTGGCGATTTCTTCGGCGGAACGAGTTGCTTTACGTCCCATAATTTTTCTCCTTTCTTCACCAGTCGTCGCCCGTGCATTCCCGCAGGATGACGAGCTTTGTGTTCACAACCTTACAGTCGCAATAGACTTTGAGCCTTTCACCAAGCAAGTCCTTGAGTTCCGGCGTGGGTGGCAGTAATGTCGGCTGGATGCAGCCGCACTCGCTCATTGCCAGAAACGGAGCGTCGGGAGGGAAGATTGGCCGCTGGATTTTGACTTTGTATACGCGGTCATCAGCCTTCTTACTCATGGACGACCTCCACTTCCGGCACATCGAAACGACTGTCTTTATACAGTGTGATGTCGTTTTTGACCAGCCGAATCGACGTGACCAGTGAGGTGAGCTCATGCGCCCCTGCCCACTTCTTCTCGAAATCCATCAGCGTATAATCGCCATTTACATTCGAGAAGGGAATGGACAGAATTTCACTTCCCGCATCGTAAGAAACGGCGGGTACGGTAGCAGCCAGAGCGTCCCAATCCTCACGCAGCATACGCTGGACGTTCTCACAGACGGAGTTGAAGAAGTTTGTACCGCAAGAGCCACGGGTTGTGAAATCGAAATACAGATAGCTTACAAAGCCATCCATCGTATTCAGCCGCACTTCTGTCGTGAATCGCTGCTCGGCATTGCCGGCCCCGATGACAGGAGTCTCACAGCGAGGCAGCCAGCATCGTGCCTCAGGGTTTTTGTAGATGATATAGAAGCACTCAATATCACCATACGACCCGTCAGGCAGGGAAGACACGCAGTTCTTCGTCGCCAGATATTTCGCACACGGTGCAAACAGCAACGCATGGAAAATCTGTTTTTCCTCAGAAACACCCTTGTCGCACTGCAGCGCTGAAACCAGCTCGCCGGTCTCGACGATGCGGTAGCCCGCCATGAGTCCCGTAGTGGGCAGACAGTCCATCACATACTCGCGGTCGTCGATGCGAAAACTATGCAGTGCAAACGACGGAGTTCCCGGCGCAGCCTCATGGATGCGAGGGTCGAGGAACTCCGCGATTTCACGATGCAAAATAGGCATCTCGATTGTCCTTTTCATAGCTTTGCTCCTTTCATCCCCTGCGTCCCCTCAAAAGTGAGGACGCAGGGGCTTGTGTTATTCGAAAATTATGCTTCACGCACGGGCGGCCACACATAGTTGAACGGAAACATCCCGCGATACTTGTGCGAAACCGCCCGCTTTGCGGCCTCAGCGCTCTTGTATCCATAGCCCTGCGCGTCATCGTAAATGATGCCGATATTCTCGGCATCCACTACGATATAGCGGAACAATGCCTCCCCATCGTAACGATGCGGGTACAGCCTCGCAGAGACAACACAAGGTTTCGGGTCTACCACCGCAATGGGCAGCAACGTGACAGTGCCGCAAATGGCGTTCTTGAGATAACGCTTGTCAGGGAATCTCAGAAGGCTCATGCCTCATCACCGCCGCTGACCGCCTCGTAGTTGAGACGCGCCTGCAGGATGTTCAGCACTTTCTCGACGGCGTTCTGCCACGTGGAGTTGACGTCATTGTTGCAGTCGGCATCGTGCTCAAACTGAGCGACGATATCGTTCAGCACATAGTTCGGAGACTCCTCATCGACCAGAGATACCGGCTCAGTGTCACCGAACTTTTCCTTGAAGCTCTCCAGCTTCTCGGCGTCGTCCTCGTTATCAGGGTCGAAGTCGCTGACGTCGAAGCCCAGATACGTGCAGAGCTGGCCTTCCGCATCCATCAGCCGGTAGTATCGCTCCTGTTCGCGGTATGCGGTCTCCAGCTCGCTGCGGGTCAGCTCGATTTCGACAGTGATAGTGGCCTTGGGGTCGGGAATCGGAATATTACGGGTGATAGTCATGTTTTTTTCTCCTTTCTTTCAAAAAGCTGGCGCTCAGGCCAGCAGTGACATACCAAGCCGAACAGTCTTCAGAGGAAACTGGTCGGCATCGAGACGGAATGTTGTGCCGCAGTCGGAGCAACGTGCTTCGGGACCGTAGGCACTTCCGTGCTTCGGGCCGAACTTCAGGCTTCCGCAGATGGGACAGGTGGCACAGAGCAGAGTCGCTCCTCGTACCTGAATATCCAGAACGCTGGTGCCGGCAGGTGAGTTCGTCCAGCCCGCCAGATAAGCAGGGGAGACGCCCAGCACCTCAGCGAAGCGTTCCAAAGTCTTCAGGGGGATATTCTCCACTCGCCCAGACTCATACTTGTAGATGGTCTGCGGTGTCACTTCACACCGTTCTGCAAGCTGGCTCTGGGATAGTTCCAGAGACAATCGTGCATTCTTGATGCGGACAGCAGCAAGCGGCAGGGAAGTGGTCTGAGAAGTGCTCACACCGCATCTCCTTCCTCAAAGGGCTGCCAATAAGCAGTCATCTTGTAGAAGGAAATGAACGGCTTCTCCAATCCGTTTGCCTTGGCAAATGCTTTCGCTGCCGCCTCGTCCTTGAATACGATGGAGTCCTGAATACACTCGTTGAAACGAATGCTGTAGGAACCCACAGAAGGGACAACGGAGAGGTCGATACCAAGCGTCTTATCCTGCTGGTTCAGCAGAAAGACGTAGGTACAGAACACGCTCTTGACCTTCTCCAACATACCGGTGTCCTCGATGTCGATGCCACGGGACTCGTACACCTCTGCGATGCGCTCATAGCCCATCTCTTTGAAAGCCTCGCGGATGCGGGGGTCAAAGCAGAAATGGGTGACACGCAGAATCTCGCCCTCCAGCTTCATAATCCGGTCGTCGATGGGGACGTCCTGATTAAAGGCGGAGCAGGCATCTTTCGCAGCGTGTTCCAGCCAGTTGGTAATACCATCAATGTTCCTCCCCGCAGCGGAGATGATTTTCTTGATGGGGATTCTCACAATCTTGTTCACAACAAGATTGCAGAAGGCCAGATAGAAGCCGGTCTCGTTCAGTGCTTCAACGACCGTCTTGAAGTTCTTGGTCATGGTGCTTTCTCCTTTCTTCTTGAGTATAGCGTGCGGGAATGCTCAGACACGGTCGTGTACGCAATCACCATTCCCATCCATCACAGAATCGTGCTGGAGGAAGGTGTCGTGGTACAGTGCCTTGCCAAACGCCTTGCAGACGGGGCATTCCCAGCTCACCTCCGTACCATCGTTGTAGTCGATTTCACGGTCGCCCTGATATTCGACCTCGGCGCCACACACGGGGCAGACGTCCTCCTCATCGCCGTTGGGGTGCAGGAATGGGATACGCTTGCCCTGAGGGTCGGTGAAGGGAACGACTATGCGCTGAATAACGGCCAACAGAACGTCGATGTCGGCGTTTGCCATCATCAGCGCGATGCGTCCGACCTCCAGCTTGAAGTCCTCGGAAAAGATGTTCCCTTGGATAGTCGCCGCGATAGCCGCAGGATGCGCCATGGCCGCGACGGTATCACGTCCCAGCGAAATGAGGGCGTTGAGTGCCATAATGAACACGGTATGACCGGATTCGGTATAGGCCTTATCAAGCTCCTCATAGGCGGTGGCATCGTGATTCTTACGACGCTGTGCGTCCAAACGGGCAATTTCATTAGGATAGTCAGTCATGAATTTCTCCTTTCTCCCAGCCTGTTATAAGGACTTACGGGAACACAAATGTATGAAAATATATAAAAAAGACAGCTATCCCCGAAAAAGGATAACTGTCTGAATTTACGTATGGTGACTTGGAAAACGGAGATAATCTCCTTTATAAAAATAGCTTCGTAATTATAATTCTATACTACCACAGTTTGATATTTTGTCAATGATTCTGTGGGTAAAAAAAAGAAGCCCTTTCGGGCCTCTTTAATTACTTCTTAGAGCGCTTTTCCATCTTTGCTACAAGTTCAGCAAGCTGCTGCTTTGTCTCGCCTCGGACGATTCCCTCGAAAATTTCCCACACGCCATCCTTGCGTTTGTAAACTGCTGTCTGTGGAGCTTTCTCCTTGCGGGCAGTCGTAACCTCGTTTTCAGTGATGTCGGGAGGTGAGCCCGCTATTTTGCACCATGCGCGGATATATGGATAATCCATTCTCACAGACTTCCTTTCGGTTTGATTTTCGGCGCATACATATCTTTGCCCTGCTTTTCGTAGAAAAGCGTCTGCGTTTTGTTTGTCCCATCAGGTCTGATGTTCTGATACGAAGGATGCTTTGGAAAAGCTGCCATCAGCTTTCTGAACCGCGCCACCGCCTCTGAAGGCTTGCATTTTGCGGCCACATAGTAGTTCAACGGGCTTGCCTGCCCAAATGTCATAACTTCGGAATGTGGGCGCTTCATCATCTCAATGACCTCGTCCGTGAAAGCCCCACGGATTGAATCCGGTGTCTTGGTGCCATCCTCGTTGGCATAGGCCTCCAGATTCATTTTATCGAAACGAATAATGGGGTCGATGATGTGCTTGCCATCCACGACAACAAAGCTGTGGTGGGTAGGGACGGCATCGCCTACGAATAGCCAGCCGGCATACGGCACGGCGTTCTTCACGCCTGCGGCAGCCAGAGCGTCCAGTATGCGCTGGGTGTTCTGATAGCAGTAGCCAACATCGACCTCCGTGGCATCGAAGGTCTGACGGATGGTGTCGGTCTCTGTACCTGAGGGGAAGGGACGTGTGTTGTCATAGCTAAATACTTCCATTGTCCCTGTCAGCGGATACATCTGCGAGGGTATTTTAATAGGTTTTTCGCTGAATGATGGGTTGGTGTAGATAGCGTGAGAGCGTAACACCTCAAGGCTGCTTTGGTTATTCTGCATTTAGGTCCTCCATCATCTTTGCTACTGTCTCGTAGGGCCCGCGTAGGTCTTTGTCTTGTTCAGACAGGCTCATTGCAGCAACGGTCGTTTCGTTCGGGACCTCAGCGATATCGTCGATTGTAGGGTTAGGCTTTATAGACATATTCACGCTTATATCCTCCTATTACTCTTGTTTTCATTATAGCTCATTTGTTCATTTCCGTCAAACAAAGCCTGAAAAAAGGGCTACCATAAAGGTAGCCCTCAGACGTTGTAAAAATCTCCTTTCAGGGGCGAATTGCATCAACGCAGCCATTTGTCTCCTTGCTTAAAGTAGACAGCGTTTCGTTACAAGCCGTATCTGCACCCTCTAAAATCAATCGCAAGAACTCGCTGAGTTCTTCTGATTGGTGTTTAATAGATTGGTACAATACTGTTCTTTTCGCACCTTCCCCTGTCACTTTGCACTTTGCTTGCACTTTCACCAAAGCGATAACTCGCTCAAACACCTCATCAAGATTCTCTCTCGTAAGTGCTTTATAGATGTTATCCTTTTGGGAATCTTCAAGCGGTTCCACAGCATTTCGACAGGACTCATATATGACTTTTGCCAGTTTTCTGGGGCTTGCACCAGACAGCTCATCAGCCCGCGCAAGAGCATCATTACTGAGCCCAAGCAAATAATCTGAAGAAATATAGTAGATTTCCGAGATTCGCTTGAGATATTCCCCGCTGGGAACGACTTTCCCTTGACGCCACTTCGCAATTATCGCCGCCGAAACATTGAGCTTTGTGGTTGCCGTTGCTGATGTATCACCGTTGGCAGCCATCAACGCACGGAAACGTTTACCGAAAACCTTAGCCGTCTCTTTTTCAAAGTTTTCCATCTGTACCTCCATCAAAACGGCAAATCAACAGGCCCATCTGTCAGAGATACAGATACGCTCTCAGTAGCGGGCTTCTGCTGCATCGCCTTCAGAATAGCGTTCTGTTGCTGCAGCAATGCATTCTGTTGGGCAATGAGAGAATTCTGCTTTGCTATGAGCTGCAGCGCCGAGTTGTAGAAGGCTCGTGCGGGAACAGCCGGATATGCCGCCTCATCGGGGATGTCTTTTATCTGCTGGGTCTCAGATTGACCCAGCAGATAATCAACAGAGACATTGTAAACATCCGCAATTTTAGCGAAGTAATCAATGCTCGGCACGATACGCCCACGCAGCCACGTTGAGACAGCTTCCGGAGCGACACCGATAATCCTTGCAGCTTCCGTCACGGAGTCGCCGTTGTCTTCCATCAAAGACGTAAAACGTTCGACAAAAGACTTTTTGAGCTTTTCCAAAAAGGCATCCATTGTGGGCACCTCCCTTACAGGCAGACAGTAGTTTCCGCTGAGACCCGAATGACACGCAGAGTGCAAAGGTCCATATCTGGATAGAAGTCCATCACCGTTTTCCGCAACTCATCGAGAGTCTTGAAATCCCTGTCAATGAGCAGAACAGGACCGCTGGTATCGTACCAGTTATCCTCGTTTTCCTCGGAATAGATATCTTCATCTTCGTCGATGGTGCCGCAGTAAATCTGAGCGTCTCTGACGTAGGGACTGTCCGTGAAGACCATATACCGTCCAGCCTCAGAAGTCTTGTCCGCGACGCTGGCCGTGCAGCCCGCATCGCACTTGCTGCAGAAATCGTCGCAGCCATCCTCGTGGATACGCGGCGCGGCGCCGGTAATGAACGGAGCACGGCAAATACCGGAAGCATCCGCAAAGGCGCACAACTCAGAGTCGCACTCGCAGCACAGCTCGTTCCGATAAGTCAGAGTAGCGATGGTAGCTGTGTTGTCCTCGCCATGACCGTAAAGCAGCGCAGCGATGCCCTTGGAATAGCGTTCATCGAACCAGTGCCAGATGTCTTCACGAGGAGTGCCGGCGGGGAAGTGGAGGAACGCATCCTCCATCTTCTCGGTGTCCGGATTCATCGGGACATCCGTGAACTCATCCCACAGTTTTTCCAGCTCGGCGTCTCGCTGCTTCAGCGGCATGAACTTCACCGTCTCAACCTGTCCCTCCAGCGAAGCGACACGCTTATTCAGCTTATCGTATTTGACGGCGTGGGCGCAGTTGGCATCGGGGAAGTCGCGGTTATAACAGACATCCTTGCAAAAGTAAGTGGCAGGGCAGGTCCTGCAGCGGGTCTTTGTATTGTGCTTGGTCATGTGTTTTTCTCCTTTCTTTCTTCGTCCAGAATCGACACTAAACTACACGTTTTCAGGCGTGAGTACCGCCCTTGGCCGCGTCACTGATAACCTTCCGTTCTGCCTCCGTGAGCAGCGCATCATCGTCGTTCTCACGATGGCCGGCGTTCCAGCTCACACTGGTGGACTCAGTATGCAGGACATTTTCGATGAGGGTGACTGCATTGTCAGCGAAGTTCTCCAAATCTGCATTGGAGAATGCGAACGGAACCAGCTTCTCAATGATGACATCGAAGGAACCATCATCATAGGTGAATGTGCCGGCGCCGCTGCCGAAGTTCGCTTTCAGCGCCGTGCGTACCTCAATCATATCGGCGGGACGGGGGAACGCGGCTCTCAGCCAAAAACGCATCTTGTCCTGTCCGGAAGCCTTGTCGTAGTAGACATAGCACTGGCACTTATCGCCGCAGATATCCCGCACGCGGATGTCGGCATTTTCGTCAGAGGACGTGTTTTTGGAGGTGGAATCGGTGCTTTTCAGCTCCACGAATGTGGCATCACTCTCCATGTGCTCACTCAGCCACTCGTCGATGTTATCGACCTCGCCGGAGGGAACCTCGACGATGTAGGCAGGACCCACATTGGGGTAGACCTTAAAGCGCATGGCATCCACATTCCGCCCACCAGCAGGAATCTGTACGGACGCCTGCTTACCGTCGATGGTGCCGAACTGTGCCTCGAACATACTGATATAGCTGCTGATGTGCTGGAACTGATAGCCGATTTCGGCGGTGTAGTTGGAGGTGAAGCAGTAAAGTGCGTGGCCGATACCCTGACGGGAAATCCACCACGAAATCTTCTTGTTCACCCCGTTACGCACCGGCGTGAAGTTGTAGAGTCCGTAGGCGAAAGGGATGCCAACATGGACAGCACCACTCTGCGTCTGACCCTTTACGGGCAGCTCGTCCCACGCATCGCTTGCGTTCACGAAACGTCCCACGAGGACGTCCGCGCTGCACGCTGCGATGAGATTTGCTTCGCAGGGTTCGATACCGACCAGCTTCGCATACACAGCCTCATCAGCGGCGTTCACCTCATGGAGACCGACAACAGCCGGTACGAATGTACCATCACCGTTGGTAGCTGCCATCATAACAGCAAAACCATCCTTGGTGATTTTGCCGTTGACGATAACTTCCTCACGGATAGCCTCCATGTTTTCGCCAGTGTGCTCGAAGATAACTTTGGTTTTCACTTGTTTCTCCTTTCTCCCTGCCTGTAATAAGGACTTACGGGAACTCAAAATGTATGAAAATATATAAAAAAGACAGCTACCCCAAGATTGGGATAACTGTCTGAATTTACGTATGGTGACTTGGAAAACGGAGATAATCTCCTTTATAAAAATAGCTTCGTAATTATAATTCTATACTACCACAGTTTGATATTTTGTCAATCGTTTTAGTCGAAAAGAAAAGCGCCCCGTCAGGGACGCTTTTCGCAGTAGATGATTCTCCTTTCACAATTAACGCGCTTCAAGCAGCTTCTCAATGTCAAAATCCTTGATGATGTACTCATCAGGATTTGCGACGACTGCATCGTACTCCTCACGGCTTTGGAAGCTGTCAATGACTTTCTTTTCAGCGTTACTCAAAGCATCATACGGCTTGGTGCCGTAGTCAGCAGGCAACCAGCCGCGATTCATTCCGACGAAGATATTGAGCCGGTCGATGAGCAGCTTGGCGGAGTCCTTGAACTTCAGCTTCAGAATGCCCTTCTTATAGAAGGAACCAGTAAAGAACGTGAATGCGATGCTCTTACCGACGCTTTTTCCGCTCGTGACATTATCGTTGACAGCAGTCATCGGGTCAATAGAGTTAGGTGTATTCTTGCCACCGTTGAGAAGATACAGAGCGCGTTCCATATCATTCACCACATATGCGGCTTTATCCTGATTGAAGTCGTCTCTATAGCGGTCGAAGACGTAGGAATACATAGAGAGCTTCGGGAATGCCAAACGGAACCCAGCGGTCTGTTTCTTGTCGAAAGAGCAATATTTCTGGGTGTTCTCACTTGATAGCGTGTCCGCATCGTAATCGTACACATCATACCGTTGCCTACTTCCCATGCTCCCCAGCCTATCGAACAGGTTCAGCAGGGAAGTGGTGCAACCTCTACGCAGCTCCCGCCGAATATCCTCCATTACAGTCCTCACAGTGTAGTCGTTGAGGTCGTAATCCTTCAATTCAGCACGACGACGCTTGTAGTCTTCTTCCATGTTGGCAGGCATCAGACCGATGTTCGCGGCTTTGTGGATGAAAGTGTCCCAGTAACTTGCGCGGATACTTTCCAAGCACGCCATTCGAAGTTCAACGCCGGAATCCCTCCAAGGATGGTCGTCCACGGCCAGTTTGACATAGGGCTGGTCGTAACGCTCAGAGCCGCTCATTATAAAGGGCTTAACCTCTTCGTAGGAGCCAATGAAGGAGTTGCAAATACGAGCCTTGAGCTCAAACTCCTCAATGATGTCCTGCGGAAACTTCTTCCGCCAATCGGGAAGGAACGGCTTCTGTACCTCGTAGTCGCGCAAAGTCGTAAGATTCTCACTCAACACATCCGCCTCATTTCTGCTGTTTGCGTTCGACGGCTTGACATTGACATGGATGATGACCCACTCAGGGGCCGTCCGTCTCGTTCTGTCACGCTTGAACTCCTTTTCCACATAGAACATAGAGGCATTGATTCTCTTCGTTTCCAGCATATAAGACAGCGAAGTGTCTGCAGCCAGTGTGGAGTAGGGAAGGATGGCGAGAAGCTGACCACCGCATTTCCGCAGCATGGTCAAAGATTTGCCAATCCATCGCGCAGCGAAAGCAGGGGAGACCGCCGATGTGTGGGCGAACATGATGAGGGGATAGGGTTTCAGTGTGTTGAACTTTGCAAAGTCGTCGTAGACGACACGGATGCCTTCTTCCTTCAGCGTTTCCGCCACACAAACATCTTCTACCACGGTATCCAAATACTTTTCACCGTAATATGCGCTTTCGTGCTGCCAGACCTTGTTCTTGTTTCTGTACCAGCCGGCAAAGCGGCGGAAGCACTCGTGAAGCTGCAGCTCACTCATGTCCCCGCAAATGGGGTTCAGAATGTCGCCATCGCGCACGGCAGACCAGTCCACCATGCGGAGTGCCTTACCGCAGACGTAAGGGGTGAGAGTTTCAGGTGCGGTGGCGTACCGCTGCCTGACCTTGGGCGCGGACTTCTCGTAAGTGCCCACGCCGTCGCGTTCGAACCAAGCTCTGAACTTCTCCTTCGCTCCTGCGATGGTAGAAGATTGGCTGCCATAGATGTACTCGCCGCGAGTCCAATAATCAGTGCCGCAATGGGCGAACCGATATGCCATATAGTTCTTGGTGTCATCGCGGAAGTTATCTTTGTTCTCAAGGATGTACCCCACATTCATACCCTTGTAGTAGATGTCCGTTACGGTATCTTTGTATCCGGAATTCTTTCCGGGGGCTAAAAAGGACAGATGAATTCTACTCATTATTTTCTCCTTTCTCCCAGCCTTTAAGGTCTTATGGGAACAAAATGGTGACATTGAAAGTTACCTTTAATGCCGTTTTCGGTCTTCCACAATCGCAGAAAGTGTCTCATCAATCGGTAGCTGAATCACTTTCCCTGACAGCGGTCCGTCTTCGTCCACGCAGCGAACCACAATAGGATAGGTGCGTGCGTTGGGCTGGATGCCGATGATAATATAATCATGGTCAACCACAGAAAAAAATTCCCGGTACGCAATGTCGATACCTCTCCATGTAAGCCAGTGTTGGATGTGTGACTTATTTCTGTAAAAAGCAGCCTCCTCGTCTCGTTCCTTTTCCAGAGCCAGCGCATCCTTGTCTTCATACTCTTGCTCATAGAGGATTTCGGACATCTTCTCACGGAGAATACGAACTTCCTTGTGGTCAGACCCGTTTCCGATGCGCCGCCCGACGACATATTTCTCCGGGCGGTATTTATCGGCGGCGGCAAGTTCGTATTCGTACCGTCCCATTTTGAACACGATACCGAAATCACTCGGCTTCAACTTGCGCTTAGTTGGAACATTCTGCTGTAGGTCAGCGAGGCAAGCACAGAAGGCATCCCATTCGAATTTCTCGGTGGGAATACTTTCGTCATCGTAGTGGGATGTACGGTAAAACCGACACTCGAACTCATCTGCCAGCCCCACCGTCTTGCCAGCAAATCCTCTCGCTTGGGGGAGTTGCCTTTCAGTAACACGGACCGTGTCTCTCGACAAAACGACAGACCTCGTACCAAACTGTGATGCAACGTGCTGAATACATGGGAGCACATCACGGAGAATAAGCTCGCGGCACACCTGTGAGCAGTAGGATTTATCCACTACAACACGGATTAAGACGACAACAGCGTTGTTGCCGACCTTCTTAATGCGGGCACTGTCTTGACGCTTAACATTGAAGCGACCTGTGCCGAAGGGGTCTTTACAACAGTATTCCTTGTCCTTCAGCGCTTCCTCCACGGAGTCCAGCAGCATATCACGAATCTGTTTGTCCATACCTTTTTCAAAAGGGATGGTCAGGTTGTCGTCGCTCCAGTTTCCGGACTTGTTGATGAGGGTTTGTGTATCCATGTTTTTTTCTCCTTTCTTCTTTTTTACGGAAGTTCAGTCGGCGATGAACGCTGCTCTGTCCAAACCGCACAGGGCAGGGCGGGGGGAGAGGCAAAGCCTCCCCCGCTGCTTGATACTTCAGCCCGTTTCCCGCGCCTGTGCAACGTAGTCCAGAAGCTCCCAGCCAAAGGGAAAGACGTGCCCGCAATCGGGGCTTCCATCCTCAATACAAACAGCAGAAAATTTCCGCGTTCGTCCGTTGGGATAAATGGCCGTAAGCATAAAGCTCTTTCCGCTGACATCGAAAATCTCTTTGTACGAGAGGGTTTTAATGCCTGCAGCGGCCAGTTCATTGTCAACGAGAGGTACATTCTTGAGGAATGCCTCCTCCTCATCTTTCGCTGTTTCCACGGCGATGGTTTCTTCGTCCTTTCCTTCCTGCTCAAAGAGGGCCTTTTCTACATCCACCCGAAACAGGCTTTCCTCCTCGCCGGCTTTTTCGCCGGTCTCGCGTCTCACCAAAACGCGGGTGAATGGAGTTTCAGCGTCTACGCCAATAATGCGGACTGTTGCGTCGTTTCCCGTGCCCAGTGGGTACTGGAACGCCTTACCGAAATCCTCTGCGAGAAGGTCTCGCTTTGGCTTCTCGCCCTGCTTGCGGGCGGCGGCACAAAGTTCATCCTGCCGCTGCAAACGCACACAACGGCAGTACGAATCCCAGATGATTTTATCGTTGGGAACCATACTGCTGTTCGCATAGACCGAGTGGAAGAACCTCACAGAGAACCAGTATGGTTGAGGTTCACTTTGGTTTCCGCTTTGAGCCGAGATGCCAAAGATTCTTCCGTCTGACGTACGAATACTGTTCGGCTTCACTGTGTAGCGAGCAGACCAGCGAGACGCAACACTCGACACGACCGGTTCAAATTCGGACATGATATAGTCTCGAAAAAGACCGCTCAGGCGCAGGACTTGCCCTCGTTTCTCGTTCAGCAGCAGGCCCACCACAAACTCTGTAAAGTACGGACTTGCGGCTTCGTTAGGAACCAGCTTGCAAAAACGTGAAGGAGGTGTACCACAGCGCCTTACGCCGAAAGGGTCTCCATCACAAAAATAGTCGTCAGAGAACTTCTTTGTAATGGAATCAATGAGGTCGTCGTGCAAATTTTCTGCTACGGAATCGTGGGCACAGTAAGTGTCGTTTTTCAGAAAAGGACTCTGCATTACTGTATCCAGCTTTTGACTGAATGCGCTCATATAACAAAATCGTCTCCTTTCCCCCTGCCTCAGATAAGGACTTATGGGAACATAAAATATATAAAAAATATAAAAAAAGACAGCCACCCAAGATTGGGGTAACTGTCTGAATTTACGTATGGTGACTTGAAACGGAGATACTCTCCTTTATAATAATAGCTTCGTAATTATAATTCTATACTACCACAGTTTGATATTTTGTCAATGATTTCAGGCAAAAGAAAAGCGCCCGTAGGGGCGCTTTTCGGTCGTAAGGTCTCTCCTTTCAGGCGGGAAATCTGTGTGCGCTGATAATGCGGAGCAGCTCCCAGCCAAAGGTCTTTTTGTGAGCCTTTTCCTTCCCCTCATCATCGTCAAGACAAATGGCCGTGAAGACGTGCTTTCGTGCCTTGGGGTGGATGGCGGTGATGACATAGCTGCAGCCGCAGAAGTCGAACATCTCACGGTAGACGATGTCGATGCCTTCCTCGTCGAGTCGGCGTTGTATGACCTGCTTGTTCTTGTAGAACATAGCCTCCTCTTCCTTGCCTGACTCAATATGCTGGTCAGCAGCCATGCTGTCCTCAATATCACGCAGAATCTCTTCCACGCGGTTGAAAGGCCATTCAACGGTCTTGCCGGGTTCCTTGCCGTCCATCTGGCGGAGGGATACTCCGATGGGGAGGCTATTTTTGTCGATGCCCTCGATACAGTAGGTCGTTTCAATATAAGAGAACAACCTGCCGTAATCGGAATACTTCAGTTTATAGACCGGCTGCATGATAGCTTTATCCGCTTTGTGAAGCCTGAAGTGTTCCTCCCTCTGCCGGCAGAAGGCATCCCAGATGATTTTGGAATCAGGAATATCCTTGTCGGCATAGTAGGATGTCCGATAGAAGGCAAAGGAAAACTTTGCAACATAGGTTTTCTCGACTCGCGGCAAAGAATCAGGCTTTTCATTTGAGTAGACGCTCTTCGACATACTGGCCCAGTCCGGCTGAATACGTGGTACAGTACCCAGCACCTGTTTCGGTGCAAATACACGAGCACTGTGCTTCGCCGCAGCCTGCTTCGCAGCAGCCATGACATCATTATACATATCCGTCCAACAGAGCTTCATCCCACGCTTATTATCTGCGAAGAGCATATTGTTGAGGCAGATTGCAAGCGATACATGGGTGATGGTTGCGGCTCCGCCGGATACGTAGCAAATGTTGATGCGGCGGTTGCCACAGCGAGCCTCGCCAAAGGGGTCCTTGCAACAGTAATCCTTGTCCTTCAGCGCTTCATAGACGTAGTTGCATAGTGTCGTACAGAGGGATGAACCCTCTGTGCGTCCTATGTCGGCTGCGGTGTCAATGGTTTTCAAATCCATAGCTTTCTCCTTTCTTTGTTTTTAAGCTCCCCGACCGCTGCGGTCGGCGATGATTCTGTCGATGACCTCTTTATACATGAACATGACCTTATCACCGACAGCTTTGCCTTCCTCGTCCTCAACACAAATAGCGGTGAAGACATAGAGACTTTGTGCATTCGGCGTGATAGCGGTCAAGGCGTAGGTACGCTTGGCGTACTGGAACATTTCACGATACATGAGGTCTACACCGTCACGGGCGAGGGCAGCTTTAATGCAGTCCTTGCCTTCGTAAAAATCAGCTTCCTCGTCCTTCGCAGCTTTCAGCTTTCGTGCGGGTATGTCGGCATCATCATCAAAAAGAGGCCTCCGAAGATTTGTCAACGGAACCACGATGATGCCTTCGTCTCCTGTACTTCCCGCAGGCTGCAGTCGCACGTCCAAATAACTGAACTCGTCCGCAAAGCCAACAATACGATACATGGCACCCTCATAGAGAAACTCACGCTCATAATCGGTTGCTTTTAGCGGATAGAAAGGCATATGAGGAGGGCCGCTGGTGCGTCCTTTTTCATCTTCAATATCCTCTTGCAATCGCAGGCATCGGGCATCCCAGACGATTTTCTCATCAGGTACGTTGGGGTTGTTGTGGTACGGCGTCCGGATGAACTCGATACCGAACACCGCAAACCTGAATCTCCGTCCAGCGCCATTGCGCTTTGTTCCGAACGACGGCTTTTGTACGAAAATTCGCGCCTTATACGTCTCCGCCACATACCACAAAGCCGCCTTAATATCATCGCGCATCTCACCAACACATGACTCAACGTACTTGTGATTGTCTGCGTCTACGATGAGGTTGAGTGTGACTTCTGTGATATTAGCTTTTTCGTACGATACCTTGCACGGGTGGGGAAGGTCGGGGTCATTTCCGTAGCGTTCTTTTCCGAAGGGGTCTTTACAGCAATAGGCCTGTCCCTTCACATTGAACTCAACAACCTGTTTGATGAACTCACAGAGCCCATTCTTGCTGGTGATTGTTCCCGCACCAACGGTGGTGTCAAGTGTGTGCAGGTTCATAGCTTTTCTCCTTTCTTTCAGCGTTTTCCTCCATCGCGTTCGGCACGAATCGCCTCAATGACATCTCCAAACGAGAAGAACAGGACATCATCAAAGGTTTCACCGGATTCATCCACACGGACAGCACCGAAGATATCCTTTACTTTGGTGGGTATGATGCCGACCAGTGCGTAGGTCAAGCCATCAAGCTCAAACATCTCACGATACATCACGTCCACGCCAACACGGTCCAGTAGAGCTTGGATGTGCTTCTTATTTTCATAAAAAGCAGTTTCCGTCTCCCTTGAAACACTGACATTCTGCATTTCTGCAAGGTACAGGGCGTGTTCAACGAGGGACAAAGATACCTCCATGGTATCGCCTTTATCTTGACCGTCTACACCTTGCACGAGTACCTCGTCCATGCTGTTTTCACCCATTCCGATGATACGATACAGGGAGCCTCCGAGAAGGAACACTCGCCCGAAATCGGAATTTTGAATGGTGTAATCAGTTTTCTGGCCGGCAGCAAATCGCGTATCCCGAATCTTACCGCAGCGTTTACACCAAATGTCTCTGTTGGCATCCCAGATGATTTTCTCATCAGGAATGCCGGTATCCTTGGCGTAGGGCGTTGATATGATGTAGACGTATAATGCGGCTGATTGGAATAAGGCGCCTGAACGAGCACCCATTGCCGCAGAGCAAAACGGCTGCTTCTTGATGATAGCTCGTGCCGAGTGCTTGCTTGCAATAGGTTTTATTGCAGCGCTTACGTCCCTCAGAATGGCCGCAGCCACGTCACGAGGCAGCGGGTTTATTCCGTAGCCGCCATCCAACGCAATGTTGATGACCAACTTTAAGATGTTGTACTCCTTACCGAAGACATAACACATATCCCCAGCATCAGCACCGTAGCGCCTTTTACCGAACGGGTCTTGTCCACAATAGGTCTTGTTCCGAAGAGTGTATTCAAGCCCTGTGCGAATGTCTGTCAACAGCAAATCGGAGTCGATTTGTTCAGCACCGTATGCGGTGTCCAGAGCATCTAAATCCATAGCTTTCTCCTTTCTTTTTTGCTTTCAGCAGGTCAGGCAGCGACACACACTGCTGCACCGCCGTCCGAACCGCGCAGGACAGGGGAGAGGCAGTACCCCTCCCGTGCCTGAGTCAATCAGGGTCCCTGCATTCCGCCATGAGTTCGATGAGGTCCCACCCGAAAAGAACACGGTGTCCATATTCGGGGGAGTCTGCATCACAGCAGACAGCACCAAAGATGTTTGTCCGTGCATCCGGAAAGATTTCGGTAAGCACAAAACTTGTACCGAGCGTATCGAAAATCTCTCTGTAGGTTACATCGAGCTCTTTCCACGCTTCAAGCATTTCAGCCCAAGACGACATACTCGTCTGCCGTGAGTGGGCCATGCGTTTTGTGAGACTTATTTTGTTCTTGTAAAACAAAGCCTCCTCATCTTTAGCCTTCAGCACCGTCAGCACTGTTTTGTCTTCGAAGTCATCTTCGTAAAGTGCAAGTTCAATGTCCTTAGCCCTCACATCTACCTTTTTGCCAGCGTTTTTCCCCTTGACGTATTCGAGTACGACGGAGGAATTGGGCTTCTCATGGTTGATGCTGAGAATCCGGACAATGGGGCTGCGAGGTTTCCCCGGCTTGAGGGGGAATTCACGACCGAAGTCCGCTGCACACAGCTCGTGCTTCGGAAGCGACTCTTTGCTTACTCTCCGGTCAACCATTGCCTTTCGACAGTAGGCATCCCAAAAGATTTTCTCGTCTGGAATCTCCGGATTGTCGAAATACGTCGAGTGGGCGAAGGTGAAATCAAAGTGAAAGAGGGGAAATGCAGCTCCATTAAGGGTGAACCGTCGTTTCTCTCTGCCTTTCACAAAGCAACGTGCTGACCACTGTTCAGCGGCTACCTTTACGGCCCGTTCCAACTTTTCCTGCAGTTCGTCTATAAACGTCGGCTGCGGGGCCCCCATCTGTGACAGCTTTTCGAGAAGCGGTGACAGCTTTTCGAGAAGCAAGATGTTCACAGAATAGTGTGTGAGATAGAAGCATTCATCGTCATCGGAGACTTTGATGTCTGCCAGCGCATCAGGAAAATCACTTCCGTAGGATACATAAGTCTCTGTTGTCCGGCAGAATGTAGTTGGGTCAATACCCAAACGCTTCACTCCAAAGGGGTCTCCCTCACAGTCAGGTTCATTGCTGAACGCCTTTTGGACGACATCAATGATTGTGTCACGGATATTCTCCATGATGATAGCATTGGCGTGATACTTTTCGTGCTTGAGGATAGGTCTTGGAACCATCGTGTCAATGGCACGCAAATCCATGTTTTTCTCCTTTCTCCCCGCCTACAAAGAGGACTTATGGGAATCCCAAATGTATGATAATATATAAAAAAAAGACAGCCATCCCAAGATTGGGATAACTGTCTGAATTTATGTGGTGACTTGAAAACGGAGATAATCTCCTTTATAAAAATAGCTTCGTAATTATACTTCTATACTACCACAAACAGATACTTTGTCAATGAATTTAAGGCGAAAAAAAGAAGCTCCCGAAGGAGCTTCTTTCAAAATTGTTGTAATTATTCGGTTTTCACAGCCGGCGTGGTGACACCATCGAAGATATTGCCGATGACACGGTATTTAGTGCCGAGCAGCTTGCAGAACGGTACGAAATGGCCGTTATCATAGGCTTCATCCATCAGCTCTGCCGCTGTCTTCGTCTTCAGAGACTCATTCACCAGCAGGCCAAAGGAACCGTTGCGGAACACGACTGTGTGCTCGTTAAAACGAGCCGTGGGGTGGAAGCCCTCAAAAGTCTCCACAATGTCTCCCTCGAATACCTTGGTTCCATCCTTGTCGTCGATACCGGTATACTGCGTAACGGTATCCGCGTAGACACCGCAAACGTCGCGGCTTTCAGCCGTGTCGGACAAGTACGTGTAGATGATGGCGAAGTCCTTCGGGCTATTATGGGGACGTGCGGCGCCCCCGTAAACCCAAATTCCCGGCAAGGGTGCTCCGGTTGCCATGCGAACTTTCTCACCATGCCGCCGAATCTGGCCGCGAAACAGAATTTCTTTCATTGTTTTTTCTCCTTTCATTTTTCAATACATCCCATGGAGCTTTTTCCACTTGGCTTTATCCATCCAAGGACCGTCGAAGCTGTCGTCCACACATTCAGTACGGAGACAGTTGGGGCAAACGAGACAGTCCACAGCCCGCCGAATACGACCGGTCTTGAAACGCACCCCATGCTGGATGATTTCTTCCTCCTCCACGAAGTAGCTCGGTTCAAGCTCGCAGCCACAGGTGCCGCAGATGCCGAATGGGTTCGTATCGCCCTTGTAGGTGCCGTTCTGCTTCTGGATGTTTTCCTGAATCACCACACGATAATCTGTCGCAGCCATCAAGATTGCACCTCCTCAAATTCAATGACCCATACCCACGGGTTCCCGTCCCACTTGGACAGGACCTTGTGTTCGGGAATCGTGCTGTCCCACAGCTTGATAAACTTCTCCTGAAGGGACGTGGTGTTCTCGCCGGAGGTACTGTCACAGGTGATGCCCTCCTTAGTGAAGTCCTCGTCCTTCATGTCATTCAAATGTTCCAACCGCACATCCGTCACACGCAGGAAAATGCGTGCCGCCTCTTTGGGCATATGAATGGACGGTGTCCAGCGAATGAGGGAACTCACCTCAGGGGAGTTTTTCAAATCCTCATCCGAATAATCGGCCTTGTAGAGCCAGCGGTTGAAATCGCAGGCACAAGTCGTCTCACGGACATACAGGATATCGCCCTTATCAAACGGGGCGCGAAAGCTGCGGATGACAGCATCCGTATCAGCAAAGGCTGCCACGAGACGCCCATCACCGTCACGGTACAGACCTTCCGCTCGTTTGCCGGCGAAGTGAAACGCACCACGGCGTGTTACCGTCTTGCGCCCCTCGCGGATGGCACGTACCATCTCGCCGTTGAACAGGATAGGCTTCGGCTTCTTGTCCTTGAAGATGTCGGGGTCATAGTGGACACCGGCTTTCTCGCGCAGCTCCTTACAGCGGGAACCTCTGTAGATGCTGGTATCGCACTCTCTGACAGGGCAATTCGTGAAGCAGGCGCTTCTGTCCTCGGTAGGCTTTGTCATGTTTTTTCTCCTTTCTTCTTTCAACTGCTCCAGCGCATCCATTCAGGTACAGGTCCGTAGCCGCGCTGCGCTTGCGGGGCAGCAGGGTAGGGGTACGGTCTCGCTCCTGCTACATGAGCCACAGCAACCGTTCCGCAGCCGCCGGACGGTGTCCTGTACTGCCGAATCGCCGGCGCGTACAGGAACCCGTCTACAGCTTGCCTTACGGTCATAGCCGAAAACTTCGGCGCTCTCCAGCGATGCTCCTTCGAGTAATAGATTTCACGCACTCTGCACGTTGCGACCGTGACAGGGACACGTGGGTCATCTACTGTGTGCTCACAGACAATAGCAATAGATGTCTTGCCAACTCTGGCCGCATCTTCAACCATTCTCTGCAATGCAAGGCGCTGGCCGTAGGGCATAGCAGCATCACGGTGCTTTACTTCGAAAAACACATATCCCTTATCATGATATTCGATTAGTCCGTCGATATCGGTAGGGTAGAGGTTGTGCTTGTTTTCGATGGTCATGCCCGTGAAGCTGATGAGCTGTTTCATCCTCGTGGGAAATTTAATGTAGTCCTTCCTCACGGGTGTTTCCTCCTTTCTTTGAGGCATCCCCCTTAGCGGGGGATGCCCTTGCCGTTTTTCAGCATCGAAATGACCTTCGCAGCAACGGCATCGTCGGCTACAAACTGGTTATAGCCGTTCTTCAGACTGTTGCTGGAAAAGTCCTTTGTGTCCTTGGCGTAGCGGCACATAGACTGGCTGGAAATCGGGCCGTAGATGGAGTGCTCGGTGTTTACGTAGACACAGCTATCGCCGCAGGTCACGAAACCGGAGCATCCGCGCCGCTGCCCATTGACAGCGATATTCTTCAGTTCGACCTTGATTTCCATACCGTGCTGCTCCGCCAGTGTGGTGAGGCTGTTTTTCAGCTTAGTTGCAAACAACATAGCTCACACCGCCTTTCGTTCCACCCAGACATCGCCCCGCTTTGCACACTCGTAGTGGTAGGGGCAGTCGTAGTGGGAATCGCAGCCTTCATCAACGAAGGTCTGGCAGGTGGCGCAGTCCAGATTGTGATGCAGCAGCCGCCGGATAACATCCCGTGCATTAACGGTTTCGACCGCAAGGTAGGAAAAGGCTCTCGCCTTGACGCTTGCGTCGTGCTCGTCCGTATAGTAGAGAGAAGACGCACAGAGAACCTTTGCTCCGAACACATGGCGGCACTCCTCATTGGAGAGCATCTCGCCGACGAACGGGAAAAGCCCGCGTCTGGCTCTGAGCTGATTGCTGACGAAAGCGTGTGTGTTCTTCGCCAGCTCCACGCCCTCATGAGCCTCCTCCAGTGTGTCGAAGGACAACGCACACACATCCACCAAAGAGCTTTCGCCGACAGGGGAGTGGTTCACATAGAGCATCACGTACTTCTTGCTGGGCAGAGTCGCAGTTCTTGCTGCATCCTCGCCCTTGAGACACACATAACGCGCCACGTTGTCGTTCCAAACGAACTGCTTACAGGAAGCACAGGTATTCTCCGGCTTGTCACATCCGGATTTTGTCTCAACGACCTTGATGTTTGCCATAGTTTTCTCCTTTCTCCCAGCCTTTTGTAAGGACTTACGGGAACACAAAAATGTATGAAAATATATAAAAAAAGACAGCCACCCCAAGATTGGGATAACTGTCTGAATTTATGTGGTGACTTGGAAAACGGAGATAATCTCCTTTATAAAAATAGCTTCGTAATTATAATTCTATACTACCACAGTTTGATATTTTGTCAACTATATACACAAACTAAAAAAAAGAAAAAGAGCCGCCGAAGCGACTCTTTTTCCGTTGCAAAGTTTAGTTTTCGATGAATATGGGCGTCATATCCTGCACGCAGGTGTAGCGGCCACGAAGAGCGTCGATTTTTGCCTGAGCATCCTCGAAGGTAGCAAACTTCTGTGCGGAAGAGACAAAAGAGGTTATGTGCATCCTGCTGCGGCTGATTTTCTCCAAATACTTGCCGGAAAAACCGCCTTTGGCGAACATCACCGCATAGGGTTTCGGTGCCATCAGCTTGTCTGTGGCGGGTTTGACTTCCAGATTGAACCTCTGAAACAGGTCTCCGAGCTGTTCGGACGCATCTTCGGCGCTGGTAAACAACAGTGCATCGCACGCTTCCTTCACATAGTGGACCGTTCTTGAACCTCCGAACTTCTCGAACCCGCTTACGTAGCCATAGCTACGATGCTTCAGCACGACAGGCCCATCCACAGCCTTTGTATTCTTCGGGGCGGGGCGCAGGCGTTCGCCGCGCCGCGTTCCGCTGAACGACATGAAGATGTAGTGGTCCTCGTGGTCTTTCAGCATCTCACGCGCCTCATCCAGCCAGACCTCCAGCTCGTCCGTCGTTCTGACGTACTTCCACAGAAGGTGCTCACCGGAGGTGTAGGGCATCAGCGTTACGTTCAGGTCATTGACGCCGGGGTTGCCTGCGAGGATGTCCTCCAAAGAGGCGGCGTCCTTCACCGCACGAGCGAACCACTTCCGTGTCTGAGCCCCGTTGAGCCACTTGCTGCCGTACACCATGCACTCGGTATCGTTCTCAGCGAAGGTGTCATTTATCTTCGCCATGAACTCTTCTTCCGGCAGCTCCAGAGCGTTACGGCCCATCATAATGAACCAGTGACGCTCACGCACTTCACGGCGTTTGGAGTTTTTATCGTAGATAACCTCGGTGCAGTTGTTGCTGCCGCCCAGTGCCAAAGGAATGATGCCGCGAGTCGTCTTGATGAACGTGCGAGAATCAATGATAGTGTATCCCATGATTTTTCTCCTTTCTTTGCATGAAGCAGCCTCACATCACACCATCGTCAACGACATCAATAAAACCGTATTTCAGGCTGTCGTTAATGCCGTGAACGCTGTGCCCGTTATCGAAATCCTTGCGGAGCTGAGAAGCAGAGGTCTTGGCATCGCCTTCGCCATACTCGAACATCTCAGTCTCGACGCAATTCGACACGATTTTCTTCAGCTTTGTGTGAGAGGTCGTTGCAGCGACCAAGCGCATGGAGTCTCTTGACTTCCATGCATCGCAGGAAAACACGATGTAAATTGGCTTATTCACAGTCCTTGCTCCTTTCTTTCCGGCCTTTACGGTCGATTTCAGCCACAGGATAGGGCGATGCCTTTCTCATGTTGCTGTCCATGATTCTCATTACATGAATGAGCATCTCGGAATAAGCACGATGCATCGTCTCGTAGCGGGCACGCCATGTATTATCATCATTGTCGTTGACGCGGGAACTCAACCCCATGCTGTAATACAGCGCAGAGTCGATATCCACCATCTCCGCATCTGTCAGGTGGCAGATGTATGCTCCCAGCTCGTTCGTGGAGACTGCCATCGGCTGCTCACACAACGCCGTGCTGGGGCGGCTGGTGCTGGTGATGAGTACATGAGATGGAAGCTGCATCTTCGGGGAAGACGTGGTAAACACGACCTCCACGACGCTGCTGTACCGGTTCAGGTCGTCAGCGGATACGACGATAGCGGGACGATGGCCTCTGATAACAGAGCTGTTAGAGGGCTGGCCGTCCTTGTCTCTGAACTGACTTCCTCCCGGTGCCCAAGGAGAATAAATCTCAATCTCTTTGGCATTGACCCAGAACACATCACCCCTGCGGATGATGCCTTTTCTACCCATAGATATGGACCTCCTTTCCGTCAGAATTGGTCACGCACAGGGGAACGCCGAAAAAAGACAGAACCGACTCAATCGGCTCTGTCTCCATGCAGCCAAGGTGACAACGCTTATTTTCGTAGGTCGCCTCGACATATTTCTCGTTCACCATGATGGGTTCGTGGCAAATGCAGCATTCGCCGGCGTAACGAATTTTCTTTTTTACTTTCACAATGAATTTACTCCTTTCTTTTCAATGTTGCCGAGACAGTGTTACGGCTGCTTGCTGGCGTCGTCTTTCACAGATTTTTCGCTGCTCTTCGATAGCTTCGTGAGCCTTCGCAATACACTGCTTCGCACGCCTATCCTGTTCAGAAGAGAAAGAGGCATAGCGCTCGGAGTAGACGGAATCCATACGCTCGGCTCTCTCGATTAACTCATACAGCGGTGTAGACATAGCTTCTCCTCCTCGTTTATTGAATGTTCATGCCTACAGCGCGAGGCCCTTCTTTGGACCAAGTTTCCTTGAGCCAGTGATAGGTGATTGTGCTATCTTCAGGACTCTTGTCTGGATAACAGGGAAGGTATGCTGCGGAGTACAAATCTCTGCATTGACTGAAATACACATGATTCCAGTCAGCCCACACATCGCCAAGAGAACTGATAGCTCGCTTGAACGACCGAAAGCTCTGCGGCGTGTGAACTACGATGGCATTTGCTCCGTTCCACTTTCCATTCCACATCATTGCGCTTCACCTCCGCGATACGAAGGTCTCCGCTTGGACCTGAACGGCGGCATTATCGGTGCGTTGTAGCTGGTCAGCTCACCAGTCAACTTCACGGGCACACAGGCGAGCAGACCTCGCTGCTGTCTGTACTGATGCGCCAGATTGTTGCGGGCCTGACGCTCCGATACGGCCATGGTCGTACCACCCCACTTATTCGTGGAGATGTCGTCATATACACGGATAGGGCCGAGGTAGCGATAAACCTTTTTTGGCTGTGCCATAGTTCATTTCTCCTTTCTTTTTCTTGTAAAATGTATGAAAATATATAAAAAAAGACAGCCATCCCGAAAATGGGATAACTGTCTTGATTACGTATGGTGACTTGGAAACGGAGATAATCTCCTTTATAAAAATAGCTTCGTAATTATACTTCTATACTACCACAGTTTGATATTTTGTCAATTCTTTTTGGGCTTAAAATATGAGGACGGATACTATTTGCATCCGTCCTCGTTTGCTTAACTGTTTTTCAACTCGTACTCATACTGCGATACCCAGCAGTCGCAAAGTGCGTCAGAGATGATTTCATCTCTCTCTTCGCCGTTTTCGACCATCAAAAGGGCAGACAGCGTTTTCCTTGCATTATCATCCAACTTTACTTCTTTTGTCCGCTTTTCTGCGTCCGGCGTGTTTGTTCTGACCAGAATGGTGTTATATCTTGTGTAGTCAGGTGCTACAAAATAGTCTACCGCCATATTGAGCCCGATACTCAGTATCATCAGATTTCCAGTCGTTCCAAGCGGTTCTTTTTCCTCTTTTTTCTTCTTTTTGGGTTTCAAAGGTTCTCCAGCAATATCACAGAAAATAGCTTTGTCCGCTGCAGCAATCGCCTCGTTGGTAACATTGTAACATCTGTCAGAATAAATACGAAGCTGAGAATTCGCTTCTGTTCCGAATAGGGTTACTGCGGTGGAACAATCGTCTTCCATCTTTTCTTTCAAACGTTTTATATACAATTCTTGGAAATCGACCGGAGCACCTTTGCTGTTTCTATAAACAAAATTGTTTTCTTTGAAACCATCCGCTGTACCCTTTATCATATAACGGTCTTTTGCTTCGCAGTTAGCCTGAATTTCCGACTGAATTTCGCGTGATTCGGCATAAGGCATAGCTGAAATTTGAGTAAACAGACAGGAATAGATGTTTGGCAGGTGGATGGGCGCACATTCATCGCCGAACAGAACTTTTTCACATGACCTATCTAAGAAAAAGTACGCCAATTTATACAAGCCCTCAACAGAGACATAAAATCCTTCCGGTGCTTTTCTGTTTACCTGTTTTCCTGCATCTATTCCGTTGATTAAAAGTTCATACGGACCAACGACCGTAGGAGTTCCTTCATCCGGTTCCCTGAGTCGTGTCATCTTCGATTCATTTACGCCGATTTCTGTCGCAAGGCCTCTCATATTCCACGAACCATATAGACGAGGGGCTTTAGTGATGGAATACAACTCCTCATAAACTCTTGCGGAAACAAGTCTGCGAACATTTGTCAGCTCCGTGCTAAACTCAGTATAGTTTTCATACGTCGAATTCCGAGGTATTCGGTTAGTGGAATTTAACTCACTATTATAAGAATAACGAGTATTCAAGGTCTCAGCCCATTTTTCGCAGTCGATGTAGGCGTCCATTGTATTATTTATTCTTTTCAATCTTCATCCGCCTCCATTCTTGCGATTTTTTCCTTGAATTTTTTTACGGCATTTCTGAATGTTGTTTTGTTGGCAGGAGACATGAAATAATAAGCGTCTATAATGTCTTCTGTCGTTGCGTTTTCCGCATACAATCGCAGTGTGCTTGGCATTCCCATTAGCCAGTGCAATGAGGTTCCAAACGCTTTCGCAATTTGTGGTAGCTGGCTTTCATTAGAAGTAGTTAATGTTGCCCGTACAGCAAGTATATTAGCCAATTCATGGATAAGTTCTCTTTGTGCATCGCTTATATTGAAAACTTCCTCGTTTTCTTGCAGGCGCTCGTCCAGAACCAAGATGTCTTTCCTTTTTATAGAGCAGCGTCTTGCAAACATATACCGGACTCTTGCTGCTGGTCGCCGCATAATCACTCTGGTTTGCTCATTCCAAAAATTGTGGTTCCACATTGTGCTTATCAGACTCTGTGCGGCCTCTCTTATATATCCATCTCTGGCTCTTTCCGGAAGACTATCTACCAATTCATACATTTCCTGAACGTCTTCTGGCAAGTCTTGCATTTTGGGGAAATCCTTATAGCTGGGAGTCATCATATCTTCAAAAGAGCAGTCTACTTCAATCAGCATTCGAAACACGCATTCCCAGCTTATGCCTTGCCATCCTATAAATCTGCGGGTCTCGCCATTCGTTATAGGAGTTTTTTCGAAAATCATGCTCTCAAATTTTTCCTCTGGGCAGGTAAGTTGTTCAACAAACCTCTTCTGCTTAAATGCGGCACGATATGGCATTGTGTCCGTGATAACGTTTTTCACTCTTTCGAGTAAATCAGGTTTCTCCGCCAGCTTTTCACGGCGGAGAAATCTGATGAGCGCTAAATAGGCGGTCGCTGATAGGTTTTCCTCTAACTTGAGTTCTCCTGTCTGCGTTTTGTTTGCGGCATAAGCGTCTCTTCTGTAGATTGCGCTCATAGTTTGAGCTCCCCCTTTTTAAGTAAATGCGGTCCTTGTGGTTCCTTTCTTAGTTGGGATATTTAAGTTTTAACGTGTTTTCCTACATCAAATCTTAAATACCCTCTTAGTTGCCTCCCGCGCCGATGATGGAATCCACCATCTTACAAGAACCTTTTCCTCGGTTCAGTAGTTCTTTTGCGTCTTTTTTTGCTTCTTCATATTCCGCCGGATACGCCATCATGAGCGTCATATACCTATTCCAGCCAGACTGTTCTGTGCCAAGAAAATCGCCGGCGCCGCGAATGCGAAGGTCTGCCTCTGCGATTTCGAAGCCGTTGTTAGTCTGAACCATGGCGTTCAGGCGCTCCATGGCCGCCGGTGTGGGCGACGGACCTGCATCCAGCACGCAGTAGGACTGCACATTACTGCGTCCTACACGCCCCCGAAGCTGATGCAGGCTGGAAAGTCCAAACCTGTCCGCATTGACAATGACCATCATGGTAGCCGTAGGAACATTTACGCCGACCTCCACGACCGTTGTGCTGACAAGCACATCTACTTTACCGTTCTTGAAACGAGACAGGATGTTGTCTGCCTCATCTTTCGGCGTCTTACCGGTAATCGTTTCGATGCGGACTCCATACGGCTCCAGTACGGAACGGTATTCCTCGCTGACTTCTTCAACGGACTGGACACCCTCCAGCTTCTCGCTCTTATCAATGAGAGGACAGACGACATAGGTCTGATAGCCTTTACGCTTCTGCAGCAGGATGAAACGGAAGATTTTCTCTTTGCTCGTTGCGATACCTGTAATCACAGGCAGCCGTCCGTTCGGCATCGTCTTAATGGTATGGAGCTGTACGGTGTCTCCGTACAAGACTTGCGCCAGACTGCGAGGAATAGGCGTAGCCGACATAGTGATGGCGTGTACGCCTCCAGAGGCTTTTTCCACCAGTGCAGCACGCTGGTCAACTCCGAACTTGTGCTCCTCATCCGTCACCGTAAGTGCGAGATTCTTGTACTCCACACTTTCTCCGATGATGGACTGGGTTCCGACGATGAGGCTCGCATCTCCGTCCTTGATGGCGGCGAGGACTTTTTTCTTCTCGCTGGCTTTTAGGTCACTGCCGAGCCACGCGACGTTCACGCCGAACGGTGCGGCCAACGCAGAGAGTTCCTCATAATGCTGACGTGCCAGCACAAGCGTAGGCGCCATCACCGCTGCCTGATACCCGTTCTCGGCCATGACCATCATCATACAGAAAGCCACAATACTCTTTCCACAGCCCACGTCGCCTTGGACAAGCGCATTGATGCGATGTCCGTCTGCAGCAAACTGTATCATACTCTCTATGGCATCCACTTGGTCTTGCGTAAGAGAGTAGGGAAGTGAAGCCTTTATTTTCTCATACCAACCATGCGTCCGTATTGAGAACTGGCTGCCCTTGGATATCTTTCTCGCGGCCCATTCATTCGCCATTGCAAAGTAGACGAGGTCTTCCTGCAGCAGTCGGGCTTGTCCCTCTTTAATATCCTGTTCAGAAGTAGGGAAGTGCAGCATTTTGAGGGAAGTCCAGAAGCTCTGTAATCCCTTTTTATCAAGGTAATCAATAGGAAGCGTTTCAATCATCCCGATAGTTCGGTCAGACGCTTCTTGAATTTTTTCTCTCAGGTAGGCATCGCTCATCCCGCCGATTTGCGCGTAGATGGGGCGTATGCCCGGTGCTTGTCCGTATGACGGCTCGAATATCTCAGGGGCTGTCATGGTGAAGTTATTATATTTAGTATTGTATCCGACCTTGCCGGCTACATATACAGTTTCTCCAACACAACTGGACACCTTCCGGAACAGGTAGTTCTGCCGGAACCACGTGATGACCAGCTTTTGACCACTTTGCGGCATCGTGCAGTAGGCGATGAGCATGGGCGTTTTGGAAGAAGTCTGAACGTATGAGCCCTTGTAGCGGAGTTCCTGTCCGAAGGACTTCACCTCGTCCACCGTGACAAGACAGGCCTGCTCAGCGCCATCTATTAAATAAGGAGCAAGCTGTCTGTAGTCCTTGTAGCTTTTCGGTATATACCGCAGCAGGTCTTCGGCAGAACAGATGCCCTTTTTCTCAAATTGCTTTGCTTTCTGTGGCGTGATGCCCAGTGTTGATAGTTTGATAGTAATAATCATCACCTCCGTGGGTGAACACTTGTGTTTAGTTGGAATAGTCCAGAATATCCCGACCGAGAAAAAAGCTACAATAAAGCCGCCCTCTTTTATTTGGATGTCTAAAAGGAGCGGGAATTCATTTGTTCTGACCAACATACACAGACTCCACGTGGAGAAAACGTTTTTCTGCGGTGGGAATACGTGGGATTTCCCCCCCACTTCGTGCCTTCATGCACCATTATAAACACGGATATAAAATTTTGTCAAGTCTAAACCGCTGCAAAATAGAAAAAATTTTCATGGAAATCGCATAAATTATCCAAACATTTTGTCAAGTCTCAAACCCCGCACCACAACTGTGCCTTTGTCAGAAATGGCTATTTAAGGCGATTATCCTGTCAGTTAGAATTTTTGCCTTTATAATTCGACTTGACATTTTTCTACACTCGTGTTAGTATAAGACCGTGGACAGGGCAAGGAAATCGAAGCCGCAAAAGCTCGTTTTTAGTTGACAATTTTCCCTTTCGGGGAAGTGTAAACGTCAAGATTCCTGAACCCTCTCCGGTTTTCTTCTTTCTTTTATTAAACTCGTAAGCGCAACATAAAACCAGCCTCCTGAGGGAAGTGCGCGGAGGCTGCTTTGATACCGTGCCGGCTCCGGTAGGGGAGCTTTGAATGGTTCGACTCCGTTCGGTGCGCCAACTGTTTTCACCGCTGTTGTCTTCACCTTCATCTTTTCCAATCATCAGCGGACGTGAGAACCTCTTTCTTCATCATGCAGCACCGATTGCCCCCCACGGTGCTGCAACACGGAGGGGCTGCGGCCATCTTAGCAGCTCCTCCGTCACCCCAAACGGCGACAAGTAGCACAATAGATGGTAGTGCATCCCGCCTAAGAGAGCTCCTTGAGGGCCGTGGGATTGTGCCGGTTCGAGTCCGGTCGTCGCCCTTACCATCCTCAACCGAGGATGTGCCTTAACGGGGAGAATTTGGGCTTGGGCGACGTTGGTAAGGCCGCCGCCCAGCCTTAATTCTTCAAACCACATGATGGCGTAGCATAATGGTAATGCCGTGCCTCTCTCACAGACAACGTTATGCTGGTTCGACCCCAGCCGCCATTGCCAACCGGCGTTCCACCCACCCCGCCGGTATTCATCTCTCTTCGTTTCTCTTTCGAGAGAAGGCGGTGGCCTCCTGTACGGAGGCCCCGCCAACTACCAAAACTTGCTGGTGTAGCTCAGTAGGCAGAGCGGCGCACTCGTAACGCGCAGGTCGTGGGTTCGACCCCCACCGTCAGCTCCAATCCACACTTTTTCTCCTTCTTTTCACTTTTATCCCCCTGTATGAAGCCCTCACAGACAACGCAGTTGAAAATTAAATTTCAGCCGCACTGCCTGTGGGGGCTTCAACCCATCTATCACCCTATGCTGCTGTAGCTCAGTAGGTAGAGCAGCGGATTTGTAACCCGCAGGTCGGGAGTTCGAGCCTCCCCAGCAGCTCCACTTTCAATTTAACTCCACGGAGTCCATTTTATCATATATGCGGATGTCGTCTAATTGGTGAGGCACCGGCCCTCCAAGCCGGTCATTGCGGGTTCGAGTCCCGTCATCCGCTCCAAGGACGCCGTCGAGTGGCGTCCTTTCTTTATACCCGCTCGCTGTCCATCCATAGATTCGTTGCGGAAATCGACGTCTCTTGGACATCCTGTTCGCCGCAAGACCTCGCTCTTTCGCTTGAGGCTACTGCGCCGAACCGCATCGGACAGTATCGGCGAAATGCGAAAGTCTCCTGAAGCGTGAGAAGCGAACCGCCTGCGCCGATATGTAGGCGGTGGCGTGATAAGGGAGATACTCCGTGTTGTTTCAGCCGCCGTGAGTGGGCATCAATGACCTGTGGGCACCTGCATTGCCCATGGGCACTGGGAAGCTGGGCAAATCTTAGGCACAGAAGCTCGTAGTCAAAGCCGACCCGCCGGACGCGGTGCGTCAGCTTTCAAATTGGGCTTTGTGGGGTCCAGTGTTCTTGCGGTTGGGTTGCCGCAGGGCCGGCAAAGAATAATTATCGGATACGGCAGGGCGAGTCGGAATTAACGCCTGTAGAGACGAAATCCGTCGGTGAAACAGGAATTTGGGGAACGCCAAAAAAATTGAAAGGACAAAAGAATTATGGCGATGACATTTCAGGCTTTTAAGTATCGCATCTATCCCACAGATGAACAAATCGAGGTCATCGAACGCACCTTCAAGTGCTGCCGCTTCGTGTGGAATCACTTTTTGGAGCGTACCAGCAAAATCTACGACCGCCGGCAGGAAAGTATGTCAAAGTTCGACTGCATGAAGGTCCTGACCGAGATGCGTGAGCGCTGGCCGTGGCTGGAAGATTGCGGGTGTTCCGCAGAGCGATATGCTATCGTGAATCTGTTCGAGGCGCGTAAGGCCTTCTTCCGCCGTATAAAGGCAGGGGAGAAGCCCGGTTATCCCAAGTTCAAAAGTGCCCGTTGTCCGTCTCAGAGCTTTACTACCGCCGGAACCATCTATGTGACGGACGAGTGCATCCAAATCCCTTTCGGCAGTCAGTATCAGAAAATCAATAAGGTCAAGCGCGGCAGTGGCCGCCCCGCTGTGGGTATCCCCCGTGAGGTTACGATATCCCGTTCCTCTACCGGTAAATACTGGGCATCCGTCTGTTGCATGGTGGAGCGCGAGGAACTGCCTGTCGCCGAGGGCGAAGTCGGTATCAGCCTCGGTCTGAAGGAGCTGGCTATCGACAGCAACGGCGTACACTATGAGAACCCGAAGCATCTGAGCAAGTCCGCAAAGCGTCTTGCTCGTGAGCAGCGTCGTCTGTCCCGCAAGCAGAAGGGTTCTGCCAACTATGAGAAGAACCGTAAGCTGGTGGCTGAAATCCATGAGCATATTGCCAACCAGCGGCGTGACTATCGACATAAAATCAGCCGCGAACTCGTCAACAGCAACCAGCTCATCGCTGTTGAAAAGGTGGCTGTCAAGTCTCTGGTTGAGGGCAACGAGCAGGCCAAGAGCATCCTCGATGCCGGCTGGTCTGAGCTGACCAGCATGATTAAGTATAAGGCTGAGTGGGCTGGACGCACTCTGGTGGACGTAGACACAGCCACCGTAGCGCCGGAAGCCAAGCATGACGAGGCGCTGGCACAGGTCGTGCTGTCCGAAGGTCAGCGCATGGCTTCCGAGCAGAAGCCTGCCTAAAGCCGAGCGAGAAAAGTGTGCAATGATTGCACACTTTTCCAAGAAAACAATAATACGAGTACGGATGGTATGACCGGAATTTACGCCTGTGGAGATGCATGGTCGTCGTGGAAGCAGGAATACTCTGTAAGCTGGTTTTCATGTGAGAGATGATGCCGGCACCTTAGGGAACTGAATATGCCTGTGGCGGGTGTATGAGACCTGAAACGACAGGGTTGTATACCCCGGATGGGACGCGAGTAAGCCTCTATGTGGTGTATAAGGCCCTGAACTAACAGGGGTGTATACCAGAATATCCCGTCCTCATCGACCGACACAAGGCGTATAAGCCCCCGAAATAGCAGGGTTGTATACCAATGGCTCGTTCGGAATTTGGCATATACGGTTCTAAAATAACAGGGGTGTATACCGTTTGCAAATGAGTCTACATAACTATTGAAATCAAAAAGAAAGGAATATAAAAACATGGAACCTTCTATCAACCGAACCCTTACCGTCAGTGTCGTCAGCTATGGCGTCGTATCCGTCGTCAACGGAGTCATCAACGTTGACAATCAGGCTCCCATCGAGTTTCCCGCCGTGCTGGACGAGGCATCCGCTGCCAAGCTGCTGAAGAGCAGATACGGCGGCAAGCTGTTCCCCGTGGATGCGAATATCGTCGTGTCTTCCATCCGGCACGAGAAGTGGAAGTTCTCTATGGACCTGAGCCAGTTCGTCGCTACCGCTGCCCGCAGCCGTGTGGACGGCACCGCATCCGAGGCCGACGATGCCCCCGCAGAGGACATCCCCGCCACCGAGCCTGCTACTCCCGCGCCTGAGACGGCACCCGCTGCTTCTCCTGCTATCCCCATGCCTTTGGTCTCTGAACCTGAGGAGGATTTTGCGCCTGTAGCTCCCGAAGCGCCTGCTCCCGCCGGTGGTTTCGCTCCTGAGACCCCCGTTTCTGCGCCCGCTGCTCCCGCAAAGGAAGTCCCCTATGGCGGCAACTTTGATTTTCCCTCTGGCTTCGGTGGCGACTTCGGTTCCGGCTTCTTCGGCGGTTAATAACCGATGGATGTCGTGAACGTTGGACGTGGATGTCCTGATTGCATCAATAAGGAAACTCCGACGAATAAAGAACCCTGTAAGAGCTGTTCCCGCTGGAATAGGTGGGAACCTGACGAAAAGTGTAAGGAAAAGATGGCGGTCAAAGCCGCCCGTGAAAGGACAAAGAAATGAGTAATACCAAGGCATCTGAAAAGCCCGTCGTCGTATTCATCAGTAATGACAACGATACCGTCATTGGTGTGATGGTCATTAAGAACGACGATGAAAACCTGCAGAACAATCTCGAAATCATTGAGAAAAACTGGGTTGCTGCTCGTAACGAGTTGCTCCAGCGGGCTCGTGAGGACGATAGCATTGAAGCAGACGAGGACGAGCTTCACATCGCATTCATCGCACACGAGTTGGAGATGTTCGATGAGCCCTATGAGACTATCGACATCTCCGGCGTTTACTCCGTCTCCAATGGGAATGTGGACCGCATCTAAGTTGGTCTTGGAGACACCCACACAGCGGCGCAGGCCCTACTCCGGCGCCTGCGCCGCTTTCCACTAAAAATCTTAAAAGTTAGGTACGGACGGTATAACCGGAATTAACGCCTGTGGAGATGCTTGGTCGTCGTGGAAGCAGGAAAGACTCTGTTAGCTGGTTATCATGTGAGAGGTGATACCAGCACCTTTAGGGAACTGAATATGCCTGTGTTGGGTGTATGGGGCCCTGAAATAACAGGGTTGTGTACCCGCACTTACCGTGATATCGAGCATTGTGTTAGGTGTATGGGGCCCTGAAATAACAGGGTTGTGTACCAGATTATATATGATATGTGTGTAGGTATTCGTTTAGGACAACTTGAAGTTGAAAGGAGGTCTCTGGATGGCCTCAAAAAAAATATATAGTTCCCCTGAACTCTATGAGGACAAGTTGGTGCGCGTAATGGCGCGGCTTGGTATCGAAGAAGGCGACTACAACTACGACTGGAGTCGTCAGGAGTGTTGGGTTGAGTTCAGGTACAAGGGTGAGCTTTACCGCTTCTCCCATAGCGTGAAGAACGCCCAAGAGCACGGCATCTCCCTGCAGTACGGCTCCGATGCCTTCGCACAGGTCGTGCTCTCCTTGGAAGACCTCGCCCGCATGGTCGAACGTGGTATCTACGACCTGTCCACATGGGTGGCCGGCATGAAAGCCCTGCCGGAGCGCTCCAAGCCTTTAGATGCCTGCTTTATTGCTCTCGGTTTCGTAGAGCCTCCCACATCTAAGGAAGAAATAACACTCCACTACCGCCGGTTGGCGAAGGTGTATCACCCCGATGCCGGCGGCGATAGCCCCTCATTTGATGCGCTGTCTAACAACTATGCGAAATGTATGGAGATGTTCGAGGAGGTTGCCGACAAATAATGTATATGTCTCAGAAAGAGTTCAACGCAATGATGAAGAAAAACCCCCGCCTCCGTGTTCACGGTGCAAACAACACCCGCGAACATCGTTCCAAGGCGAATAAGGCCGCAAAATATAGGAACGTAAAGGTTTATGAATACGCCGATGGGCTGGCCTTTTTCGGTAAGCCCCGCAATAATGATGAAATCCCTGTCGCTGTCTATGACAGCAAGAAGGAATATCACCGCTGGAAAGAGCTTCAGATTCTGGAACGTGGCGGACACATTCACGACCTCCGCCGGCAGGTGCCTCTAACCATCATTACCGAGTTTGAGTACCGTGGTCAGAAGGTCTCCGGTATTACATACAAGGCCGACGCAGTCTATGTGCGTGACGGCAAGCGTGTGGTGGAGGACGTAAAGCCCTTCGATACCACAACGCAGACGTATCGGACCACCAAGGATTTCAACCTCAAGTGGAAGTTGCTGAAGGCAGAATATCCTACTTGGTCCTTTGAAATCTATTGAAATATTCGGGTACGGACGGTATAGCCGGAATTAACGCCTGTGGAGATGCATGGTCATCGTGGAAGCAGGAATCGACCGGACGTGTGTACCTGAGAATTACCAATACGAATGGTATGTTCTTTCATGCTATGCATACGGAACACACAAAAGGTTGAATATCCCTCCGCAAATTTGTTCGTTCCAAGAACTTGACAAAATATCGAATTATAGTAGTATAGAATTATAAGGAAGGACAGTCTAACACAGACTGTCCTTCCGCTTTTTTATGCTCAGAAAGGGGATGACAATTTTTGGAAAACACAAGCAAAAAGCACGTAAAATTGGGGATTTTTAAGACTGCGCTTTTCACTTTTCTGTTCGTGGCAGTATCCGTTTTCTATTTTCACTCCAGCAACGTGACGCTCGCACAGGCCGAAGAACGCTCGAACCACGAATCACCTCCTGCAGCAGCGGTTGCCGCCCAGATGGACGACACCAAGCTGTCGGAAGAAGCGCAGCAAGATGTTTTGGTGCTGAAGGAAGGAATCCTCGACCCGCTTTCCGACATCACGGAAGCAGAGAACTCCGAAGATGACCCCAACGCCGTTGAAGAAGTACAGGAGGTTGTTCCTGCTGTCTGTTCCTACTGCGGCTCTGAGAACCACAGTTCTTCAATCTGTGCAAAGAAGTCTATTGCCAATGGCGCCTATGGGCGCTGGGTGATTCCGTCTGTTGGCTGCAATGTAGCGGCCTACTCATGTAACTGGGATACAGACCAATCCTATGTTCAGGAAATTACTGACCGTTCCGACAGTGCAGCTTTCTTGACCTGCGGCGGCGTTGGCGTTCTTGCGGACCACAATAACCAAGGTTTTTGGGGACTTTCCAATGTTTCTGTTGGCACGAAAGCCTACATGGATTTTGGTGATGGCGCGACTTACTACGAGTGCTATCAGGTTGAATATGGACACAATACCGGCGAAAAGATGCTCGATGGAAACGGAAACAAAATGAGCTACAGCAACTATTCTTCCGGCACTGTGATTTGCTACACCTGTCTTGACCACTGGACAAACATTTACATCACTTACTGGACTCCGTCGTAATCGAAAAGAAAGGACAAAAGAACATGAAAACGAAATTCAAAATTCCTCGGTGGGCTCTCTTCACCGTTATCATTCTGGCCTTCATTGGCGGTCTTTTCGCAATCTCTACGCTGCCCGTCTTTGCAGCCCGCGAAAGCTCTCCGCCTCTGGCCGTAGCGGAAGCCGCACAAAGCGAGGATAAGGATATTGTTCCTGATGATACACAGCCTCCCGAAGCGGACAAGACGACCGATGAGCAGGGAAGTGCTGAAGTTCCCGTAGAGGAGGAACCTCAGGCAGACGATGCCGTCGTCGATGAAGCGCTTGCCGAAGAGCCTGTTCAGGAGACACCGACTACCTGCTCCTACTGCGGCAGTGCGGAACACACCAGAGACTACTGTGCCGTTCGTGCCGTGGACAATGGCGCCATTGGCCGGCTTCGGATTCCCTCTGTCGGCGTTGACGTGGCTGTTTACGACGTCACTTGGTACTCTCTGCAGCACACCACCGAGAGTGACAACTACACGCAGGCCGTTACGGATGCATGGGACAGCGCAGCACAAATCGTCTATCTCGGCCAGACCGTTATTGGCGACCATAATAATCAGGGCTTCTCCACCATCAACAACTGCTCCGAAGGCACCTACGCTTACATCGACATGGGCGACTCTGTCCTGACCTATGTTTGCACCGGCATCCAGCATGGTCGTAACCCCGGTGGCTATCTCACCGGTGCCGATGGCGATAGCATCTATACCTCTTACTTCAATCCCAACGGTCTGACGCTGTATACCTGTCTCGACCACAACTTCAATGTTGCCCTCGTGACATTCCAGCCTGCTTAAAGGAGGTGCAGCTTTAATGAAAACAAAGAAAATTTCCCGCCGCGCTGTTACGCTGGCTGCCTTTTTGCTGGTAAGCGTATCATCTTTACATATGGCTTGTGCAGAGGCTTCGGTGCCGTTCGATTACTTTACTGATGACCTCTCTGTGTCCGCTGCCGCCGTTGCTGAGGAAGATAAATACCTGCCTCCTGAGTGGTTCACAAAAGAAAATGCTGTAAGTGAAGTGGACTCAGACACGCCTCCGGTGGAGACTCCTACCCCTGCGGGCGAACCCTCTGTGGCGACCCCCGTGCCTGAGCCCGCACCGGAAACCGCAGCAGCCTGCAGCTATTGCGGCAGCGCAGGGCACTCGCAGAATAGGTGTGCCGTTTACGCTGTCGAACAGCGAGGTGCCGTTGGGCGTTGGTCTATCCCTTCTATTGGAATAGATGTCGCTTGCTTCACCTATGTGCTTGGAAGCGATTCTTTCGAGTACGGACAGGCAATTTGTGACGCTGCCGATAGTGCCGGCTACAGTGCGTATGGGAGCCAGTATCTCATTGCAGACCACAACTATCAGGGCTTTTCTGCCATAGCCAACTGCGCGGTTGGTGCGGTGGGATATATGGATTACGGAAACAGTCGAACAGAATATGTTTGTACTGGGGTGGAGTATGGGCACAATGAAGGCACGGAACTGACTGATAATGACGGAAACGATGTTGCGTACAACAACAGTGGAGGAATTACCCTTTACACCTGTTACAACGGTTGGCAAAACGTCGTTATCGTTTACTTTACTCCGGCTTAACTGTCGGTATCCAAAACGCCGAGAGGAGGCATATAAAATGGCACGTCCCGTAAAGAATAAGGCCCCCAAACTGAAAGCAATTTACTATCGGAACGGGGTGCGCGAAGATGATGATGTTTCCTACGATGGAATGGAGATAACCAGTCCGACACTGGCAACGCTCATTATTGAAGTCAGGAGACGTCTTGAAAAGCAAAACACCACCCCTCAGGAAGTTGTTTCCTGAGGGGCCCTTTTTTGGGATGGAGACTTGTCATTTTTTTATGTTTACTTTATAATAGATGCGAGCGTCTGTGCAGAGGACGTACCATAAAGAAAGGAGAAATATGACTACTGAAAGAAAGAAGAAAACAACAGAAGAAAAAGTAAAGAGAAACACAACAAAGAAAGCGAGTAACACAACACGAAACACACAACCCAAGAAGAATAGCAAGAAGAAAACCAACAATTTACCATTAGCACTTCCTGATTTTCAGACTTTTCTTGAGAGTGATAATCCTCTTGATGAGTTCTTAAAAATCACGGCCTGTTATGTCCGAGTCTCGACGGATGCACAGGCGGAACAAGGATATTCAATTCCCGACCAGACCGCAAAGCTACAGGCGTTTTGCACTGTGAAGGGATGGGAGAACGTGAAGTTCTACACCGACCCCGGCTTCAGTGGCAGCAACCTCAACAGACCGGCAATGCAGGAGTTAATAGCTGATGCTATGGCAGGGCGCCTGAAGGCAGTAATCGTATTTAAGCTGGACCGATTATCACGAAGTCAGAAGGATACACTTTACCTGATAGAAGATGTATTCCTTCCAAACGAAGTGGATTTCGTCAGTATCTCTGAATCCCTCGACACAAGTACCCCCTTTGGCCGAGCTATGATAGGTATTTTGAGCGTTTTCGCGCAGTTGGAGCGTGAGAACATCTACTTACGTACACGTATTGGCATGAAGGGACGTATAAGTTCCGGATTTTGGAGAGGTGGCGGCAATATTCCGTTTGGCTACGATTACGACAAAGACAAGAAAACGCTTGTCCCTAACGCCGACGCGCCTAAAGTACAGCAGATATTCGACCTCTATATCAAAGGCTATAGTTGCCAGAAGATTGCAGATATGTTAGGTCTCTGCAATGATATGATGGTACGGAATATTCTGAAACGACGTACTTACTGTGGGTATGTCAACTACAAGGAAGAAGAATATCCGGGCGTCCATGAGCCATTGATTTCCGAGGAAACCTTCGATATTGCTGCGGCTGAGTATGGCCGCAGGAGTCGTGCTGGTCTTAATGCGTGTGGCACAAACACGTATTATCTTTTGGCAGGACTTGTCTATTGCGGCGATTGCGAAGCGCGGATGCGTTATATGAAGTGGGGTAAATACTTCAAAATCATATGCTATTCTCATACCAGCAAAGCCTCGATGGTTAAGAACCCTGATTGTCCCAACATGGGCTTTCTTGCTTCTGACATAGAAGAGCTTGTTATCAATAAGCTCTTTGGAATTGGTTCCGGTGTTCCCCTCGAAGAATTTGAGGTAAAGTGGCATTCACCCAATACTCGTGAGATTATTGAGAAGCGCATCTCAGATGCGACTACAAAACTCAAGCGGCTGTACGGGCTTTATTCTGAGTCCGGTGACAGCGTCATCCACGAACGCATCTTTGCCGTCCGTAACCAAATTCGCACGTTACAGCAAGAACTCGACAACGAGGACAAGCATAGCATTAGGGACAGCCATGTGAGCTATGTTCGAGACCGTATTAAAAACGTGGGTGACATCTGGCCGCATTTAACACCTATGGAACGGCAGACTCTCATTCGTGATTGTGTTGATAAGATTATTATTCATCACGATGGAAGCGTCGAGATTTTCTTTTCTTTCTCTACTTTCGATGAGGACAAGCAGTGTATCGAAGACGAAAATTGATGTTAGAGGTGCCGTTAAGATTTCAATTTCTTGCAACAAACGCGCCTCTTGCGAGGCGCGTTTTATGTGTTTCGACAAATTTTCGAAACTTTTGAGAAATATTTTTTTCTCCGTCCATATATCATCGGGACTATTGAGACAGGGTGAAATAACTCAAAAGTTAATTTTTCAGAGGATTTTCATACATGAAAAACAAAACTAATATGTTACAAAACGAAGCATTTACCGTTATTTTGAACTATTTTGAAAACAAATCAGAAGAAGTTGAACAAAGTGACGAACTCTGCACAGCGCTTCGTGTTTTGGAAAAAATTAGGAGAAATAATGAAACTTTAGGGTGGAAACAGCTTGGAGCTATTTCAGCCGTCGAGCGATACATTGAAAAAACGGGGGGTAATTCTCCGAGAATGTACGAGATTCCGGAAGATAAACAGCTTCCGGGTGTGAGGGCATTTCGTGCAATTTTTGGAATGCCGGTACATAAGTGGCTTCTTGAAAATTATCCAGAATATACAAAAACTTCCTCGAATCAATATTTTTACGGAGGAACCCGCTATAGTAGCGTCGAAGAAGTTCAAAATATTTTCGTGGAAGAGTATCTTAAATTGAAGCCGCTTGGTCAAGATGACTTCAATCGAAGGAAGGCAAAAACTGTTCCTACGTGGAATTCAATGTCGGCTCTGCTTAATCTGACTTCTTGGAGTACCTTGATTGATAAGCTGGGCTTGCCCCGCTACGGACAGAAACCAAAGATAAAACCGAGGGTCACATATATGAATATCTCCGTCTCTGATGAAGAGAGTACATCTTCCGATGGTGTCGATGTATGAGCAAAAAGAAAACAAGATGGAACACAAGGCTCATGCATAAGCGGCTTGATGCATTCGTAACTAAGAATCATCGTATTCCGACCAGACGGGAATTAAAAGCGCACAATGGATTACCTGCACCATATATAATTGAGAAGTTCGGTAAGAAGAACTATCGGCTGTGGCTTCAGGCGAGGTATCCTGAGTACGTTTGTGAAAACTGGCAGCTCGACCTTTTGGCAAAGCGTCAGGTATCACGGCGGCGTTGGATTGCACTTTTCCAAAAAGAGTATATGAGAATAAAGCCCACTTCTGGACGTCAGTACAATGAGAATCGCACTCAAGGGACTCCTACATGGGGAACGATTGCCAAGTATATTGGAGAGGACCACAATAAATGGAATAATCTCAAAACCGTTGCTGGTGTAGAAGGTATTTCCATTCCCCCTAAAGAGAAGCCGAAAACTGAATTCAAGGTAACTGTGTTCGTCGAATTCATTCATTAGCGCAAAAAAAAAGACCACCACATGGTGGTCTTTTTTTTAATTATTCTGAGCTTCTTCCAAAATAGGTGAGACACGTTCAAAGTTTACAGTGCAGCGCTCAGGATTGATGCCGTGTTCAGAGAGACCACGCCGAATGATGTTCAGCATGATTTCCTTTGCGGCACCATAGGAGGGCGCTCGCACAGTAAACGTATCCGTGTTCGAAACTGTGTAGCTGAACTCCACCTTGTAGTCCTGCCAGTCACTACGCTTTTCCGCCATCGTCATCACTCCTTCGCAGGGATTCCCTGCCGGAGAAGGTTCTCGTCGAGATACGTGGCCGTCTCATCTGCACGATGCAGAAGGAAAGCCAGAGGATAGCGCGTGAAGGCAAGAGAGGTGTTCTTGTCCGTGCTGTACTCGCCCATGTGGAAGCGAATCGCAAAGGCCTCCGTAATCGTCAGCCGGATATACCGTTCGATGAGGAACACGGACTTATCGCCGTGGTTGCCGTAAGGCATCTTCTCATCATAGGTAATCCAAGGCACAGCCTTCCACTGACCGGTCTGGGGGTCTTTCACATTGCGGCTGCCCCACACATAGAAGTTTGCCTTGCAAACATCATGCAGCAGCGCAGAGATAACGATGCTATCTTCGATAGCCCGTTTCTGCTGGTCATCCAGCGGTGTGCTGTTCCGTTCGACCTCAGAGAAATATGTGTCCTTGAGACGCATATACACGTTGAGGGAGTGGTCCAGCAGACCGCCGCAATAGCTGGAATGATACTTGGCACTGGCAGGAGCCGTGAAAAAGTCCGTTTCCTTAACCAGATAGTTAATCAGACTTCTCATGCCGGGACGTTCCGTGCTGATGAGAGCGCCGATGAACACGATGGCCTTGGACTCGTACTGCTCGTCGGGCTTCGTGCCGGCGGGGTCAGCGACGGTAGGACGGTAGTCCCTGCCGTGCGCCATGTACTGCTTGACCGCTTCTGCCGCTGCCCACCTGATGAAATCTTCCAACTTGTCGGGGTCGCCATTGTTGGCCTGCTCGACAGCACGGGAGAAGGCGTCATAGTCATCGAGAGCAGCTTGGCAGATGTCATCATGGCAGGCGCCCTTTTCAAACTGTCCGGAAATAGCTATCAACGCAGCGTCAGCACGCTCATAGAGCTTCTGCATCCGCTCGATTTCGGGAGGATAATTGCAGCCCATAATATTTTCTCCTTTCTTTCTTTTTACTTAGCGATGTCTTCAGCACGGATGGTGCCGGAAGTCCATGCGCTTGTCGGGAATGTAATCTCCGGTACTCGCTCCAACATGGCGGCCTTCAGCGCTTCTTTGTAGCGTTCGAAATGCCGCTTTTGGAAGCCGAGCAGCCTATCATCGTACTGGACTTCTTTCTGCAGCAGCTCAACAGCGAGAGATGTCTCGTTGTCCTCAACTGCGATGGTGAACAGTTCGTTTTCCATAATCGCACGTCGCGTTCTGGAAATCCACTTCTCTCCCAGCACAGGAGTCATACTCTGAAAGCGGCGGCTCAAGGCGTCAACGATGCACTCCAGTACATCTTCCTCCTCGTTGGACGAACCTTCTTCGTCGAACAGCCACCGGCAGGTGTCCAGTTCGGAGTAGGGGATGTCCTTCAGCAAACGAACCTCAGGCTCTTCCTTATCGGGCTCGTCCTCACGGTACACGTGAAGGAAGCTGTTAGGAATGCAAAACACAGCCTCGTAGGGACCGCGTACAGATACGTTGCCTTTACCCATAGTTCTTTTCTCCTTTCTTTTTTACCTGAATGACTCAGGCGTGGCAGGCAGTGCGGAGCTGGATTTCCAGCTTCTCCGCGTACTCCCGACTGGCGCCGCAAACGCACATCTGCGGGCAGACCAATGGGTCGTAGTAGTCGCCGCCATCCTTCGGCAGAATCGCCTCACGTCCCTCATCAACGCGAATCACGTTGGGACGAGGGCAGTTGTAGCAGGGATTATACATAGTGTTTCTCCTTTCTTTAAGAGGCGCTATTTGTGGCGCCCTGTTTCCTTTCGGAAGCGAAGAATACTGAAATAGGCATCAGCAGGTCGCTGTGGCAGATGCGCTACGGCATTGAATACTTCGTCGATACAGTGAACAGCAAGTTCGCGTTCCCGTAAGAGCGATGAGAGCATCTCCGCTGCGGCCAGCAGCTCAGTGTCACCGGTGGTGGCACCAAGCTGCTGAATGCGGACGACCATCATTTCAGCGTCTTCTTTTTGAATGTGTGAATGTTTCTCCATGAATCGTCCTTCCGCAGTTTTGTTCAAGGTCTCCACGGCGTAGCGCGAAGCTCGTCGTTGATTTGCTTGACCGTTTTCTCCTGCCACCGATTGACACGCTTCATCTTGGTAAGCTCGTAATCGCCGACCTGATGCAGCGTGACACCGTGGGTGCCGAAGTGCAGCCACTTACCCTGCGAAAGCGTCACAGTATGACCTTTTCCGGTCTCCTGCAGCCGTTTTTTCGCCGATGTGACCATTGCCTGCGTGACAATGCCCTTAGGCCGCCCTGCCATCACTGATACCTCTGAGAACGGTACTCACAGAGTCCCTGTTCAGGGTCCCATTTACTCGGAGGAAGTTCCTCATAGCAGATACCGGTCTTCTTGCTGGTAATCTTGATGGGATAGGGGAGAGAGGCGTTATCCTCGTCATAGCACGCGATGTCAATGCCGATGTTGCGGATTTCCGTTCTGTAGGGCGCGAACTTATCGCCAAGCTCCTTCTTGAGATGTGCAATGAGCGCATCATGGAGGTCTTCGAAGGGAATCGACAGGTCGGCGACGACAGGATACCATGGGAAATCCTTCAGCCGATAGGTCGTTCTTACCAAAGCACCATCTTTCGTCCAGCAGTGGACGTGGGGAAGCAGGTGGTCAGGGTTTTCGGCGATAAACTCACGGTTCCAATCTACGACCAAGTCGTAGACATCCTTGCCGTCGAAGATACCGTAGGTTTCATAGCATGGTTCGCAGATGAATGTCCCGTCGGGACACGCAACGTAACCCCTGCGGTTGGCACGGAGGTTTTTGGTGTTGTTCGTGTCGGCAAACAGCCAAGAGAAGCTACCCATACCTCACACCCCCTCCATCTCAATGCAGGGGACAGGGTACATCACCGCTGTACCGCAGTTGGGGCAGCAATCGGGCATATCGCCGGTATCGCTGCACACCAGTTCTTCGCCACAGATACCGCAGCGGAAAACACCGTCGTCAGTGCGGTCAGCGACGGAAGGCCCCCTGAAGAAGTAGCTTGCCAGAGCTTCCATCAGCTCCTCAAAGGTCAGCTCGATGTCTTCCACCAGATAAACCTTACCGTCAGGCGTACCGATGGTGACGCCGTGGACGTACTCTCCGTTCTCAGGACACATCCTGCAATCGGAGAACCAGTCCTTATACAGCGCCTTGGCATCCGCCGTGACAGTGGCGTAAGAGTTGTCCATGCGTTCAAAGGTGAAGCGCACGTCAACGGACTCGGCAGACCAATGGGTCTTAACCGTGGCGAGAGCAAGTTTCAGTTCCATGTTCTTTTCTCCTTTCTCAGACTTCAAAAGTATCGAGCAGCTTTTCACTGGAGACAATGTCGAGAACCTGCTTCTGCAGCTTCTGCTTGATAGCAGGCCAGTGGCGCAGCAGAGCGACGCCGGCGGACGTATAGGTATCGAAACTACAGGTCCTGCCGAACTCATCCGAGGAGGTACTCAGCAGACTCAGACCGAGATTACCGGTGCGACCGCTGATGTGGTCGCCGATGTGGTCTTTGCAAACCGACAGATGGTATTCCGCCTCACGATAAGGAGGCGTAGGATACTGCCGTTCTTCACCGAAATCCACAGTGATGCTGCTGCCGTGCAGATACGGGCAAATCTCAGATTTGATGTAGGCATCAATTTTCTCAATGTTTGCCCGCAGCTTTTTCTTCTCTTCCTGATTGAGAGTCATGTTGTACTCCTTTCTTTTTTTTGCTGGAAAAGCGGGGTCTCGAAATGTATCGAGACCCCGCCTTTCGCTTGCCTTACAGATTTGCGGGGGAGTGGCGGAATCAGAACGGCAGGTCGCTGTCGTCGATACCGTTCAGCTCATAGAAGCCGTTGGGGGCGGGCTGACCGTAGTTCATCGGCTGCTGACCCTGCTGCTGAGGCGCGGGAGCGGGCTGACCCTGCTGAGGCATAGCCTGCTGCTGGGGAGCGTAACCGCCCTGAGGAGCCTGCTGAGGTGCGGGCTGCTGATAGCCATTGGCAGCGGGAGCGCCGAAGGAAGACTGGTAGCCCTGAGGAGCCTGCTGCTGGGCATTGGGGTCCATGCAGGAGCCGCTGTTGCGTTCACGGAGCAGAGTGAAGTCACTGACCGTGATGTTCAGGCTCTTGGCAGGCGTTCCGTCATTGCGCTTGTACTCCTGAATCTTTGCAGAGCCGGAAATCATCAGCACGGGATTGTTGTGTTTGCCGGTAGCGACCATGTTCAGGAAGCGCTCGGCGACCTTCTCCCACATAGAGCAGTTGGCCCACACCACACCCTTGTCATTGGGAACCAGCGTTCCCTGACCGAAGACACGGTCCAGAGTGTTCTGGCGGCCCTGAATGGGCATAGAGAAGTTGATGTAGGGCTTGCCCTCGCTGGTGTACTTCATCTGGGAGCAGCGGGTGACAGCACACTCGAAGTCCACATAGATGAAGGGCTTACCGTCGGAGGTCACAGCATTGGTGAAATGACCGTAGGTGATGAACTGACGGCCCTGCTGCTGACCCTGCGTGGGAGCACCCTGCTGCGGATAGCCGCCCTGCTGGGGCGCAGGCTGACCCTGAGGCATACCCTGCTGAGGATACCCACCCTGAGCATAGCCCTGAGGGGCCGGCTGCTGGGGAGGATAGCCGTAGGCGGGCTGACCCTGAGGCGCACCGTACTGAGGCTGTGCGGGATACTGGCCCTGTGCCTGAGGATAGCCGTACTGGTTGGGAGCCTGCTGCATACCACCGTTGTTGTTCTGATAAGACATAATTTTCTCCTTTCTTCCGCACGAAGGCGGACCAAATCCTGACAAATGTTGATTTTTGGGGTGTCAGAAAATGGCATATTTGATGTATTTATATATTAAAAAAGACAGCTATCCCGTAATTGGGATAACTGTCTTTAATAATTAGGGTGACTTGAAAACGGAGATAAATCTCCTTTATAAAAATAGCTTCGTAATTATAATTCTATACTACCACAGTTTGATATTTTGTCAAGTTCTTGCGAGAGGCAAAATTGCAGAGAATTTTCGATGATTCTTGCACTGGTGAAATTTCTTTGATATACTTTATGTTATACTGAAGGGGGAGGTATTACACATGGGGGCTATGTATGAAAGACTATCAGTGGGGGATAGGGTTCCGGAATACCTCACAAACGACATTTTGATTCGAATGGACTATGATAGCGTTTCTGGGTGGAAACTTATAATTGGCTTTCCCGAAATGAGAAAGGATGAAAATGATTCATTCATCAAGGGAAGTTTGATGACAACTTTAGCTGTTATCAAAGATACACCTTTCTTCTTGTTCTCCTTTGATGCTGGTCCGTGGATGGACACTCCCTTTGACCCTCGCATCAACCCGACTCTTCCGCCATTTGAAGAAATAGAAGAGGAGGGCGTTGGATGCAGCCTCATCATTGTGTCTGTGGACACGAAATACGGCGAAATCTTGGGCTTCAGGCAGGTCGGCCTAAGCCACACCCTGAGCAACAAAATACTCCGAACAATGCGTGAGTTCCAGCTTCGCCCGCCTATCTCGCGGGAGCAGTACAGACGAAACATAGATGCAGCATACAGAGTGTATGCAAGCTCCGAAGAAATGCTCCGGACGGTACATCCTAATGATGTGTTTGCCGTTGTAAGGACTTAAATGATGGCATAAAAAAGCAGGGTGCTATGCACCCTGCTTTTCTGTTGCGTCAGCAGCAAATTCATGGAGTTCGGTGTAGAGCCAGTCGCCCAGCATCGTATACCGCTTATCCGTTTTGTTGTTCAGAATAGCCTTTGTCAAGGCTTCGACACGACCGACCATGATAACACAGTCCTTTGCACGGGTAATGCCGGTATAGACCAGATTGCGCCGCAGCATAGCCTTGTGCTCAGGTGATACGACCATGATAACGATGGAATACTCAGAACCTTGACTCTTATGCACCGTGGTACAGTAAGCCAAGTCAACATTTTCCATCTGTTCAGCGTCATACCGAACCAGATTACCGTCGTCATTGAACTCAATGGTAACGATATCTGTCTTCTTGTTCGGGTCGTCCTTGTCAGCTTCAAAAGAGATGGAGTGAATCACACCGATGTCGCCATTCTTGGCGAAGTCGGTGTTTTTCGTCTGCATCACTCTGTCGCCTTCACGAAACAGCTTGCTGTTGAAGATAGCGAAGTTCTTTGTGGGAGATGCGGGGTTGATGCGCTCCTGCAGCAGCTTATTGAAACGGTTCACATTCAGTGCGCTCTTGTGCCGATAGGGGCAGAGGAGAGCGACGTTGGAAGCGCCCTTTGCGCGGATAGACTTCTCGTAGAGTTCGCATACAGCTTCCTCAATGCGGGCAGGGTCTCCGGTACGGTCTTCCATAAACATGAACTGCTTTTTAGCATAATGCAGGTTTACGTCACCGTGACGCATCTTCTGCGCGTTTTCCACGATGGGATTTCCCTGAGCCTGTCGGTAGATGACATTCAGCTTGGTGACAGGCACCATACCGCTGCGAATCATCTCATACAGCACGTTGCCGGCACCGACAGAAGGGAGCTGTTCAGGGTCTCCAACGAACACGACTCTGGTGCGCCCCGGAATCTTCTGCAGCAGGTTGTATGCTACGAAAGAGTCCATCATGGAGCATTCGTCGATGATGAAGATATTGCCGAACAGGGGTCCATCACAATCACAGCCGCCCACACAGTCATCACCACGCAGTCCGATGGCGGAATGGATGGTAGACGCCTCCACACCGGTCTGCTCCGTCATACGACGGGCGGCACGGCCAGTGGGAGCCAGTAGGCAGGGGAGTGAGTTATCCTCACCGAAAAGCTCCTTATGGACGTACAGAACGGCCTTTGTGACGGTCGTCTTGCCCGTGCCCGGACCGCCGGTGATGATAGTGACGGGGTTCTGGAAGCAACTGATAACAGCCTCTTTTTGTTTTTCAGCGAGGGTGATGTCGTTGTCTTCCTGATATGCCTGTAATGCTCGGTTAATCTTCTCTGTAGAGACAGGCTTATTGCTTTTCATGAGCCGCTTGATATGGCGGCTGATACCGTATTCCTGCTCAAATCGGCTGGCAGAATACAGCATGGGACCGGCCAAACGAAGGTCCTTACGCAGACAGGCGGCGTTGATAGCGCCCTTACAGATTTCTTCTGTAACGCCCTTGGTCCGGACATTCTTGTTGGCTACTCTCGCCATCATAGCAGGCAGTTCAATAGCAGGGACACACATATGACCGGCGGATGCCGCCAAGTCCATAGTGTACCGCAGCGCCTCACGGAGACGTGCAGGATTGTCGATAGCAACGCCCTGTTCCAGAGCGAAGCTGTCCACCATATCAAAGGAGAACCCCTTGACCTCGCAGACACGGTACGTGTCGTGCTTGAGGATATCCACCACGTCTTCATCGGGAAAAGCCTTCAGCAGTGTTTGTACCTTCCGAAGAGAGAGGTTTGCATTGCGGAGAAGTCTGGTGACTTCACGCTCTTTCTTCGTCTCGCTCAGTGCGACCTTCAGTTTATCGACCATTTTCTTGGAAACGTAACGGCGTCCGTACTTGACACCAATCAACCGTTCAGGCTGATTGTCCAGCACGTCCCACGTAATGTCTCCAAACGTCTTCCAAACTGCTTCCGCAGCGGCGGGGCCGAACCCGCAGCGCAGGCTCGACAGGTACGATATTGTGGCGTCCTTGGTTTTCTTGAGCTGATACTCAAAAGACTCGACCTTGAAAGATGTGCCGTATTTACTACCCACAGACCAGTAACCAGTCATAGTGATGACTGTGTTCCGGTTGATGTTACGGTCTTCCGCATAGGGGAGGCCGTCGCCAGTGGCAACAAACGTCACATCATTCTGGGTATTCTGGCACTTAATGACCTTCCAACCGTCTTTCTCATACAGCCGATAGATAGGAACGCAGGTGATTGTTTCAAGATTCTTGCTCATCACGCACGCGCTCCTTTCAGGGGAGGCGGCGAATGGGATTACAACGGCCATGTCGCCGGCCTCCTTTATAATTTATTTCTGATGATAAACTACTTTTTCCTGAAAGGGTTATGCGGTCTTATTCTTGCTCTTCTTAATGGAGAACGTCCGAGTTTTGCAGGGGATATCCACGATGCAATCACGGAACTTGTTCGCCAAATCGGGACTCAGCCCGTCGAGCGTGTCGATGAGCAACTCCATCACATCACGCTTATACTCCGTGCCCTTACGAGGGCTGTTCTTGACCTCGTAAGTGTCGTCACCAATGGTAATGATACCTACATCCATGTCAGGCCCCAGCGCCTCGATAAGAGGCAGGGAGAGCGCCTTACGCTGGTCGTCGAGCGCCTTCTTCTGCTTATCCAGCTTGGAGGACTGCTCGGACAGCTCCAACCATTTGGAGACCTTGTCCGCCAAATCGGAAGGCAGGTCACGGGTCACGGTCGGAGCGCCGACCTTCTGAGAAGCCATGTTGTTCAGGACCTGAAGCTCGTCCTCCATCTCACCGATGTGAGGAGGGGGATTATTGTTCTCGACATGGGTCTCCCACCAATCCGCCTCGACCTCAAGCTGGTCATGCTCCGCCTCGGTATCACGAGGCATGAACCGCCGCTTAAAGCCGGACAGGTCGAAGGTAGAACCCATATACATCCCACCGGTCTCATAGTCGTGGGTCAGGATGGCGCCGATGTACGTACCCTTGATACGGTCATCGTTCAGTACCGCAGGGTACTGCCGCATCTGAGGGAGATAGTGGGGCGGGACCTTGTTGTTAATCCACGCCGCAAAGTTTTCCTCAATGGTGGTCTTGGCCTCAAAGACGTACAGCTCGCCATTCAACTCCACGATGGCGTCGATGTTCGCCGTGACACACGGAAACTCCTTGCTCCGGAACATACGGTGTTCAGGGATACGCTTTGCGCCGGAGAGGGCGCAGAACGTGTTGACGACCGTATCTTCCAGAAAATGACCACGCACGAAAACGGCATTGCTGCCGGACTTCTGTGCTGCGTCAGGATTTCCAATTTTGTCATAGTATAGCTCCGTCTGCGTGCGATAATGGGACTGGCCCGTAATCACAGCAGCATCAGAGCCACCGATACCGAGGTGACGGATAGCCTCCCACTCATGGGTGGAAACGAAGCGGCAATCCACGACAGTCTCAGCATTGGGCCACTCCATACGAGGAGGAATGGCCGGCTTGTGCTTGCCGTAGAAGTTGTATTCATAGTGAACAGCATCCTTCAGCTCTTCCGGCGTCAAAGCGTCGAAAACACTTCCGGTACTCTGCATCTTCTTGAATACCTCCGCAGCGTTGTCCGCGAAGACCTCAGGCGGCATCAGGTAGCACAGGTCCTTTGCCGCTTCCAGCACGTCCATGCGCCTACGAATCGCGTCCATCGTATTGATGAACGGAATGGCAGCTCGCGGGTCCATCCACATGGGGACAGATGTAGGCAGGTTACACTCGAAGTACATATTTTTTCTCCTTTCTTGGGTAGGTGTTCTGTGCGGCCTAACGCCGCACAGAACCCTCCACGTATGCTTCAATGCTCCATTTATTCCGCAGTCTCTTGTTGACAGCGGTGATGGGGTCGGCATTCATGAAATCATCGCGCAGGCATCGAATCTGTGTGGCTTTGGAGCCATCACAGTATTCCATAGAGCCCGTGCGAATCATCTTTGTGATATGCCGCTTCATACCATTTGCCGTAAAAGACACAACAGAAGGGCGCTTACCGTCCTTGTGGAACAGCAGATATACGACTTTCACTGGCCGTCACCGTCCTCATCGTCCTCGTCGGCGTCATAGACGTCGTCGGAAAAGACCAACGTGGTATTGAAGTCAACGACTTCAGACACGCCATACGTGAAGCTCATCAGCTCGAAGCCGTGCCTCGTGCAGATTTCGTCGGGGACGTTGAGGAAATCGCCGTAGTTGAATTCTCCACAGTTGTGCTCGTACATATCCAAGCCGTCCTTCGTGTGGCAGAATTCGACAGCGGCGTCACGAATGGCCCTTTCGAGGTCGAAATCCTCGTAGGGGATGGAAAACACCATTGTGGTGATATCCACATTCAGCCCATCTCGGTCCACCGCGTTGATGACCTTCGTGACTCTCGTAATCATATCCGCGTAGTATCCATCACCATTTTCGTCATAGACAACATACAGCTCCTCGCCATTGTCAGTATCGTCGCAGAGATGTGCGTCACCATCTACATCAACAGTGAAAGACATCTCGCGCTTATCGGGAAGACGGTGGCAAACCTTGTCACCGCCCCTCAGCTCGCGGAACGGAACGTAAAGCATAACACCATCGCGCTCGACGCGGACGGGGGTGTCCCCGTTCCCGAAAGTTTCAAAAACTGAAGCCATATTCATTTTTCTCCTTTCTTTACTTGGTGGTGGGCACAGGCTTAAAATCCACAGGCTTAAACAGCCTTGCAACCTCGTCAATCTCATCAGGGAGTCTTTTGGTGACGCGATTCAGTCCGTTATAAGCACCGAGGGAACCCTCAGGATAGGTGGTATCCACCTCGCCAGTCTCATAGCGAAGATACGTCGCAATGAGTCCGTCCTCAATGGAATCGAACTCCGGCTCGACCATGAGTGTCTCCGCTTCAGAGAAATCGTACAATCGGAAACTCTCGTCGTCGAAGGGACTATGAAGGGTGATAAACACTTTAGCACCGAGCCCGCAAGGGCCGATGATATAAGGCTTTTTGCCCTTCATAGTGGCGATGCTTTCCACCATGGGAACGACAACCTCATCATACCAGAACGGCATTTTGATGTTGTCTGCTTCCTTTTTTCTGCCCTCAGCGAGAAACTGCTTACGTTCGGCATCAGCCGCCGCGTACTTCTCGTCAAAAGCAGCGGTATATTCGCTCACTTTCATGTGTTACTCCTTTCTTATGCAATACAGACAGCACGGTCATCCCAGTATTCGTCCGCACCGATTTTACGTCCGTCGCCGCCAAAGAAAGCGACCCGCTGAGGCTCTGCCTCGTTGACGTAATCGAAACTGAGGCCTACTTCCGCGCAGGCGCGGAGAGCATCCTCAAGATGCTCTCCGTGCCGGCAGGTCCACAGAATGAGGACAGTACCCTTAGCCTGTTCTGCCTTGGCGCGGTTGATAACGTCCCACTTCGGCTCGACGATGTGAGGGAAGTCCGTGACGAACAACGTACCATCAAAATCAACGGCGATGCAGCGGGGGTAGGGGGGAGTGGCTTCTACCTGAGCCACGGTATTTGTGGTCAGGTCAAACGCCATATGCTACCTCCTCCGTTGCTGCCGCTGCGTTCCATGGTGCCTCTCGTGCAGGGGCGAGTAATCTTACCGTCGGGCCATCGAACGGTGGCGCAGCGGCTTATACGCCCACAGGCGGCACAGTATCGAGTACCGATACGGGACACGATACCCTGCTGCTTACCGTCTCTGCTCAGGAGGAAATCGCCGACCTCGATGTCGGGCATGGTCTTGATGTTACTCATCGCTTGCTTCCTCCTCGTTCTCGTCGAAAATCTTGTCATATGCCGCGCTGACGCAGCAGGTGACGCAGTCGTCGTCCGTGCAGTTCTCCTCATTTATCTGCTGGCGGCAGAACTTGGAGAAAAGGCACTTGAAGGTGGAAGTCTCATCGGGAGTGAAACGATTGGGATTCTCAGGATTCTTACTCATGTTTTTCTCCTTTCTCTTTTTCAGAATGTCTGGTTGGGAATATAGCTCTGCCGTCCCCACTCGACCGTGCCGCCGATGTCATAGCGACTCCATTCCTTATCCATGTGAAGGATTTTTGCCACCTGCTCTTCCAGATTCGTGATGGTCGTCTGAGAGGCACCGGCTTCCTTGGCATAGAAGGGGATGTCGGACATGGACAGATACACGTCGTGCATGGGGACGAAAGGCATACCCGCAGTCAGTCTGGCGAGGTCTTTACGAGCTTCGTCAGCGTACTTCTTGGGCAGTCCCAGCTTGTTGGAAAGACCAATGAGCACATTCTCAGGGTGCTCAATCTGCACGCTGGTCAGCTTGTCCAGAGCCTCGGTCATGTCCGTGAACTGTGCATACAGTCCGTCCAGCGCCTCCTCAAAGGCGGGGACGCCGTCCTTGCCACTGCTGTTTCTGGTATGCTTGACAGCGATACCGTCAGTGAAGCGGACACAGTTTCCGGCGGGTTTCTGGAAGTAGGGAACAGCAGTAGCGCAGCTATTGCCGGTATCAGAGGAGAAGAACTTGACCACAGGCATCATGTTCATGGAATGAACAGAAGTGATACCATGTGCATCCAGTGCATCTTCATAGATAGTCAGCATCTCGTCCTGCTTGTCAGGCAGAGCCCACATACAGGCCGTTGCGCTGTGGCTGTTCTCGCCGCCGAGGAACTCCACCTTGCCGAACCGGTCGTTCAGCTTCCGAGTGGTCGCCGACAGCAGCTCGGAAATCGGCATGACGCGATAGCCGCCGCCGTTGTCAGAATGCAGTGCCGCAATACGGCCATAACGCTCCAGCAGGAGGGTCAGACTCTTATCCGGCGCCGCACGCAGACCATTGTTCAGCACTTCTGCGGAGCAGTAGGGTGTCATGCGGGAGAACGCAGACCCGAACAGTTTCGCAGTGTTGTGCAGGGAACTGATGGCGGTGTCACGCAGCACCCATGCGTTGGGTTCATTGGTCATGATGAAGTGAGAGCCGACAGCAGGGTCTGCGGCTTCCATCGCTGCGTCCAGAGACACCTTGCGGGTCAGCATGGGGTCGTCAGCGATTTTCTGTACCACGATGGGGACCTCGATGGGCTCCAGCGGCAGCACATGGATTTTCTTGGAGGGGACACCCGGCAGCCAACGGCTGTTCTGTTCCATCTCCTGAACTTCCTGCAGCAGTTCAGTCTCGCTGTCAGTGACAAAACGATAGTTGTCCTGCTCTCTGTTGATGGCTTTTTCCATGATTTTTCTCCTTTCTTGAGCTGCCCTCCGCTTTGAAACGGTCGGGAATCTTATGCTCATAACGAAAATAAGAGGTGACTTATATATACAAAAAGACAGCTATCCCGTTGTTGGGATAACTGTCTTTTAATACGTGTGGTGACTTGAAAACGGAGATAATCTCCTTTATAAAAATAGCTTCGTAATTATAATTCTATACTACCACAGTTTGATATTTTGTCAATTCCTTTTGGCGCGAAAAAAAGAAGCCCCCGAAGGAGCTTCTTTCCTGTTCATTCAACTTTAGCCGACCATGTCCAAATCCAACACCTGCTCATATGAGTCTGCGCCGGCGATAGAGCCGATAGGCAGTACCACATGGAGTTTTCCAGCGCCATCAGCATATGTGCGGACATCCATGTTGATGTTCTCATCGGACAGCGTCCAATCGCGGCGCTCCGTCAGGAACTCATCCATATCGCCGCCCGCAATCGCTCCGTACTGGGTATCAAATTTATCTGCTGCGGCTCGGCGTACCGCCTCCAAGAAAGCCTGCTCGTCCACATTTAGCGTCTTCAGCAAGTCTTCAGTGGTGAGTTGCTGCCCGCTGGCAATATCATACAAATAGACATTATAGCTATCCATATCGGCATCCCAGCCGCAGGAAACTACCAGAGACAGGATATTTTCATACTGATAAGTTTCCCATGCAACGTAAAGGCAGGACAGGCTTACCTTCTCGGAAACACTCTCCTTTACGCCGTCTACGATGGGCCCGTATGTGTCGGCGATAGCCTTATTGATGGCTTCTGCGCCTTGCGTATCAGCTTCAATCTGGGGTACACGGTAGGTATAGTGTCCGCCGTTGCCTACGCCATCGGTGTAGTCAAAGTCTTCGTCATACAGTGTTGTGATTTGAGGAGCCTCAACAGGTGTTAAATCCCGCCCGTTATTCTGTGTGTCGTTTTCTGTCGGATTTGCTGTAGTGCCGCAAGCGGCCAGTGTGAAAAACATTGCTGCGGCCAGCAGCATGGTCAAAAACTTCTTCATAACAAGTTCCTCCTTCTCGCGGGAACGCCCGCGTATGTCGTATGGGTTCAGACGCGGTAGATGGCGAGTCCTTGCGCCTGAGCGTACTGCAGGGTATACGCCGCACCTCCGGCATTGTGGGTGCAGTGGGCGACGCATACGCTGGAGCAATCCACCAAGTGCCGGTCTCGCGCCAGATATGCTTCCTTGGATGGAGTAGGGGATATGCACACCTTCTTATCGTACTGGTCGTATAGCTTCGCATACGTCTTCCGTTGCTCATCCGTCCAGCGGGCGTCGAAGCCTTCGAACGGGTACACCAGAATGACTCGGATATGTGGGTACGAGGTCTCTTTAAGACGAAACAGTATCTCTGCAGCGATGGTGTCGTACCCAATGGCACCACCTACACCGAAAAATCGGATGCCTTGGCGGGTGATAAGTTCTCTGAGTTGGATTTCCGTGCGGCCAAATACAGAGTCCCGAAGGTCTGGGCGGATAATTCTATGTCCTGTAAGACAACACGTTTGTCGTCGCACATCGTCCCACATACACAACTTACCCCCATGTCAGCATATATCATCGTATTATACTGCACATTTTTGTATAAGTCCATATTAAATCCATGGAGGATATTCCAACTTTTGTGTGGGCAGCTTCGCTCATATACCAAACTCTGGTATTCTCGTCCACCACTCATAATAAGCTGCGAAAATGCGTCCGGGTCAGATTGTGAACGCATGAGTTCACAATCTCAATATTCGGAAAGCACAGATTCCTCGCAAACTGGGAATCATTTTTTCCAATGCCATCTCAATCTTGACTCCTCCCACCCCTCACGGAGTGGGCTTGCGGCGGAGGTTTTTGTCAACTGCTACGTGGGACTCAACATATACCCCACACAAAACTTTGAAGGATACGAGGGCTGCTCTAAAGTTTTCTGTGGGATAGGCGATGTTTAACACAAAAGAACAATTTTATAGGCACAAAAACAGGAGAAGCCGAAGCCTCTCCTGTTTTTCCTTAGATAACACCGCCGTCAGAAGTGATGATACAATAGCAGCCATCCTTACTATAGCTGCCGCAATACTCGTTGCCGGCCTCATCAATCCAAACGGGATACTTTCGATTGTCGTCCATACCGTAATGGACATCAGGCAGCCTTCTCAGCTTGCCAACGACAGTGAAACCAACGCTTTTCGCGTATTCCCTGACAGTCATAGTTACAGCCCCTTTATAGTCTGATTTTCTCTTGAACTTATTATAGCCCATGGTTCCTTTGAGCGCAAGGTGGTTTTACCTTGACCACGCCGCTTTTCCAGCACACTTATTTTTCGAAAAGCAGGAGGAGCTTCCGCCCCTCCTGTTGTGTTGAAAAATTAGTCTCGAAGGAAGTATGCGCTTCGGTCTGCCTCCTGCGAGGAAGGCTCTTCGCCTCGCACATAGACGGGGTAAAGCCTCCATCCGTTGTCCGCATAGGCATCGGGAACGATGACGCGCTCGGCGTCGAGGACTTCCACTTCCGCTGCGTCCAAGGTCTCGCAGGGGGTGATAGAGACAACTTCATGCTTGAGCAGGTCAACGACACACTCGGAGGAGCATTCGGTGCGCCCGCCATCCCAAATAGACACATATCGCGCAGCCACAAAGTTGTCATTGGATGCTGCGAACCGGTCCATATTGCTATCAATGAACTTCTGGGCGAAGAATGCGAGGCACGCGGCGTACTGTGCGGCCTTCATGCATCCGCTCATGCTGTCATCCATCGTTCTGACGGAATAGATTTCCATACGCTCCCGCGTACCGACCTTCTGAGACGGCATCCATCGCCCATCCAAAACGATGTCAGCGTAGTACCCTTCATTGCTGCCATGAACGCAGTCAACATGGATGTCGAAGTTGGAATAGACCAACTCTTCATCCGCTGCGGTGGTACGGATGCTGGAAGCATTCCGCTCAAACTGATTCAGCAGATTGAGAACCTCGTCATCAGCTCGCGCAACGCTCTTCATCATCTCCTTAGCACCGAAGATGATTTCCTTGACGGTCAGGGGCTTGTGTTCGTTCTTTTTTCTCATGTTTTCTCCTTTCTTGATAAACAGGACAGGGGAGAGGGCTGAGACCCAGCCCTCATCTCCACACCATATCACATTTGTTGTCAGCGCAGTCCTGCAGGATGGCTTTGAAATCTCGGAACTTGGCGCAATCCGGACGGCCAATGTAGCCGTACAGAACGTTGTCGTCGTAATCTCCGATGACTTTCAGCAGCTCCTTGCAGGCACCATAACGGATAAGGCCCTCACAGTCCGGCTGAAGCAGGAAGTCTACGACCTTGAAGCTGACCTTTTTCTCGGCGAGAAGCCGTTCGGTCTCAGCATCGAAGGCATTATAGGCCTGCCTGCGTTCCTCATCGCTCATGGAAAAAGCCTTCCGGAAGATGTCTTCCAGCTTGCGGTAGTGGGATGCCCAAGGGTCGCCGACAAGGTCTGAGACCTTGTTACGGAGATTGAAAAAACCTCCGCCGCCAAGGTCGATAGACCGACCGGTCTTTCGGCAGCTTATCGTGACGCCCATGGCTCAGTCCTCCTTCTCAGGCACCGTCTCCAGCGCCAGCTTCGAGGGACGATTTTCCCAGTAAGCGGAGCGTTCCGCTACGGCCATGTCGATGAGCCAGAACTCGTTCGGCTTTTCGGCATACGGCGTAGTGAAGCCCTCCTCCAGCATGATGTCGATGGACCACGGGCCGCTGAGACCCTGCACATCCTTCATATGCTCGGCCACCAACGCTTCCACCTCGCCGCGATACTTCTCGAACTTCTCCTGCATCTCATCCTTCATCGCATCGAACACGATACGGTCGGTGCGGTCATAAAGGTGAGGATAGCAGTAATCATAGTCCCAGTAGTTCGCAGTGAAGATGACCTCGCGGGTATCGAAGTCATAGAACACGCGGAACTCAGTGCGGAAGGGAAGTCCGCCGTAGATGCACGGAACCATGTTGCTCATATGTCGAATCCTGTCGCGGAACACGAACTCCGTGTCGCCGTAGGGACCCCACATCTTATGCTCATACTCACTGTACTGGATGCCGATAATAGCATCGGTCAGTGCATTGGGAGTAGGAGCCGGCATACAGGTACGCGCATCGAACTTGTTGGAGTACAGGCTGTTCTTTACGAACAGCAGATGTCCCTTCAGCGGAGAAGCGTTGAGAGTGGGGATGACAACATCATCGACCCACTTCTTGATGGCGGGATAGTCTTCCGGACGCTCCATATAGAAGTGTCTGTAGAAAGTCTTCTGACCTTCCTCATCCAGTTCTTTCGGCACCTTGATGATAACAGTCTCCGGCACGCGAATGCCACAGTCTTTTACCAGCGGCCACCAGAAAGAGAAGGCGTCCTGCTCCTCACGTTGGCTAAAAGCGCAGCTCTCGTAGCCGTTTTTGGCGTACTTATCGAGCCTTTTTGCGTCGAACAGCTTTTCTGCCATATTTGTATTCTCCTTTCTGCATTTTACACTACGTAAGCACTCACATCAACGCCGATGAGCCGACCAACTGCCAGAGCTGCGTCTTTGAAAGTTTGGTACTCTTCCGATGTGTCATACTCTGTAGCAGAGGTCTCGAAAACCGTCTCGGCCAAAATCGCGTTGAAGTCGGGGCTGTTGATAATCTCCGCGTCCCAGTCGTACAGCTCGCACAGCAAGTCGCGCTCGTGCCCGTCTAAGTCGTTGTCGAGATAGACAAAACCGTGGGCGACGCGGAACAGGCCGGCGCCGTATTGGTTTACCTGTGCCAGCTCAAAGACGTTGTGACCGTGTTCCGGCGCCTCGCGGCGGAACTGGACGCAATCGGGGTCCGTACAGACCCAGTTCTTCTTACCAGCCACCATTACTCGTCACCGCCCTTCTCGACGCCGCGAACGTGATAGTCCCGCATGACCTTCACCAGTTCTTGCAGCTTCGTCTTGACGGCTTCGCGGGCCTCGTCGGGCATACCACGATAATTCTCGGTCTCCTTAACATCGCTCAGGAGAGCGTCCACGCGATTCCCGAAGGTCTCGATGGGGTTGTAGGGAATCAACAGGATGCCCTCAGCGATGGGGATGATTTCAAAGGGGGAGCCCTCCTCACACCCCATGAGCTTGCGAATCTCGCGGGGGACGACGATGCGGCCAAGGTCATCGAAGCGCCGGACGGAACCGGTGCGGGTGGCCTCCTGTGCCTGAACTTTGATGCGTTTTTCCATAGAAATTCTCCTTTCTTTTACTCAGCAGCGTCCTTGATGAAATTGGCCTTCAGCCAATCCAGCCAGCAGGAAATATCCGCACAGACATCCAGCACGTTGTCGTCTTCAGCAACCTCAGAGGCCGTACGCCAACTGCCATCAGGCTTTTTGACAAATGCCTCAATCCAGTTGTTGTTTTCGTACGCGATGTCGCCATCCTGCACAGCCTCCATGAGTTCATCATCACTCTTGAAGGTAGTACGCAAGGTATCGGAAGCGTGGGTATCCATAGCACCGGAGTTTGACCTGTTGGTATAGGAGAAATCATTGCCCTTGACCTCGCCGGCGATGCAGACATCTCCCTGTACCTCGAAGGAGACCTCATAGCCGTTGTACTGGAAACCACCGATGTAGCCTCCGTACCACGTGCAATCGAGGTGGTCATCATCAATGAAAGCCTCAGGTTTGGTCAGTAGCGTAACGCCGAGGCGTTTTGCCTCAGCTTCCATCTTTTTGAACTTTTGCTCAATGACAGCTCTTTTTGCGCTCATAACTTTTCTCCTTTCAGTTTTCTTCCTTGTCCTCATCGGACTCATGGTAGCGTTCGACAACATACTCCTTGGTGTAGTCTTCGTTCTCCGCCTCAGTCCACACACGCACGGTCATGGAGTCCTTGGCGACAAAATCAGCGTCGCTGTTCTTGTCCTCATTACGCTCGTAGGTCTGGCCGATGTAGGCCAAATCCTGTGGGTTGGACCCATCCTTATCCTGCACGCTTACAAACACCTCCGTGTGGAGTCCCTTTTCGCAGGGGTCAATCGCTTCCACAGAGATAGTCCCGTTGCCGACATCGGCAATAAGGCTTACCGCAGTGCGATGGTTGGATTCCACACGGATGGGGTCGTAGATGGCAGTGCCATCCGCGATAGCCTGCTCAATCATCTGGATACCAGCCACCCAACTCAGGTAGCGGCAGCCAAACGTCTTGCCGGCATCCATGATAGCCGCGATGACTTCGGAATCGCTGAACATCCCTTCCATCATGTCATAGTTGGACATGATGTAGTTGCGCCAGTCATCGCAGAAACGATGGCCTTCCGTCGCTTTCAGCAGGTCTTTGAAGTCGTCCTTATAGTCCTTAGACACGTACTCACGGTAGTGCTTGATTTCTTCCTTGGCTTCCACCGAGGAGAACTCATACACATCGTTTTCCCTGAATGCGCCCAGCTTCTCCTCAAGATACTCAAGGGAGATGGGCTTGAACTTATTGGGCCGGCCACATCCCACAGGTGCGTTCTTGTAGGGCTTCTCGGTGGTCCACGTTTGCCACGTGCAGTTAAAGATGGCATCGCCGAGGTCGCCGGTGATGAAGACGTGGTTTTTGTAGAACGTATACTGGACAGCATAGGCGTTTGTGTTATCTCGCTTCCAGTCCACAACAACGATGTCTCCACGGTTGTGGATGTGGGCGCGGTGCTTGGCGAACTGCGTGTCCTTGATACGCTGCATACGCTCCTGTACCTTCTTGTAATCCATGTTTTTCTCCTTTCTCCCTGCCTATGATAAGGACTTATGGGAACACAAATGTATGAAAATATATAAAAAAGACAGCTATCCCCGAAACGGGATAACTGTCTGAATTTACGTATGGTGACTTGGAAAACGGAGATAATCTCCTTTATAAAAATAGCTTCGTAATTATAATTCTATACTACCACAGTTTGATATTTTGTCAATCATTTCAAACTAAAAAGAAAAAGCTCCCAAAGGGGAGCTTTTTCAAAGATATTGGTTCAGGCCGACAAATCCTCAACAGCGGGGCAGCCATCCCGACGGAGGTGCTCCGACACATCACTGGAGATGCGCTTCAGCTCCTCGTTGACCAAATGCCAAATCCTGTGCTTGAAGCCGCGAGACGCGACCCAGCTCAGAAGGCCGGCGATGGAGAACAGGATACATCTGATGGCGAGACTGGTGGTGGACATGGTATCCGACATCGTTGCGGCGCCAATGGTGCCGAAGACAGCGATGACGCACAGAACCATCAGTGCCAGACTGACAGCGTACAGGGCCTTGAACTTCTTATTTTCAGCAATTCTGCGATTCATTATATTTTCTCCTTTCACCGTGCATTTTCTAATTCGAAGTGCCGATAAGCTCCTGTTCCTCAGTGGTAAGCAACCTATCGTATGTGGTATCGTCGATGCCGAAAGACCACCCAGAAGACGAAATGCTATCGCTTTCCAGACCCAACGCATCTTCAATGACATTGAGGAAATCATCCATCTTGTCTTCCAGTTCATCGTACTCCGTTTCGATAGGAAGCATTGTAGCCACGAAAATGCTTGCGCTCTTGTCGGGATAAACTTCCACCAAAAGGCGAAGGTCATCACGTTCCACGAACACCGACTTTTCGCCGAGCACCGGCGCTTCGGGATTATCTGCCGGAGCATCGAAGACGCTGAAATTGGACTTTTCTGCCAATTCTTCAATGGGCTTGGGCAACTCGTAGTAGTTTCCATTCGCTACAAAGCGGCACATTCCAGAGAAGGTGGCACAATCCCACGTCTCATCATTAGCGAGCTTTTTGATATACTCCATATGTTTTTCTCCTTTCATATTTTGACTCTTTTTGTCACCCACGATTGACCTTGATAGCCTCAACGACAGCGTCGTATGGCAGTCTGCATATCTTACCGGCATATTCACCGGTCTCGTCGATACATTCGGCACGGAACGGATACTTGCGCGCTTTCTTGATGAAGCCGACCAGTCGAAAATCGTGGTTTTGCGTTTTTCCTTTCAGAGAAAACACTTCACGATAAACAACGTCGATACCACTGGCGTCGAGCTTCGGCTGAATGAAGCGTTTGTTCCGATAGAACTCGGCTTCCTCTGCATGGCTCTTTTCGATAGCCAGCTCGGACTTGTCCTCGTACTCCATCTCATAGAGCGCTTGTTCCAAGTCCTGCCGTTTTATCCAACACCTATGTTTCATGGCGCGGTAGCCCTCAGTGCGGAGCAGGTCGATGTGGTTTTCTCCGTCAGAAATGTTTTGGCTGACAGAAGGACCGAGGATTTTGTAGGTGTACTTCCCATACGGAAATTCCTTGCCATAATCGTCGGGCCGCAGCTCACGCTTCTCAGACTTCTTGGATGACCTTGCTCTGGCTCTGCAGAAGGCATCCCACATGATTTTCTCAGTGGGCTCCGGCGAGCTGTAGTAGGGCGTCTTGAAGAAGCAGACTTCAAATGGGAAGACATGAACGGAGCAGACTTGGTTTGCGTTGGTCGCTGCGTGCAGTACCTTGTCCGCACTGGGCCATGAAGTGTTGCAGGCAACGAAAGAACGGGACTCGTACCGTTTGGCAACATCCTCCGCAATGTGTTCCAAATCCGCTTTTGCCTCATCGCGCTCGGCGTTTGTACGGTATATCGAATCGCGGTTTGCGACGATACGGACCGACACGCACGTAATGGTCTCCGTCTGACGAACATAGCCAAGAGAGCTTCTGGAGACATCGAACCGGTTCAAACCGAGAGGGTCTTCCTCACAGTAGGGATGAATCCCTTCGCTCAGAACACTTTGGATTGCATCCAGCAGGTCCGTCAGTAGATGTTCCTTATTCGCCGGAGTCACATTGGCAGAAGTGTCGTAGAAATATGGCGCAGCCATCACGACACCTCCGAAAGAGCGTGCATTTCATCGTAGAACTCGTCCATATGGAAGACATCGCCAATGGTGTGCTGGCTCTGGTGAGCATAGGAGCAGTCACAGGTATCCAGAAGGTTGCCATCCACCGTAAGGCAGATGTTACCCTCATTTACCATCACACTGCCATCCGGCCACTTCTCGACAGCGATACGCTCGTTGCCAAGTTCACGTTTCGGATAGTCCGTCTCGAACAGGTCTTCTGCACGTCCCTCGTTTATGAGGTTGACTCTGTCCCAATCAGTGCGCTTGTCCTCTTCACGGAAGTAGGAGAGACCCTTCAGCAGCATGATATTCTCGTTGGGAATATCCTCATGGAATTGGTCGATGGCGCGGCAGTTGAGAGACGGTTCGCCTCCGGTAAATGTCACGACACCGATGCCGTCCACGTGGCGCAGCAGGGCGTCCATGACCTCGTAGGAGATGTCCTTGTTCTCCGCCTCGCCTCGCAGACAGTGAGCGCAGTGCATATTGCACCGACGAGTGACTTCAACCGCAAGTGAGTCGAAAAAAACATAATTGCCAGTTTTCATAGCAGTTCTCCTTTCATGTATTTCAATAAAAAAAGGAGAGAGCCTCATAGACTCTCTCCTTTCAAAATGGGGGACTTAGTCGGCCTGACAATCGCAGGAAATAAGCTGACCACCGCACTTGGGGCAGCGTTCGCAGTCGCAGCCGGGGTGGTGATACCCACCAACCATGGCGCCGCAATCGCCGCAGCGAAAGTTCGGGTCGTTCAGTCCTTCACAGCCGAAGTAAAAGTCGCCCGGTGCGCCGACCTTTATCGGGTCAGCACGGGAACCATCTACGAATCGGATGGTGATTTTGCGACAGCCTTTGGCCTTCAGCATTTCACGACCGCAAAAAGCGCATTTTGCCATAGCTCATTCAACCACCTTTCCGTTGTACTCGACCTCCACAACAACGATTTTCCACGAGTGGGAAACGTTGTCGTGCAAAGCCCACGCTTCCAAACTGCCGATGTCGTAGTTCGTACCGCACGGCTCGGCGGGGAGCTTTTCCCAGCCGAACAGCTTCTTCAGCTCTTCGTCCATGACGTTCTGAGCTGCGAGGTAGTTGTCGAACTTCTCGACGGCAATTTTGGAGTGGTACATCTGGGGGTGAGCAGCGCCATTGGCATGGAGCGGGCAGGTGGAATGAATCAGGATGGCAGGGAAGGCCTTTTCCTTGGGGCCGGCCTTCTCCTCGGCAGCCTTATTCTGTACTTCCAGCGCAGCAGCCACGCGCCCAACGTTCTTTACGAGGGAAGGGAAATCGCTCATAAAAAACTTGCGTCCCATGATAGTCTCATGCAATTCAGGCATATTTTGAATCTCCTTTCTTTTTCTTTACGGAACCAGCCGGATATAGCTGATGATGTCCTTGGCAGGGATACCGGATGGACACTCGGACTTGGGAATGAGAATATAGCCTCCGTGGGAGCTATGTTCCACGGAGTCTACACACTCCCTATATCGGCCCTTGTAGCGGAATTTGACCGCATAGACATAGCCTAAGGTCTCCGTGTCCACGACGTAGTCCAGCACCTTCTGAATCAGTCGCGCATCGTTGCGAACAGCATAGACACCGGCACCGTCGTCCTCGCCTACGGCCATGTCGCCGAAGGCAGAGGGTCGGATACCAGTTTCCAGAATGGAGCCGAGTCGGTCTTCCGTGGTCACATGGACGAGTTCAACCTCCTCACAGAGCATCACGTATTTCACTTGGCATCCTCCTCGCAACCGCCGCAAAAGAAGTCCTCATCCGCGAAGCTGATGCCTTCGAAAGCGTGGAACACGATTTCGTTGGGAATCTGGTCGTAGAAAGCGATGCTGGCGACAGAGTCGCGCTCCTCATCAGAGAGGCGCTGGAACTCATCGCACTCGCTGTCGTAGAACAGCTTCTGCTTCAGCACGGACAGCATATCCGGCGTGAGCTGATAGACGCTGCGGTAGCCTTCTCCGCCTCGCAGAGAGTTGGCGACCTCCACCAACGGGCAGTGGTTACAGAGCATCCGATTGGCGCCTTCATCCTTGTCCATCTGCCCGCAGGCGCGGCCATAGTAACCGCAGATGTTGGGCGACAGGTCAGGGGACTTGCTGTTCAGAGAGCACTTCTCGTACTCTTTCTGGACCGCATCAGTAATGATGGGAAAAACGTGACAACCCTTCTCAGACATAAAATTTTCTCCTTTCTTTTTGCTGTCAGCGGCTCCGAACGAGTTCCGACAAGCTGATGATAGCTTTCCGAAGCTCGTCCGTCCCCGGAACAGACCAGAGGCAGACGGCATAATAGACATTTTCCATGTCGTTGAGAGCTGCCTTCAGTTCGTTGGACTCACCGGAAGCCATGGCAGCACGATAGTGCGCCATGGCGTTCTCGATGAGCTTCTGCCTTTCACAATTACTCATGGGCAGCCTCCTTAGTCCCATCGTTCAGCTCGGCGGGGAGGAAGTCCATGCAGCAGCTTTCGCCGTACACAGCATCCTCCGTGTCGCGGTTGGGCATACGGTTGACCAAACTCGGCAGCATACACTTGCAGTTACCGTCGTGGTACACGCAGTCGGCGCCGCCGCAGATGACAGGCTCAGTGATGACGGGCTCCTGTGCGGGAATGACGACGGGTACGACGCTCTTCGCCTCGCACTCCAGCCATTCCTCATAGCAGGGCCACATCTCACCGCCGAAGCCACGGTCCTTCTCCCACACGTCCAGAAGCTCCTGCATACTGCCGGCATCACCGCAGTCCTCAGAATAGGCATCCAGCTCGCAGAGAAGCTCCTGCAGCGTGTGCTTGTGGTCCAGCATCCACTGGAGCTTGAAGCGCTCGTAAGCGCGGAAAGACTCCGGCGTATGAGGCTCCACAGGCTTGGAAGCAGGAACGGCAGGGGAGAGGGACTCGCCCGCAGTCCGCAGGGCTTCGTCCAGCTTCGCCTGAGCGTTGCTCAACAACGCCTGATTCTCGACATCGAGAACCCCATTTTCCAGCTCATCCGTGATGATGTGGTGCAGGGCAGCGATTTCAGCAGCGGACATGATAGCAACGACGTACTTACTCATTGCCCATCACCTCCTCAGCCGCATAGCCATACTCGAACTCCCGGCTCTTCTTCCGGAGCTCGTTGTAGAGGCAGGAAGGCATAGGGGGCATACCCTTGAAGAAGGTAACGCCAGTCTGCCAATTATCCTGTGCAACACACTCCTCAGCCTTCTCCTTGCTGGCGAAGGTGTTGTAGCCGCCCAGCTCGATTCCGACACAGCCCTCAACAGGCTTCACAGAATCGCTGCTGCCCTTGACGGGGATGTTGGCGTAACCATCGCCAGACCACATGACACGATGCTCGACAAAGCTCTCCGTAAACAGCACGGAAGTGACCTTGACGGGATACACGGCAATGGTTGATGCGCGGTAGAACTTGCCACGGGTGTTTCTGCGGACCTCGTTCCAAATGGCATAGACGGTGTCGCCAATGCCGACAGGAACTCCATCCGCAGTCAGAGGGATAGGCAGTCTGTTTTCGATACTCATGCTTTTTCTCCTTTCTTCCCAGCCTGTTATAAGGACTTACGGGAACACAAATGTATGTAAATATATAAAAAAAGACAGCCATCCCAGAGTTGGGATAACTGTCTTGATTCTTTATGGTGACTTGAAAACGGAGATAATCTCCTTTATAAAAATAGCTTCGTAATTATAA